CCGGACCAGTTGGTTCTCCGTGGTAACGGACCCGTGCACGCAGACGTTGACCACGATCCCGCCGCCGCTCGGCCCAGAACTTGCAGCGAGCGGGGGTGCTGCGGAACCGCCAGCGACAGTCAGCCCCACGCCCAGCGAGCCGACCCCGGTCGCCCCGATGGATTGGGTGAAGTTGTCCAAGTAGCCGGTGACGTGCTTCCCGCCCGCCTGCAGTCCCGCGAGCAGGCCCTGCATGATGGCGTTGCCGTGGGGGGTCAACAGTTGCCGGTCTACCTCTATCGGGCCCTTGTGGCTGGAGATCCAGTTCCCGATGCCGCCGATGAACCCGGTGACAGCGTTCCACGCGTCCTTGAGTCCACCAAGCAAGCCGTTAAGGATGGCCTTGCCGGCATCCGCGAGCCACCGCCCAGCATCGGAAAAGAACCCTTTAACCTTGTCCGGTATGCCCTTGAAGAAGTTCAGGACCGCGTTCCACGCGTCTTCGGCTTTGGTTTTGATCCCGTCGCCGACACCCTTCCAAAAGTTCAGGAAGTCGTTCCACTCCTGCTTGAGGTTGGACACGATCTCGTGAACCTTCTCCTGGACCCACTTCTTGATGTTGTCCCACAGGTTCGAGAAAAACTTGCTGATATCCAGCCACACCATCACGTCCTTGTGAACGCCCTGGTCCCACTGATCTTTGACCCAGTTCCACAGGTTGTGCCAGCCGTCCTCGAACTTCTGTTTGATGTTCTTCCACAGGTTCGAGAAGAATTTACCGATGTCCTCCCAGATAGCGACATCCTTGCGGACGCCCTTCTCCCACTGGTCCTTGATCCAGTTCCAGATATGGTTCCAGCCGTCCTTGAAGAACCCCGAAATCTTGTTCCACACGTCCTTGAAGAACCCGGCGATGTCATCCCATATACCTTTGGCCCACTTGGTGAACGAGTGCCACGCGTTGCTCAGGAACGCGGACACCTGTTTCCAGTGGGTCACCAGCAGGTAGATTGCGACACCCAGGGCGATGATCCCCAGCACGATCCACGTGACCGGATTGGCCAGCAGCGCGATCGTGAACCCCCACGCCGCTGTCGCTGCGCTCCCCAAGGCCGGTATGACGGTCTCCACCAGCATGGCGGCCATCGCCTTGGCGCCGTTGACCATCGCGACACCCATCGCCTTGGCCAGGTCCGCGATCGCGACTGCCGCCGATTTGATGCCGGTCAGCACCTGGCCACCCATCGTGGCCGCGTTCGCCAGCCACGCCGCGGTCGCCTTGCCGGCCGCTACGACGGCCGCCAGCGATGCGGCGGCGTATTTGGAGGCGGTTTCCGCTGCCCACGTCGCCAGCGACGCCAAACCCTGGCCGACCAACTTCGCGTTCGACGCCAGCCATGCCGCCGACGACTTCGCCGCCTGTATGACAGCTGACGCGGCAACCGACACGTAATGCCCGACTGCGGCGGCAACCCAGGCGATCCCGTCCTTGGCCTCACCCGCCAGGATCACACCCTGCGCATACAGCCACCGCCCAGCGGTGGCCGCCGCTTCGGTCAGCGCCGACGCGGACACTGCCACGAACTGGCCAAGCTTGGTAGCGACCCACCACGCACCCTTGGCAATGTCCGCGACGAACGACACCGCGGTCTGCCCGATCGACCACATGATCTTCGCGGTGTACGCGATGATGGCGGTCACCAGGATGCCGCCGATGATGCCGGCCAGGATGGTCGCAACCAGGCCGTGCTTCGACAGCCACTGCGACGCTGACGCGACCACGCTGGCGACCTTCGTGACGACGGGCAACAGTTTCTGGCCGATCGTGATCCCCAGCGACTCTAGGCCGGCTTTCGCTTCGGACATTTTCTGGTTGGCGGTGCCCTGGATGTCGGCCCAGCCCTTGACGTTGCCTTGGGCATCGGCAGTCGATGTCGATACTTGCTGTACCGCCGAGTTCGTGTAATCCGCGTTCTGCCCGGTCAGCATCAACGCAACGTTCATGCCGGTCTGGTCACCCAGCGCGGCCTTCAATGCCTGCGAATAGGTTTGCATGACCGTGGCGGCCGACTTCTGTTCCTGCCCGATACCGTGGGTGGTCTTCGCCAGGGTTGCGAACGACGCCGCCTGCCCCTGAAGCTCCGGGGGTAGCGCGCCGGCTGCTTTCGTGTAGTCCTTCCACCCCATGGTGCCGTCCAGTGCCTGCCGGCCCAGTGCCTGCACCTGGGGGGACAGTTTCGACAGCGCTGTTTCCAGGTTCAGCACGACACTCGTGGCACCCGGGCCCATGTTCTTTTGGATCGCGTTGGCGATCTCCTGCACCGTGCCGGTCAAACCCTTACTCCCCAGGTCCCCGGACACCTGCTGCGCGGTCATCCCGAGCAGCGCCAACTCCTTGGCCTGCGGTGCGGTCACGGTTTGCAGGTGACCGATGGTGTGCGCCAGGTTCTGGGTAGCCTGGTCGGCGGACATGCCGTGCACGGTCATCGCCGCGAGGGCACCCAAAATGTCGCTGAGGCTGACTTTCGCGACCGACGCGGCGGGCAGCACCGAGTGCAGCGACGACGCCAAATCTTGGAACGTCATCTTGCCGGCCGACGTGGCGCCAATGAACTTGGACATCACGTCCGTGGCAGCCTTGGTGACCTCGCCGGCACCCTTCGCGTTGGGGTAGTAGTCCCGCATCGCACTGGACAGGGCGTCCGCGACGGTGGTGGCGTTGGCTCCTTCCGCTTTGGCGCCTTGTTCGGCTGCCTTGAGCACGCCCAGGCCTTCGGCACCGTGATAGCCCGCCGATTCGATCACGTAGATGTGTTTGGCGAGTTGTTCAGCGGACACGCCGACCTCGCCAGCCATGTCCAGCATGCCCTTGCGGACCATGCCGATGTTGGCTTGGATCTCACCGCCGGACGTCAACAGCCGGTTCGTGGATGTCTCGTAGTCGGCAGCCATTTTGACGACCGCGATTCCCACGATCCCGGCCGCGATCGCAGGGCCCTTCAGCACCCCGGTAACGGCCGAAAGCTTTGCGCCAACCCGGGATTGTGCGGCAGCCGCCTCGTCGACCTTGGTGCCGGTCGCGACCATCGTGTCGCCGTACGCCTTGGTAGAGGCGATCAAGCCTTCGTTCTCGGCAGAAATCTTGGTGGCCATGGCGGACCACTCGGTGGCGTTCGCCTGCGCGGTCATCGCGGTTTCGGCGCGCACCTGGGCCATCTCGGCGAGGACCCGGTCCCACGCAGCAACTTCTTCGCTGGTCGCGGTGGACACGGCAGCGGCTTCCGCCTCCGCGGCAGCACCTGCACCGGTGGTCGCGGCACCAGCGGCGGTGCCCTCAGCAGCGCCCGCGACAGCCGCACCACCGCCAGCCGTGCCGGCACTGGCCGCGCCAGCGGACTCGGCAACACCGGCCAGCTCGGCCCGCAACGCAGCAGCCGACTCAGCGGTCCGGGCCAACATCGCGTCGATCTCGCCGAACATGGCGTCGAGCGCGGCCACCATGGATTCGCCAGCGGTCGTGGACTCCTCGAACGAACGCAGCAGGGGCGCGTTCACGGCGCGCAAGGTCAAAAACAGATCCGCGAGCTCCGCTTCAGACGCCACGGGTTACCCCCCGACAGCGACGGTGGGGGGAGTGCTATTCGGGTGACCCCCCATTGACCGCTACCGGAGCGGGGGGGCAGAGTGAGGACTGGCTGGGAGTGAGGGGCTGAGCAGCATCAACCTTCGGCAACCATCCCCTCCGTGTTAGCAACGGAGGGGTTCGCGTCCGGAATCCGATGTGTCACCTGCCTCCGCCCAGCCGTCAAATCCAGGGCAGGGCGAACGCCCGCGTAAACGCCACTACAGCGGCGTGTGACCCAATGTGACCAGCGGGACGTAGCCACGGATAGGTGGCGCGGTTCTTCAAGCCGTGCTCCAGATACCCGCCGTACTTCGAACTGGGCGTGGTGCTGCGGCGCCCGCCGTAGGCCGGGAACATCCCGACCCGGGGTCCGACTCGGCACGACCAACCCAACCCGCGCGGCACGGGCAGGGAGAACGCCACGGAGTTGACCAGTGTTTTCGAGATGATCGCCGGCCCGGTCCCGGGATGGGCGGGGGTCGGGGTGCCGTACGGGTGGCTACCGGTCGAGGCGTTGACCTGTGCTTGGTGCGCAACCGCGGCGGCGGTGACAGTCAACGCGGCGGCCGTGCGGGCCTGCGCAAGCACGGCGGCACGAGCGAACACCGCGGCGATCGCACCGGGTACGAGCTCAGCGGGCATGCCGCGCCCTCCACTCCGCGCGCTCGGCGTGGTCCTGCTCAGCCTGACGCCGGGCCTGCAACAGGTCCCAGAACACTCGTCGCACATACAGGGGGCAGTCCCGGTACGCGGCCCAGGACCAGTGCATTTCGTGGCACAGCTCGAACGCCACCAGTTCGGGTGGTGCCGGCCCGGACCCCCACGTCCCGTCGTAGATCGAGTCCGCGACGATCAGGACGTTTTCGAAATACTCTGATCCGGGCTCGACTGAGGGTTGACGGCCTCGCTGATGACCTTGTTGATTTCGCGGATCACATCCATGGGGAGCCGGTCCACCAGTTCCGGCGTTGCGGGTAGCGGTAGTGGCTGCTGGTCGGTGGGCAGTCCGGTTTCCGGGTCGTACCCGAAGTCCGACGCGTCATACATTCGCCACCCGATGATGAGGCGGGCAATGATCTCGCGGGACCTCTGCGCCGCCAGCGCCTGATCCAGGGGGACACCGTCCGGGCCGGTCGGGAGGTCGTCGGGCACCAGGTCGGTAGGTGGCACTGTCTTGGGGTTCCGCAGCACGACGTGCAGGATCGGTTCGTCTTCGTCGGTGAGGTCGGGGAAACTCAAGGTCAAGATGCGGTTGCGGAAACCCGTCACGGGCGCCTCCTGGCACAGGCATTGGGGGATGCGCGGCGATTGACGCGTGTAGAACAAGGGCAGCCCGCAGCGCGGACACAGGACATGCCGAAGGTCCGGCAGCGGTGCTAGCCCGAACGCGCCAGCCAGGAACGGCCGGGCTGCCGGCCATCGCCGCCACACCCATCGGGCGGTAAGCGCGACAGCGGCAACGACAACCTGATCGATCAGCAGCCGCACCCACCACGTCACGGACGCCGCCTAATACGCAGCGCTGGTGTAGTTCGTGAGGGTCGCGGAGATCGCCCCACCGTCGGTGGCGTTGTAGATGCCCTGCAAGCTGAAGTCGGCCTGCACATAGGCGGGGGACAGGTCCCGCTTCCCCGTGGTCCACCCGCTCTGGCTCATCGTCAGGGTGAGAGTCGAGCCGCACCCGCCGGTCGACACGGGCTGCACCAGGGTCGCAACGGCCGGCTGCTGGGTGTTGTTGGTGTACAGGGCCAGTTCCGCGCTGGCCTCGAAAATGGTCTTGAGAGTCCCGTCCGCCTCGAGTGCGCCCGCGAACACCTCGCGGGGGGCCTGGATGCCGTCGCTGGACTGGATCGCCTCCACCGCGCGCTTGATCGTGTAGTCCAGGGTCAGGCCGCGGGTCGACGAGCCACCGGCATCGGTCATAGCCCACTGCCAGCCCAGCGCGGGTGCCAGCGTTGTCCACGTGGGCACCGCGCTTGAGGCGCTTACCCCGGGGAAGGACAGCAGCTTCGCGGACAGGGTGACTGCGGCCTTGGGGTCGATCTTGATGGCGAGGTCGCTGAACGCGGCGTAGGAGTACGACAGCCACGAGACGGTGTCCCACACCAGTAGCGAGTACGTGGGGCGGGCTGCCGCCGGGTTCTGCTTGAACGAATGCGACGACGTGGACGTAATGGTGCTGGTGGTGATGGTGTGCGCATATTTCAGGCCGCCGCTAGGGGTCGTGATCGGCAGCGCGTAGGGCCCGGCACCCGTGACAGTGCCGACCACCGCATATTCGGTGTTCAACCCGCCAGCGTCTTGCAGCATCACTGTCGACCCGGTCGGGACCGACGCCGTCGCTGAAATCGACGTGGCCCCCGCAGCACTGGATGCCGCGAACGTGGTGGAAACCCCGGCGGTCACCGTGTCCGGGCCGATGATGCCCCGCAGGACGTGCCCGGTGACGTCCGGGTAGGCCATCAGGTCAATGGACCAGGTCGCGTCCACCGGGCCCTGGTAGATACCCTGCAACACGGTGTCGTTGGCCCTGACCGACTCGTCTCGCAGCGGCACGTAGACATCCACGAACTCGGCTTTCGTGAACGGGATCCACATGTTCGGCACCAAGTAGGTGCCGGCGACAGCCTCGCGGGCGATGCCGAGTTTAGAGAGGCGAGACAGCTGCGTCACGAGGTCGCCTCCTCATCGGTGACGGTGGCGGACCGGGCGGGCTTGCGGGGCACGGACGGCGTTTCGGTGGCTGCCGGCGGGTCGGAGTCGATCGGCTCGAACCCGGCCATCAGGGTCGGGTGGTCCACTTCATGGCCCGGCGGCGCCAGATACGGCGGGTCGTCACCCACGATCAGCGGATAGGGCAAGGCGTTGCGCTGGCGCACCGGTAGCTCCCAAGGGCAGGCGTCACCGCCCGGCAACCCGGGGCGGATGGGTCAGATGACGACCTCGAAGTCGTCCGCGAAATAGGTCATGTCCGCACGCAACAGCCGTTGTGACACGGTCTGCTCGGGGTCGGTGAATTGCACATCGATATGCGAGGGGGTGGGGGCTTCCGCAACCGACAGGAAATACCCCCCGTGGGTATGGTCGTCCAACTTGCCGCGGACCCGCTCGATCACCAACTCGATGGCCGCGTCGAACGCGCGCTGCTCCGTCTCGGCAATCCCCACCGATGTGCTGGTCGAACCGATCCGCCACTCCAACCGCACATGAAACCCGTACCGCGGCTTCTTCCGTTGATTCGCCCACCGCTCATCGGCGATCGAGGTGCGCCGCAGATACAGGGCGGTGACGTTCTGGTTCGGGGTCCGCGGCCAATACCCCTGCACGATCTCGAACGGCCCACCCAGTGACGACAGCAGCGCCGGTAGACCGTCTCCGGACGTGCCCAGGAACGTGGCCTCCCGGTCCACGGCGTTCGCAGTCGTAGGCGGCGACAGCGGTGGCGTCACCGGTCACCTCCGGCGGCGTCGTTTCCACACCCGATGCGCCCGGACTCGGCGGTGCACCACGATCCGGTACCGGCGTTGGTGATGGTGCCGGGCATGAATGAACCCGCGGAGGTTCCGGCGGCGGTGCGCCGAGATCAGCGAGCGGCGCGCGGTGCGCCCGACCCGGGAAGGCCGCCGTGTCCGGTGGTGCACACCAGCGACCGGCCGGGCAGGGCCCCTCTTCTGGCCCTTGTGCGCCACGTTGAGAGCCCGCATCCGGGCGGACAGTTTCGCCCGCGCCGCCGGGGACATCGGCCGGTGATGAGTAGCGGGGTGCTTCGCGCGAGTAGCGGGATGCCGCCGTGTCATGGCTGCCGACAGCTTTGCGCGAGTGGCCGCACTCGGGTGGCGGCCTTTCATGCGGGCCGACAGCTTGGCGCGCGTCGCCGCAGACACCGCGTGATGTTTGCCGTGCAGCGCAGCCGATATGCGGGCGCGAGTAGCGGCCGAAAGATGCCGCCCACGGAGGGCTGCCGCGATCTTCGACTTGGTAGCCGCGGAAAGTCTGCGACCGCGGAGCTTGGCGCTGATCTTGCTCTTCGTGGCTGACGACAGTTTGCGGCCCCGCAATTTTGCCGAAATCTTGCTCTTGGTGGCCGCGCTGAGCGGGTGGCCCTTGTGGTGCGCCACGGGCCACCACCGGCCTCATCTCGGGTCGGCACCAGTCACAATCAGGTGATCTTCCGTTCGTAAGGGTTCAACCACGAGACAGCCCTGGCCTCCAGCGCGCCCGGGTCATGCCCGTGGGTCTGCTGCATCGGGTCCAGCTCGGTTGCGGCGATCGACGCGGCCATCCAGATGCACGCCCGGACCAGGTCGGCCGGCACCGCGACGGTGTACCCGCCGCTGTAGGTGACCCTGGCCAGGCTGCCGATGGGGATGAACTGGCCCAGGTTGAACCACACGTGCCCGCTGTCCGGTTCCGGCCCGATATATTGGGTGGTCGACATGTTCTGCGACCCGCCGTACGACCGGACGATGGTGATCGAGATGTTGCTGTAGGTCCAGTACTCGGTGAACTGCGGCGCGTACTGGTTGAGCCACATGTGCCGGACCAGGGTGGTGGCACCGAGCGCGGTCGCGTAGGACCGGCCCAGGGTGCCCGCCAAGTCCATCGGCAGGTTGCTGGCGTCGGTGTACTCGTCGGGGTCCATGCCTTCGCAGCGGTGTGTCTCGGTGACCGCAGTGAACGGGGCCAGCCGTCGGTCGGCTTCGGTCTCGCACCCGCGGGTGGCTTGCAGCATCAGGTTGGCGAGCGCGTCAGCGGTGTAGGAGCGCACCAGGTCGGCGAACGGCCCGGCTTGCATCCGGGCGGCGGTGGCGAGTGGTACGGGGTTGTCGACCACCGCCACCACCGCCCGGATTCACGCATCGGCGGGTCGGTTCACGCTTCGGTGATCTCGCGGTCTTTCGCACGGGCCCGACGCGTGCTAGGTGGCGGGGATTCGTCCACGTCGGTACGTTCCGGCTCACTGGCCGGGGGTTCGTCTGCGGCCGGTTCGACCACCGCGAACCCGCCGTCGGGGATCGCGACCAGGGCCCGTGCCTCGTCCTCGTCCACCTCGACGACCGCGCCGTCCGTGGCCCACACGTGGCCGAACGAGTCGGACCCGGCTTGGGTTTTGCTGACCTGCACCATGTGCGCCTCCTCGACGCTGAGGGGTTCTGGTGGTGCCCCGTGCGGCTCGGGACACCACCAGAAGACAACGGGATCAATCAGACGCCGACGGCAACACGGGCAATTCGGCCTGTGTACTTAGGCGCTCGCAACGCGAGCGTGGTATCGGTGACCAGCGCATACGGCAGAGTGTCCGGTGACGAGGTCGTCGGGTACACGTCCAGCGGCTGCACTTCGCGCACGTAGGGCCGGATCAGGAAATTCCGGTCCCTGCTCATCAGGTACAGGTTCTCCAACCCCACCGCGGGCGGGTACAGGCCGGTGTTGGTGCCCACGTAGGACGCCGGGCCGGATGCCGGCACAGTCGAACCGTTCTGCGGCACCAGCGCGGTACCGGTGTCGATGATCGACGTGGTGAGGATCGGGGTGACCCCGTCCGCCGACAGGCCGACGATCGCATCGACATAGCCAAGGAGGGTTTCGGTGCCGGTCGCGGTGCTGCGGTACACCTCGTACAGCACCGGCTGCGCCCCGTCCAGGCCGGCCGGGGTGGAGAACGCGAGCGTGTTGATGGACGTGGTACCCGTGGTGACCTGCGCTACCTCCGCTGATGCGGCCATCTCGCCCTGCCGGGCGATGACCGGCGCGACCTTGTAGTAGTAGGTGGCAGCCGCGAGGGTGCCACCGGTAGTTGCGGTGGTCGTGGTGACCGCGCCCATCGACAGGGCCCGCGTCGACAGGAACGACGACTTGATCAACGGGATGTCGCGGTACGTCGGCACCAACAGGCCCGCCGCGATCTCCACCCTGTCATTGAAACGCTGCTGATTGGTGAGCAACTGTGCGATCTTGCTGATCGCGGTATTACTCATCACGATCTGCCACGAGTCATCGAACACGGACATGGCGGCGTTCTGCTCCACCATGTCAATCAGCTCATCCAGCATTGCTAGGGTCAGGGTGCCACCGGCCTTGTCCTGCGCATTCTGGTTCGCACCCGAGAATGTGGCGACCAGCGACGACAAACCGTCATACTGAGGCCGCGCACCGAACTGGGTTGTGCCCGCGTTGCCCCACAAGATACCCGTTTCGATATCCCAGTAGATGCCGCGGATCGAGCCCTCGATCTCAGTGTTTCGCAAATCCCCGATTACCTGCCTCGTCACGTTCTGTGCATAGCCCGTGACTGCTCCGACAACCTGTAGGTGTGCCATTTTGAAGTTCTGCTGCACGTAGGTGCTGTTGTTGACCGGCTGCGCACCGCCGTCGGACACCCACCCCCCCATGGCTACCTGGGTACGCTGATTGAAATAATAAGTGTCCGAGTCCCATTTCACGGTGGGGATGGAGCGGCACAGCGGGGAGTAGCGGCGTTGGTATTCCAACAGGATCGGGTCGATAATCTTCGGGATGAGGGCGGTCGCATTGGCTGCGAGCAGCGCCTCACGAAGTTCGGAAGGCATAGGTGACCTTTCGGCGTGAGTTAAAGGGTCGGGTTGAGCGACCATCACTGCCGAAAGGCACCACCACGGAAACAGGTCCGTGGTGGCGGTCAAAAGCGTGTGGAGAACTGTCCAGCCGGGTCAGCGGGAGTTTTCGCGGCTGCCCAGAACGTGCTGTTGCAGAGCGGGCGCCACGAACCGGGCGCGCTCCTCAGCGGTGTACTTGTGCAGCGGCTTCTGCGGCCAGTCCGCCGGGACACCCTGGTCGGTGAGGTCGGTGTCCTGGTCGACTGCGGCTGTTTCGGTGACCGGCTGCACCAAGCCCTTGCGGGTCGGGCCGCCAGTGGTCTGCACCGCTTCGATCACTGCGGCCGGCAGTGCGGCCTTCACGCCTTCGCTGATGAGGCGGGCAATCATCTGCTCCTGGGTTTCCGCGACCGGCTCGGGCGCGGGCGGTGCAGTCTCGGGTGCCGCGCCAACAGTGGCTGGCTGCCGCAGCGCGGCCATCAGCGTGTCGAACTGGGCGTCACTGAAGTGCACGCCAGCAGGCGCGGCTGGCTGGACCGGCGCCGCGGACACGGGGGCAGTCGCGGCCGGTTCGGCGGGCTGGGTGAGCGCGGTCGCGGCCTGCGGCTCGACCGCCTGGGTGGTGGGCTCGGACACGTCCGGCTCCTCCTCTGGGGTGTGGTCGGCGGCCGGTCCGGGCGCCGGTGGATCGGAACCGGGGATGGCCCCGGAGTCGTCGGCCTCCGCCAGTTCGCGGGAGGTGGGAGCGGATTCCATGCTGTCGTCGGCGGTCTCGGCGTCGCCGGGCACGTCAACGTCGCCGTCCAGGTCCGGGTCGAGCCCGGTGATCGCGGCGACTGCACCTGCCATCGCCGCGTGGCCTACGACCTCGAGGTCGGCTGGGTCGACACAATAGGAGGACAGGGTGACGGTGGTCGGCCCGTTGGTCAGGACGACCTGGAGCGAGCCGCCGCCAGACGAACCCGGGGTGTCGTAGTAGTCTTCGACCAGGCCCGCAGTTTCGGTGACCAGGGCGGCCGGTTCGACCAGCCAGCCCTCATCAGTGACCTTGACGCCGAACTTCTTCAATGCGGCCTTGATTCGGCCCTTGATCCGCTTGAGTTGCGGCGCCGTGTACGCCTTGGCGTTCTTGGCCTGGTTGATGTATGACCATGCGGATTTGGAGTGTGCGACCGTGTCGAGTGGGTACCGTTTCGCCCGGTCGTCCTGGTAGCCGGGGTCCGCGTAGTTGCTCGCACCAGGTGTCGGAGCAGCGGCTGGTTTGCCAGACTTTAGCGCGGGCGCGCCCTTCTCTTCGACCTCGGCAGGTTCGGGCATGTCGACGCGTGCCTCCTGCACAGATTCGAAGATCACCATGCGGCCGGTGTCGGTTTCTCGGGACGTGGTGCTGCCGAGTCGCTCCACTCGATCAACCGTGGCGCCCGGCACGCCGGGGCGTTGGGTGTAGTCCAGGCCGTCGATGTCCAGGTCGTCCCCGGTCTCCGCCATGCGTCCTTCGTGCGTAACCTGCCGAACCTTCCCGAGCCATGCGCCGCGGATCGACACGCCCTTGAGAAACGGGGGCTGGTGGTCGCTGGTGTCGATCAGATTGAGGATGCCGTGCCCGGCGGGGGTGTCGGCAAGTTCGGCGGTGTAGCGAGCTGATCCGTCATCAGCGACGGTCATCGACGTGAGCCGGCCGACGATGGCGGTGGAGTCGTCCTCGGCGGCGTGATGTGTTCGCTGCACCATGGGCAGGTCCCCGGCGGCTATCCGTGGCTGCGCCCGGCCGACGGCGGACCGAATGTGCTCCGCCGTGTACAGGCGCCCGTTGCGGGACACGCCGGGGGTGATGGCGGTGCCGTGCACGACAGCAATCGATCGAGCCAAGACACACCCCCCGTCTCCCGCTTCGTAGTCACACGGCAGAAAGGGGGCCCGGTGGATCAGATGAAGCTGATGGTCATGCCGGGCGAGTTGGCGCCGCCGTTGACGGTGATCCCGAGCGCGGCCGGCATGTTCACGTCGATCATCGTGCCGATAGCGGTGTTGTTCGGCACGACCACCAAGATCGTGCCGGTGTGCCCGGAGGCGTTGTCGTAGATCGGGGTTGTGCCGGTCGTGGTGCCGGCCGCTGACGTGACGGAGATCCGGGCAAGCCGGCCCGCCGACGCCTTGATCACAGTGTCGGAGTTGGTGCCCGACGCGACCACCGCGGTTGTCTTGCCGCCAGCGCTGGTGAACGCCACGCCCCCGGAACCCTGGGGGAGGTCGAATGTGGCGCCGTTGTAGATCTGCGCGGCCACCGGGATCACTGCGTTCGCGGCGAGCGCGTTCGCCGGGTCGGCCTGTCCGGCCACGACCAGCGCGGTGAACTGGGGGGAGGCGGACACGCCGGCACTGGTGCGGCCGGTCGCGGTCGTCGCGACTGCGACACCGTTGTCGTCGTAGAGGGTGCCGATGACGTTCTTGGCCACGATGGACGCCTTTCAAAGCGGTGAAGGGGGGCGGGCTACTCGCCGCGGCGGTGGGGTTGAGCTCGGGCAGGCGCGGACACGGGGGGTTTCCGGGCGGCCCACACGTCGCGCCGGAACTGCTCTGCCGCAACGGAATCTGCGAGGGCGACGCGTACTTCGGGGATCTGTAGGGCGTCGATCAGCATGGCGCAGAACTCGGCGAGGATGTCCTCGTCCCCTTCGGGCGCGGCCAGCCGGCGGGGTTTCATCATCAGCCGACCTGCCGGGCGGTGATCGCTGCCGCATAGGACGCCGTGACCGTGGCCGTGCCGATGGCATTGACGGACACGGTGTCGGCAGCGGCGCAGGACAGTACGACGGTGGTCGGTGCCGGGAACACGTTGATCAGCCCAGGGACCATGAGCGGCGACAGCCGGGCGGTGGCGTTCTGCCGCAGTTGGACGTTGTTGGTTTCGGCTACCGCGACCGTGCCGAACAGGTACAGGCTGACGACGACCTCGTACAGGCCAGTAGCGGGGACCGTGACGGATGCGATCGCTGCGCCAGCGGTCGGCCCGAGCACGCTACCGGCGGCCTGGACGGTCGCCGCAGAGTCCCGGAACAGCTTCGCCGTGCCGGACACGGTGATGGCACCCGAGATGGGTTGCGTCGCACCCGACCCGTCGATCTTCAGTGCGCCCGATGCGCCAACACCGGCGAACGTCGCCCCGCCCGAGTCGGCCAGGCGCACCACCACAGAGTCAGGCACGGCTCACCGCCCCTGCCCGGAGACCTGGAAAGTGAGGGTTGCGGGGCCGCCGGTCACGGTCCACGCGAACCGGTACGACCCGCCAGCAGTCAACAGCTGGCCGTTCGTCAAGCCAGGCCCGATGGAGAAACTCGCGGCACCGACAGCGGTGATCGTGGCCGACTGCGCGATGGTTTGCCACACCGTGTTGGCGTCCTGCTGTTGCAGCGACACCACCAGCGTGGGACTGGTGCCGCCGGTCAGCGTGGCGACGCTCACCCCGATGAAAGCCTGAGTGACGGTGGCCGGCCACGTCTGGGTGGCGCTGTTGCCGGAAGCGGTGCGGGATACGGCGGCTTCGGAGTACAGCGTGGTGGCGGCCTGGCCAACTGTGGCGGTCGGTAGCGAGGTGCCGCCGGACACGCCCTGCACGGTCAGGACCCCGCCAGCCGGTGTGCCAGGCGTACCCGACCCGGCGACCGTGGATGTCCCGCCACCACCGCTGGTGGGGAGGGGGTTGGTGCCGCTGATCGGGACACCCAAGTTGTCCACCAGCGTGATCACCGGGTTGTAGGACACGGTCAGCCCCCGATCAGGTATTGGCCGAACATGCGCAGTGAAGCAATGGGGCCGGCCGGGACCAGGACGCAACGGCACGAAGGGTGACGGGGTGGTTGTGGCGCGCCGAACACCGCGTATGGGCCGCCGGACTCCAGCGACAAACACGCCGAACACACCTTCGCCCCGCCGACCGTGACCCACTCAACGGTGGCGACAGCCAGAAGTCCGTACACGGCGAGCGCGCCCAGCGTGAACGCGTGGCCCAGTGCCCAGTCCGTCAGCAGCGCGACGGCGGCGACGTGCCGGCCGGTGCCGGACGACCGGGTTTCGGTGGCCATCTGCGTACTGGTCGCGTCTTCGGTGGCCATGCGGTGCAGGCGGCGCCCCAGGTCGCGGGATACCGCGCCCACCATCTGCCCCAGCCACTCCAGCGCGTGACCCTGGTACTGCTGGTCACTCCCCGCCGCGGTGGCTGCATCCCGGAACGCGGCATCGAAGTCAATGGCAGTGAACCCGGCCTGCTGGGCGGCGATCGCGATCCCCCCGGCAGTGCCTTCGGCGACCCCGTCCCGGACCGCGCGCTCGATCGCGTCCAGCAGTGCCTGATACTTCGGTCCGCGGGCCCGGCCGAACAGCGTGGTGAGCGCGGCCAGCACAATCGCGATGACGGATGCTTCCCGGTCACGGTGCTGCTGGGTGTCGTCGCTGGTGGCCTCGGTGAGTCCCACGGCTCGCCGAACCGCAGCGACCAGGGTCGGCACGTCCAGCTCCGCGGACAGGTAGTCGTGCCAGGCCGCGCGTACCGCCTTGTCGTGCCGGGCGTACAGCACGTCCCGGCGGGCATAGATCGCGGCCCACATGCCTTCCAGCGCACCGAGCTGGATCGTGGCCTCAAGCACTCCCGGGCCGCCGGCGTGAGCCAGGGCGAGGTGTTGCGCGACGGTGGCGGCGGCCTTGACGCGCTCGGTTAGCGGCCCCCCGCTGGCGGCCCACCCGGATGCGAACGCTGCCCGCGCGCTGTCGGCCAGGGAAGGCATGACCACCCCCCGTGCCAGCCACGGCGGGGTCCACGGCGGCACAGCACTGATCGCGTCCGCATGAGCGCCGCTCTGTTCGAACAGGCCACCGGCGCGTCGCACGAACACGAACACTGTGAGCGAGTAGAGTAACTACTCGGGTATTTGCGACACCATCTCCTGTTGGGAGTAGCCGGCCTGCCACCACATCACCGCAGGCCGGCTACTAAACGGGGCGTGTTCGACGTAGGTCAGCCAATCTCCTTCGAGATCAACGGCGCCACATCCTTCGCCCGCAACGGCCGGTTCGGCACTGTGTCGGGTTCCAGCGCGGCCGTAGTGCCGGGCGGTAGGTCAGGCGGCGGTGTCGGTTCCGACATGCGGCAACTCCCGGAGCGCCTCTGCCAGTCGGGCCCGGTAGGCGCGCTGCCACGTCTCGGTGAGACTGCCTGGCACCTCTGGCCAGGACTCCTTGCCGGCGGGCTGTTCCCCGCCCTGCGGCTCGCGCCCCGGCTCGGGTGGCGGTGTACCGGCGAACGGCGCCAGGGCAGTCGGTACAGGAGCCGGTTCGGGCTTCTCCAGCGTGACGGGTGCTCCGGCGGCCGGTTCGCCAGGCTCCAATGCGGTGCCCTTCAACTTGAAGGCCACGCCGGCGGTGGAGAACGCCTCCATATCGCGCCACAGCACCAGGTTCTGCCTGTCGACCAAGACGGCGGCGTCTCCACCCTCGGTGGGCGGTTCGCCGATTTCGGTGCGGTACCGGTTCAGCGTCCAGGATCCGTTGCGCAACCTGCTGTCGCGGATGTCCTCAATGACTTTGCTGTCCCGCATGTCAACTTCACCGAATTTGAGACGCCACCCGCCGATGCCGAACCCTATTTTGACGATGTGAAAATTGAGTTTCTCCAGCACCAATTCGGCGATTGGCTGGCACGTATTAATTAAAAAGGTTTTCCTTTGGGATTCACCCGTACCCCCACCCAGGTTGCCGGCCTCGATCACCGTGGCCTCAGCCGGCGGCACACCATAGGCGGCCAGGATCATGTCCCGGGACTGGTCCAGGGTCGCCAGGTACTCCTGGATCTTGCCCTGCTGCAACTCGGTGACCTTCGCGCCACCCTTGGTGACCACCGGCACGCCGATGTTGCGGGGCCCAAGGTTCTTCGCGGCGTGCTGTGCCAGCCACCGGTTCTGCTCGCCCACTGACATCCCGGCCGGCATGTCCGCCCACAGGTTCGGCGGATTCCCCTTCCGGAATGTCTCTTTCACCGTGGCTTCGCAAAACAGCCACGTCGTGATCGGCAACAGGGCTGCCTGGGTCGGCGACACCCCCAGCACCCCGGAGCGGGGCGCGTCCAGTGATAGGTGGATCACTTCGCGGGGCTCGAACGTGGCGCGCTGTCCATAGTCCGTGACCTGCACATATCCGGTGACGGTGCCGTGCTCGTCCGCGATCGGCGTGGTGGACGGGCAGTCCAGGGTGTACAGCGCTACCGGCACAGAGCCGACCCACACCACTTCGATGAACGCGTCACCGAACACGAGCAGGTCACTGATGGTGGAGCGCAGCAACTGCCGGATGTCCTCGCGGGGGTTGATGTACGTCAGCAGCCGTTCCAGCGCCAACACCTCGGGCGGCTTGTCCGGCTGGGCCTGGTCGCCTTCGCCGTCGTCGCTGTCCCAGTCCGTGACCAAACCGCCGGCGGTGACGGTGCGGGCGATCGCATTGACGCACGCCCATGCCCACGGGCAACTCAGATAGCTTTCGTACAACTCCTGCATGGCGCTGCGCCGGTCGGTCTGGGTGGACGCCCCGACACCCGTGTTGTATTCGTTGAGGCCCTCGCGCGGGATGCCGTATTCGAACCCGGCGCGTTCCGGGGTTTTCGGGATCGCGGACGCGGTCTCCCAGATGGGCGCTGTGGGTCGGGCGAACAGCCAGTTGGTGAAGGCGCCCACGGCACCCCCGTTAGTACGGCGACTGAATGACCAGCCCGCGCTGCGGGGTGTCCTCGTCTTCGTCGGTGACCCACAACTGGTCGGTGTACTGCGGCACGATCACCATCGGCGGCGGAGTGCCCGCGTCCTGCACGGCCGGCTTGTCGTCCTCGAACACCGTGAACTCCGGCCCGGTGCCCAGGTTGGTGAGCAAATAACGAATCCCATCGGCAGCATGGTCAGACGCTGCCGTATCGGCGTCCTCGGGGTTGCCCTTCGTGGCGTGCGGCAAGTCCTGTAGCTCCCGGAACAGGTTTGGGCACGTCGAGAAGATGTGCATCCGCGGGCACGTCGTCCAACCCTGCGCTCGGTGATGCGGGCACGCCGGGGCCTCGCCCAGGTAGGAATGGACCCGCTGCCACCCAATGACCCTGGACCCTGCACCCTTCCCTGCCGGGGTGAGGTAAACGCCGTTCTCGGCGTACACGTCGGCGATGGGCCGGGCATCGCCGCGGGTCGCCCACATCGCGTCGTCGGCGAACCGGGCCACGATGTGTTCGTCATCGCCCTCGGCGTCCAGGATGGCTTGGGCCTGTGCCGCTTCGCCGACCTGGGTCCGGTAGATCTCCCGGTACGCCCACACCCGGCCGTCCTCGTCCACTGCGGCCCACAGCACACACCACGGGGCGGTGTAACCCCAGTCCACCCCGTTGTAGCGACGCCACGATGCCGGCAGGGTGATCGGGTCAATGACGTGCCGATCCCGGTTTAGCTCTCTGAACATCTGCCCCGAGAAAACACCCCAGTCGCCCTCTCGCAACGCGCGACGCATGTCCTCGGGAAGCGCCAACAGCCGCTGGTGGTAGCTCTCGTCCAGGTGCGGGTTGTCATCCATCGATGAAGGGATAAACCGCACCGTGCGGCCCACCTTGTCAATGAACACCTTCTGGCCGTAGTCGGTGGCCGTGATGTACCGGTCCCGCACCGCGCCGTGACCTGGGCCACCCGGGTTCGCCGATGACCGGATGCCCAGCACCGGCAGATCAGCGCGACCGGACCGCAGCCGGGTCTCCAGATAGGTCACCACATCTGGCGGGGTCAGGGTGCGCTCATCGAAGATCAGGAGTTGGTATTGGCCACCCTGCCGGCGGGTCGCGTCCGCCATCGATTCGGCGTACCGGAACATGATGAGGCTGCCGCTGGGAAACCTGAGCTCATACTCGGTGCCGTTCCAATTCGCACCCACCGGGACGGCAAATTGCATCTCCGCCAACTCGGCAATCAGGGACTCTTTCAACTCCCCGTATGTCCGCCGGAACGCGCCAACCCGGATGCCGGGGTACTTCACGCACGCCCGGATCGCTTCTGCCACCAGACTTCTGGTCTTGCCACCGCCAAGGCTTCCGCCGAAAAGCACGTCGAACTCGGTGGCAGCGTGGAACAGTTGCTGCTTCGGGGAGGGGACGTAGCCGAGTAGGTCGAACACCGGGTGGTCCGGTGGGTCCAGGCGGTCAGCTAGCAGCGACGCGAAGGTGGCGGGCGACACGGGAACGCGCCTCCCGCTGCTGGTCATGCGACAGGCCCATCTCGGACAACACCACACCCAGCGCCGATGCCACGGTCGCGGCCTGTTGTTCGGACACGCGTGCCAGCCGCTCGTCGATGTTCAGCCGGCCGATCCCCAGGAGGAGGTGCCCGAGCCGGTCCATCGCGCGTTCCAGCAGCTGCACCTCAGCCTTGACCTGCTCACCCACCGCGCCGGCATAACCGAGACTGGTCAGGCCGGACACGCGTTCGGCGACTAGTTGCTTCCATCGCTTCGCCTCGCCTGCCAGTACCTGCAATTCCCGCAGCGGGTCCTCTACCGGGTCCGCGGCGCCGAGTAGGGCGGCCATGGCGTCGCGGTCGTGGTGGAGTTGTTGCTCGACCAGGGCGAGGTGTCCGCCGTTCTGGTGGTTGCGGGTGTTGCCGCCATGGAACTTGCACCGCCCGGCCCCAGCGTGCGGGGTGCCCCAGCCGGCGGGCCGCCCGCACGTGCCGTCGCCCTGCCGCTTCTTGGCGCCGCATAGTGGCCTGGCATGACCTGGGGTGGGGGGCTGGATTGCCATGGCCTCACGCTCCCCGGATGCAACACGCCGCGCCAAGTGGTGCCACTGGACGCCTACAGGGTGCCGATGGGTGCTAGAGTGGCGTCATGACGAACAAGCCGGAGGAGGTGCCCGTGATCGTCCGCTTCTCACTGCGGCTACCTGTCGATCTGGATCAGGATGTCCGAAACGAGGCTATTCAGGACAGTCGGGACCGGAACAACATGATCCAAGTGCTCCTCAAGGAGGCGCTAAAACACCGACGCAACTCTGCGACACCCGGAAGTGCCGCAGAGTCGGCACCGGACAACCCGCCCCACGACTGAACCCCTTCCACCACGAAACGGGAGACGATAACCCAGTGACCAGTGTCAACGACCAACCGCCCGATGACAGCCGCATCGCGAAGAACCTGCGCGCGCTGGCCAAGCTTTGGTTCCGCGGCCTTGACCTGCCCGACACAGTGGCACGCCTGAACGAACTGCGGGCCGTGCTCGCCGAGTTCAGCCCGTTCAGTTCCGAACCAGTCGACTTCGTCGAATGGGTGCCAGCCGACGAAGTCCAGGCCAACAGTTACAACCCGAACACCGTGGCGGCCCCCGAAATGGAGTTGCTGCGCCTGTCCATCCTGGCGGACGGCTTCACTCAGCCCATCGTGTCGAACGCCGAAGACGGGCACCGCGAAGTCGTGGACGGCTTCCACCGGTCCCGGGTCGGCAAGGAATTCCCGGACGTTGCGGAACGCGTTCAGGGCTACCTGCCATTGGTGCAGATCCGAGCGGAGCGGGGCGACCGACCGGACCGGATGGCGTCCACGATCCGGCACAACCGGGCACGCGGCAAGCACCAAGTGATCAAGATGTCCGACATCGTGTTAGAACTGAAGCGGCGCAACTGGTCCGACAAGAAGATCGGCCAGCAGCTCGGAATGGACCCCGATGAGGTGCTGCGCCTTACCCAGATCACCGGCCTTGCGGGTGCTTTCGCTGACCGTGAGTTCAGCGAAGCGTGGGAAGCCGAACTGGGGCCGCTGGACGATGACCTTGATGACTCAGCCTTGGCCGATGCCGGTGTCAACGGTGGCATGACCGCGATGGAGGCTGGCAATGTCTGACCTCACCAAGCGGGCCGCGCAGCAACTGGAGACGGCGGCCAATCTCGCACCCGGCTACGCGGCGTCCCTGATCAACCTGGCCGGGGACATCCGGCTGGCAGGCAGCGGAGGGGACTGCGAGCACGGCGGCATGGAGTGGGCCAACCGGGTCGCAGCCGTACTGCTGGGAGTGCACGATGCCTGAACCGCAAGTGTTCCACCCGTACACGGTGTGGGAGGACTGGCAGGCCGGTATGTGGCAAGTGCCCGGCGGCGGGACTGCCGAGATAGAACGGGCTGCCCAAATCCTTGGTGACCCTGACCTGTTTTTGGATGCCGCACGCGCTATGTTGGCGGATTGGCCGAACGCTGCCGAACAGAACCTCACCGACATGGCGCAGAACAGGCGGGCCTGGATAGGTCAGGCCACATGCTGCCATCTCGCGGGGATCACCGAACAGGCCACCCGGCTGGCTTGGTGGACCCTCACGGCGGCGGAGCAGTACGCAGCAAACCAGGCCGCTGATCAGGCTGTCGCCGAGTGGCTGATTGACAGGGAGAACGATCGGAACCCCGGTCTGTTCGCCATCGAACTACCTACCCCTCGATCAGCTCATACAGAGACCACGTCAGAGGTTGCGTAGCCCATACATCGCGTGTATGGTTTAGCTATGGCTGACACGATCACTCTCAAGATGGTTCGGGCGAACAGTTCACTGATCGCAGGCGTTCACGACACGTGGACGGTCTCCGTTCCCACCCTTGCCGAAGCGCACCGGACCCTTGCCGGCTACTGCAACAGCAAGGTAGATGTCACTGCCTACGCCACCGGCCCCAACGGTGAATGGCTGGGCAGCGGTGTCGCAGGTTGCGGTGTCGTTCACAGCGACTGGAACTGACATGCGCCGGCTTTGCGCGTGGTGCCGACTGCGGGAGCTTCCCCTCACCGCCCGTGCCGACGCCTTGTATTGCTCGACCCGTTGCCAAGTTGCAGCTTGGCGAAGTCGCCAGAAAGCCCAGAAGAACGGAGGAAACGTTGCCTAAAACCCGGTTGGGAATCAATACTCTCACGGCTGCGCGACAGCGGATCAGCGACACGTTCGACCAGTTCCCGCGTGTGTACGTCAGTTTCAGTGCCGGGAAGGACAGCACGGTTTTATTGCACCTTGTGGGGGACGAGGCTCGCCGGCTGGGCCGGAGGTTCGGGGTAATGCTGATCGACCTTGAGGGCCAGTACAAGCTGACCATCGATCACGCCGCTGCCTGTCTTGATGAGTACGCGGACGTGATCGACGAGGAGCATTGGATCTGTCTGCCGCTGGCTCTGCGTAACGCCGTGTCGGTGTACGAGCCGAAGTGGCAGTGCTGGGATCCAGACCGGCAGGACGCGTGGATTCGTACACCCCCGAAGCGGGCTGTCACCGATCCGGCCACGTACCCATTCTTCCGGCGGGGCATGGAGTTCGAGGACTTCATGGTGCTGTTCGGGGACCACTACGGCAAGGGTGAGCGCACCGCTTGCCTAGTAGGCATCCGAGCCGACGAGTCGCTGAACAGGTTCCGCACGATCGCGTCCACCACGAAAACCACGTGGGGCGGGCGACAGTGGACGTCGCGGGTCACCGAGCAGGTGTACAACGCGTACCCGATCTATGACATGACGGTGCAGGACATCTGGACATACCACGGGAAGAATCCCGAGAAGCGGCACAACGAACTGTATGACCGGATGCACCTGGCGGGGCTGAAGCCGTCACAGATGCGGATCTGCCAGCCCTACGGTGATGACCAGCGGCGCGGCTTGTGGCTGTTTCACCTGATCGAACCGGAGACCTGGGCACGGGTCGTCGCCCGGGTCAACGGAGCCAACGGCGGTGCCTTGTATGTGCAGGAGTGGGGGTCGATCAACGGCTACCGAAAGATTACCAAGCCGGTAGGGCACACCTGGGAATCGTTCGCAAACTTGCTGGTCAACTCGATGCCGCCCGCCACTGAGGAACAGTTCCGGAACCGCATCCTGATGCACACCAAGTGGTGGGTCGAGCGTGGCTACGCCAACGGCATCCCTGACGAAGCCGATCCGCGTATGGAGGCGCAACGGCTGGTCCCCTCGTGGCGCCGCGTCTGCAAGTCGCTACTGCGCAACGACTACTACGGGAAATCCCTGGGCTTTACCCAGCCCAAGTCGACCGCGTCATTCGTTGCCTATCAAGACTTGATGAGGCGACGTCGCGAGAACTGGGGAGTCACTCCCGAGCAACTGTTGTTCACCACGCCTGACCAGGAGGCATCCGCATGACCAGTCGCAGCAGTGCACGTAGCTCCATTCCCACCGTGAACTACCACGGTGCACACAAGCCACCGATCACGGCCCCGTCGATGGATCGGTGGGAGGGCCCCCGCTGTACGGCGTTCGTGCACGACCTGATGTCAACGGCAACACTGCCTGCCGAGTTCGACCGGTGCGATGTGCTGGTGACGGACCCGCCGTGGCAGGTCGGGTTCGACACGTTCAATACGCGGGCCGGCGTTGCAGATGGCCGCACTTACGGCGCGTTCATGGCACGGGTGACAGAGTTGGTGGCGGCCACGCGAGTTCCGCTGTATCTCGTGACGGGCCGACACGCGCTGGCGAAGCTGCCGGCACCCGATGTCGTGTTGCCGACGCGGTTGAACGAAGACGAGGCCATCGTGGTCGGGTACCGGCCGGGTGCCGAAGCGGCCGGCAACTATGGTGTGGCTCCCGAGTTCTTGCACGCGTTGGCGCAGCGTTACGACGTCGCGGGGGACTTCTGCTGTGGCTATGGACGTACCGCCCGGTTCTTCTTGCGGTCAGGCAAGGAGGCGGTGCTGTCGGATATCAACCCGACGTGCATCGGGTACATCGCTCAAGCCGCCACGACCTGGACCGGGCGACCCTTGTGACGCCACCCACCCCGAATATCATCACTTGCACCTGGGGCGAGTTGCGGCAACTCGCGGAAGCGGCGGATCAGCAGATGACAACGGGCCCGCGCGAGTGGCCCGGACAACCGTCCAGGCAGCGTCTGGAGTTGTTCTTGGCGGCGTCGCCGCGTGCCGTGTTGGCCCTGCTGGACGAGCGCGATGCCTTGGCGGCGAAGGTGGCAGCTTGGAAATCCAAGGTCAGGAGATATCGCCGGGGTCGCCGGTGGCCGGTTGATGACGAGGTCGCATTGGGGTTGTGGTGATGTAGCTTGCGACGCCGTTTCGAGTACGCGGAGTGGCGGGGTGAATGGTGACGCCTTTACGATGGTCCCCGTTGTATTCGGTAGCGGGTCCGGTCTCCCGCTGCTGGCGATTGAGGCGGAGAGAGGATAGGAATGGCGCAAAAGGTACTTGTCGAACTGATCGATGATATCGACGGAACCCCCGGGGACGACGTCACATCAGTCGCGTTCGGACTCGATGGGGTCGAATACGCGATCGACCTCAACGAGGACAACGCCGAGAGACTGCGTGAGGTGCTCGGCGAGTTCGTGGAAGGTGGCCGCCGCACCGGTGGCCGAATCAAGCGGGGCCTGGCGGTCAGCAGGCAAACCGAGTCGCCGGCACGCCGGTTGACGGTGGTGCCGACCGGGTCACACCGGCCCCGGGAGGTGACCCAGGCGATCCGGGAGTGGGCCAAGGCCAACGACTACGAGGTCGCGGATCGGGGTCGTATCCCGGTGACGGTGTTGGAGGCGTACGACGAGGCCCACAAGCCGGCGTCGTCCAGCAAGCCCCGGCTGCCGCAACGTGCCGGGCGTAAGGGTCCGGCGGTGTCGCCGCGGTTCACGGGCTGACCGCCACCGCAACATCGCGGGCCTCCACCAAGCCGGTGGAGGCCCGCGATGTGTCTTGGGGCTGACGGATCGCGTCAAGGCTGGCGAGCGCGTCCGCCCACCACGCGGCGACCTCAGGCATGTCGTCAGGTCGCGGGACGCCTGGGTGGGGCCAGAACTCGGGTTCCACCCCGCACACCACCAGCCGGAAGTCGCAGGCGAGCACCTCGCTGGCGGCGTCGTGCCACCGTCCGCCGGACCCGTGGTGCACCTCCGGCAGTCCGCGCATCGCGGCATACTCCGTGACAACTGCATCGTTCCGGGCGTGTCGCGAACCGCGAGCCACCGACAGCATGTACTCCACGTTGTGGCCGTACTCGTGGGCCACCAGGTAGCGGGTCATCGCCGGGTGCGGCGGGACACGTTTCCCGGACAGCACGATCAAACCGGTCGGGGTGTCCTTGACGTAGTCGTCGCCCTCGTAATGGCCGCCGTCGTGGACGTTGCTGAACCCATTCGAGCGGCCGATCTCTTCCCGGTCCGCGACCCACACCTGCACATCCCACGTCGGGGGACAGCACCGGGAGACGTGCGCGACCATCTCAGCGACCACAGCCGAATCGTGCGGATAGGCGGGGAACGGGTCGAACGCGCCAGTGAACGAGCCGTGGCCGGGATGGTACCAGTGGGGTAGCGCGACAGCGTCCCGGAAGTGCCAGGTCGCGGTGTCCATGACCGCGAGTTCGTGCACGGTGACGGCGGCCACGACACCTCCCGTCCAGGCGTATGGGTCACAGGAAGAGGGACAGGGTCAGGGTCAGGAGCAGGGACAGCATCGCCCGGCCCGCTCCCCTCGCTCGATGGGAGCGGGCCGGGCGGGGGGATGCCCAGGTGTGCCTCGATGCGGGCGAGCCGGCCGTCTTGGGTGGTGTTGATCGCGGCTACCGCGTCCACGGTGGTGTGCACGCTGGTCAATGCCTGGTGGTCGGCTTCCGCTTTCGCGGTGCGCGCCACGTCGGCCTGGTTCGCCACGTAGGTCAACAGGGGCAGCGCCCACAGTTGAATCCACCCGGACGCCAGGTAGAACACCACGGCTTGGACGTGCGCCGGGAACAGTAGCACGATCAGTGGGGCCACGATGAACAGCCACACGGCGGTGGTGGCGCCGAACAGGACCGCGAGGTGGCTGGCGGCCCACCCGCTGACCCGCGCCACACGGCTGTGGCGGGCCGGTATGAGGTCCCGGGGGTGCGGGACGCTCGGATGCGACACGCCACCCCCCCGGCAGGTCAGTCCGGTGGCGGATCGACGGGCCGGACGGTTCGGGTGCCGTCGGCACACGTCCATTCCACCTCGCGCAGCACGACCGGGTCCGGGGAGTTCGGCGGGTCACGGTCGTAGATTGGGGCCATCTCCACCGCGCCGACGGGTGCGTCCGGGGCGTCCACGTCCAGCACCAGCAGGTCCAGTAGCCACCCGGTGGGTCCGGTGATGGTGTCCATGCGGGCGCTGCTGATGTGGTAGCCGTCGGGGAGGTGCAGGATCATCCGCAGCAAGTCGGGGGTGATCTTCAGTGCGACTGTGGCCATCAAACCCTCTCGGGCCAGTGCCACGTACCCCCGGGGTAGCCCTGAGGGGGAACTCCAGCGGTGGTGGTCTCGTAGCCGTTGTGGCGATGACAGCCACCAGTGGCGAGGGGGTGGAAGAACACGCCGGTCGGATTGGTGACGGCTAGCCCGACTAGGCCAGGGTCGTCCGGATCGACCTCGGTGACGGTCGCGGCGCGGCATTCGCTGCGAAACTCTCCACCGGGGGAGCCATAGGACACGTAGTGGACCTGTCGGCCAACGGTGGGATTCGGGTCGGGCGACGGAGTGATCGGCGTGTAGGTCGCGGTGATGCCCGGCTTCCCTTGAGTTGTCGTCAGGTAGGACACCGATGCATGGGGGTTGCTGGTGATGGGATGCACGGGCGCTCCTTCCTCGCCTCTGTGCGCGTCCAGTGCACAGTCCGGGCACACCGCAGGGCCGCCACACCGTGCAACCACATCGGGTGGCTTGGTGGGGTCATCGGAGCCATACCAGTGGCCGTGGCGGGTGTACGGCATCAGTCCCCGCCACCCGATTCGTCTGCCGGCGGGTGCGCGGGGCTGGCCAGGTGCTCGATCTCGTCGGCCGCGTGACACAGGTGCTTGGCGAACACCCTCAGCACTGCGGCGAACCGGGCGGTGTCCGGGGTGACCTCGATCTGCAACGGCGGCGTCGGCACCGGCCACCCCCGGTCAGTGCAGGGCGAGCACGTCCACCACCAGCACCGCACCAACCAACACGGTCGCCGCGATGTCTAGGAGCCGCTGTACCGCAGCGTGGGTGACGAGTCGGGCCACGCACACCAGGAACACGCCTGCCACGAGCAGGAACGCCAGCACGGTCGGGTCCACTACGGCGTGGCCGGCGGGCCGGGCTTGACAGCGCCCTCCACCGCGGTCTTCGCAACCTGGACATCCTCTGCGACCTGGCCAGCCACAAGGCGCTCGTCCTCCACGGCCTGCTGGTGGACGTGCTCCGCGACCGCGTGCAGCGCTTCGGACAGTTTCGCGGCCCACGGGCCGAGATCCGCTTCGACGCGGCGCACGAGCGCACCGATTTCCGTCTTGACCGTGTCCAGGTTGAATGCCACCGGGGATACCTCCTGGCTGAGACAGCGAAAGGCCCTCGTCCTGAAGTGGACGAGGGCCGTGTGATGTGTGGCGGCGACAGGATTCGAACCTGCGACCTCTGGGATATGAGCCCAGCAAGCTACCGAGCTGCTCCACGCCGCTGTGGCACCGGCCAGCCCGTGACGAACTGGCCGGTACGGGCAACTCTACCCCCGGTGGGACGGCGGAAGGCCCACCGGGGGATCGGTCGACCTCGACGCGAGGGGGTTGCGTCAGGTGAGGCCCCACCAGGGGGAGTGGGGTTGCAGAGACAGCGAGAACCCCCAGCCGGGTGACGTGGCTGGGGGTTCTCATCCGACCGTCCCGCCTGTTTCCGGGCAGGGTTGGTCAGTCACGCGACACTCTACAGTCGACAGATCATCGGTCAACTACCGCCCGAAGTCCGGCGTGTCGTCAGGCCAAGTGCCGAACACTGGCGAGGCCTCTAGGCCGTCGAACTGGACAGCGAGCGTCTCGGCGATACCCACCTCCACAACAGCGTCCGCCATGCGTTCTAACTCGTCCTCGTGGAGTTCGCGGGCCGGCATCATCGTGCCGTGCAGCCACCAGTGGTTGATCCGCTCCGCCAGCCGATTGGCTTGCTGGGTGTCGAGACCGCACAGTCTCGATTCGGCCTGGACGATGCGGATGAGCACGTCAGCCTGCTTGCGGAGGGCTTCGGTCGCCGCCGCCTGCTCGGCAGGAGTCATGCCCAGCGGTACGCCGCCGGTCACGATGCCGGGCCGATCGTTGACCGCTTCGTCCATCGCGGGTCAATGCGGGCCCACTCGGCGGCGCAGGGTTCGCACGCCGACACCAGGTACCGATGCTCATCGTCGCCCCGGTGGCCCTCCTCCCATCCGGGGAAGCCGGTGGCGGTGGCTGCACCGCACCACGCGCAGGTATCCGAGTGAGGTAGCGGGCACTCATCGACGGCAAGCCAGTACAGGCTGTAGATGCTCATCCCGCCGAACGAGCACCCGGCGGGATGCTCGTTGTAGACACAGTTGCGGACGGCCGCCTCGAACGCGGCATGGCGTTCCTCGTCGGTCACGATGGCCCCCATTTCTGCTGGTAGTCGGCGTGATCTGCCCATTCGGAGGCGACGTCCCTCACGTCGGCACACGGATAGTCCACCCAATCAGGGATGACACAGCACTGACGGCAACCGGTTAGGCCAGCGTGGACGAACGGGTGATGGCGCCGGACGATCCGCCGCTTGGCCTCAACTCCACGAAGTAGCCGCTGGACGTTCACCACGCGGTCGATGCGCTCACCGAACGATCCCCACACGTCCCATCCGCCGCCGAAATCGCAACTCGGGTCGCTCACCTCAGCTTCGGTCAGTTCGTGCGCATCGGTCCGCCGGATCACGTCGATGTCGATCTCGTCCTGGTCCAGTCGGGCCCAGACGAACACCGCGATGTCGCTGGTCATGGCGCGGCCCGCTGTGGCTCATCAGGCAACTCAACCACCGCGGCGGCGCTTGCGGTATCTCGTTCAACACGCCAACGGGCCAAGCCGTCCAGCACCGCGTCCATGCGGAACAGGCCGGAGTGTTCGCGGGGGATGTGTCCGCGGCGCCACCACGCCCACACGGTGCCGTACTTCTCGCCCAGGGCGGCGGCGAGGTCGGTGAGGGTGAGCAGTTCAGCGTCCGTGTGCTGTGGCGCCCCGGTGACCCACGTTTCGCCGAGCTCCAGTGCAGCCTGGTCCAGCGATGTGCACCGGGCGGGCGCTTCACGGGCGAGGGCGGCGCGGTATTCCCAGGCGATGCACCGGGCCCGGTCCACAGCGGTGTCCGCCGGGCGGGGCCAGGGTCGGCGCCGGGTTTTGATCACGCCACGATGGGGGTGAGTGGCCGCGACTGGGCCAGCGCGGACACCAGGATGGTGTAGTCGCCTTCGCTGTAGACGCGGTGGCAGGCGGTGCAGTAGACGGTGGTGTCGCCGTTGTCACGGCACAGGGCGCGGCGGTGGCAGACCGGGCACGGTATGGGCTGTCGGTGGACGAGCCGGGTCATGCCGGTGTAGTGCCGGGCCCGGTGGTGTAGGTCCATCACCGTCACCGCCCCGTCCACGCCGTCGCGTAGCTCGGGTCCGGCGTGCAGGCCGTCGTCGTCCCACACCATGACGGTCCAGTCGCGGACCGCCAACATCGCGGACAGGGCGTTGCCGAGAAGGCGGGTGGCGCGTTGCAGGACCGCGCCGGGCCGGGTGTGGTGGGCGACTTCGTAGCTGTCCCAGTCGATCCCGAGCCGTTCCGTGACCGGTTCGGCCCAGCAGCTCGTTTCCCACACCATCGCGGCCTGCAACGCCTCGATCGGCAGGCGTAGGGGAGTGGGGAGTTCCCGGGTGGTGGTGACGGGTTCGGTGAGGGCGGACACCGACGACTTCCCGATGATCATGTTGAGTTCGGTGTAGTCCATCGGCAGTTCGGCCAGGCAGAGCGCGAGGTGCCGGGTGCAGGCCGGGCACAACCCCAGCGACGAATTGATCAACGCCCCGACCCGAATGTAGCCGTCGATACCAGTATCCCACCAGTCCCATTCGGCGCACCGATCGGCCCGGTAGCAGCGGTACGGCGCGGTGTCTGGGCAGCGGACGGTATCGGTCACAATGGGGCTCCGATCAGCGCAGGGTAGTCACACTCCGTAAAACAGCAGCCCGCACACGATGAGCACGGTGACCGATGAGATGACCAGCAGGCACGCCCCGATCGTGCGCCACTGGTCCACTGTCGAACACCTCCGCCGACCCGACATACCGCCATGTTCGGGGCGTCGCGAACAACACTACCCAGACATGCCATCACCCCCGACGTTGACGCTGTCGGGGGTGATGGGTGTAGCCGGGGCAATTCGAGGGGGGTACCGCCGAGCCTACCGGCGTCGCCCTGTCCTCGCCACACGCCGCCACCAGGATTGCCGCGGCGCGGCCGGGTGGAACCGTATCGTCACGTCGCCTACCTGGACATCCCGCCACAACGGCGAGTCCTCCGGGGTGCCAGTCGGTGCGATCGTGACTTGGCCATGCGCGCCAGCAGCGGCGAGGAACGCAGTCCTCGTTACTATGCCTGCCGGCACGGTCACCAGGATCTCGGGCGGGATAGCGACCAGGGCCGCCTCGAACTCGCCCGGTGACGGCACACTGAGATGGTTGTGCTGGCCGCAGTCGCATCCCTCGAACGATCCGGGCGCGGTGGTGTCCCCCGTGTAGTGGACGGCGTCCGTAGGTGAGTGGTCCGCTGCCTCCCGGTACGCGGCGATCCGCTCGGCTTCCTGGTGACGTTCCTGCCACAACTGCTGGTGGCCGGGGGTGCAGAAGTCCAGCGACACTCCCGCCGGGTCCAGCGGTGTCGAGCACCACCCGCACGCTGCGGACGCGACCTCATCGATCCGGGTCACCAAGTCGTCTACCCGCCGCACTCCAACACCTCCTGGTACGCCCGCCAACACGCGTCGTGGAACACGGCGCACATCCGGTCGTGAGTGCCGCCGAAGACAACCACCACAACCCCACCTACCGGCTTGGCGCATTCGGTCCAGGCACACCGTAGCTTCCCTGGGCCCGATGGGGGACACAAGTCGGTGTAGCCGTACCGCCACACCACACCTGTGTCCGGGTCGGTCACGGGCGCCAGGACGTGTCGGTCGCACCCGCTTCCTCGAGGGTGGTGCCAGCCTCAGCCAGTACCGACGCCAGCGCGGCGTGTGCCGTCGCCTGCCGCGTGGTCCTCGCCGGGGGCACGCCGGTCACTTCGCCGACACCGCCGTAGAGCCGGGACCGGGACGGTGCCGCGCCTGCACGCTGATCCCATGTCGTGCGCAACCGCACCGACCCCCGCCGGGCTCGACATACTCACGGCCAGCCTCGGCGGCGGCGATGGACGCCCGTGACTTCTCGCCACCCCAGTGGCAGCGGCCCCCAACACAATCGCCGCACGTAGCGTCCATCTCCAGCCAGTCCAGGGCGCCCATCAATGCTTTACGGCGGGGCAGGTAGTCGCCCAACTCCGGGTCCTCGATGACCGCCGAGAGTGCGTCGATCGCGACGTGAAGCTTGCCCTCGAACTGCTCAAACCGTGCCGGTCGACTGCTGGTCATCGCGCGACCCTCCCTGGCGCAGACCGACGGGCCTGATCAAGCAGAAACAGCGCGCGACTCCACGCCTCGACCTCGCCGTGATGGGTGTAGAACTCGTTGTTCAGCCGGTCGTACTCCATCGTTCCGCGTTGCAGCGTGCGCATCTCTTCGTGCACCTTGTCCGCCTTGGCTTTGGAGTCACACAAGCCCTGATACATGCTGTCCCGCAGGACGTCCAGCCCGGCATCGGTAAGAGCCATCATCACACCTCCCGGTCCTGGTCAGTGCCGAGCCGTCCGGCCTGCCGGCACCGGTAGAACAGGGACGCCAACACGCCTACCGTCTCAACTCCCCAGCCAGCCAGCCAGTCCACGATGGTCCCGTCGTAGGCGCCCAGCTCGACACCCGCCAGGGCTTCGGTGAGGGCGGCCACGAAGTCCGCGTGGTAGCGGGCTTTCCACTGGTCGTTGGTCTCGCCGAAACCCTGCTCGATGTGAGGTGCGTAGCCGGGCGCCTCGAACGGCGGGCGCATCCGGGTAGGTCGCGCCTCCATCGGCGGGAAGGGATAGCCGACGAGCGCTACGGCATCGGTGATGATCTGGTGGTGGTCGAACGCCAGCCGGTCCGGGTCCGCCATCACTTCGGCAACCCGGAACCACCGCGCGTCGCGGGCGTCATCACCGGCCACCGGGTCAGGCATCTGGTCCAGCACGGCCACGTACGCCCACGAGACGTACCGGCCGCGCGGGTCGCGGCCGGGTGCGCCATAGACGCCGACCAAATGCAGTCGAACTGCGTCCAGCCCTGCCTCTTCGGCCAGTTCACGGCGGGCCGCCACCTGGGCATCCTCGCCCTCGTCAACGTGCCCGCCGGGAAGTGCCCACTTGCCCTCGAACGGCGGCCAGCCGCGTTCGATGAGTAGCACCCATAGGGCGTTGTCGTGGTTGGCCAGCAGAACCACGTCGGCGGCCAGTTTGGCTGTTGCGTCAGTCGCCGGCTGAGTGTCGGTCACGGCCGCACCAACACCAGCAGCAACCGCAGGTCGCCCCAAGTGAGCCCGGTTCGAACACCTTGCCCATAGATGTTGCTGGTGGCCACGATCGCCCAGTCATTGTCGGGCTCGTTCTCGAACATGGCCACTGCGTGCTGAAGCCGTTCGATGGGGTCCTTACCTGGCTCCGGATGCCGCTCGACGGCCTCGCGTGCCATCCTGTTGATCCGTCGCATTCTCGTGTTTCCTTTCTCGTGGTGGAGGGTTAGCGGTTCGGGTCGGTGGTGGTCACAGAGCAACGCCCACCGAATTCGATCGCCTTCGCCATTGCTGCCGCTGGGGGGGTGACCCAGCGGATGGCGCGGGCCTCATCGTCACTTTCGTAGCGCCAGTTGTTGCGGGCTGCGACCGCACTCAGCGCATGGAGTTTCAACTCCAACAGCGCGAACGACTCCGTGTGTCGAGCCTGCGGGGCCCACCTCCTCAAGTCGCCCGTGACGTACTCCAACATGTGCAGACTGGTCACCATGTACGGCACCGAGTCGTGACCTAGGGAGGCCGCCAACGCGGCGGCCCGCATCACCTCCACTGCCTGACCCCGGCTGTACCCACTGCCCCCGCAGATGTCGGGCCGATGCCGTTGAGTCAGGCGGTCCTTCTCGGCAAAGCCAGTCACTAACACCTCGACCTCCTGCGGTGTCAATGGCACGGCCCGGCGATCGATTTCGAGTTGCCACCTTCTACTTCTGCTCCTGAACACGTTTGCTTGTCCTTTCGTGGTGGAGGGGTTACGGGTTGGTTGGTGGCCCCAGCAACGCTCGGGACACCTTGCGGACGGGGGACCGGGTCACAGCCCCATCTTCCTGAGTGGATTGTCCCGCTTCTTGTCGGCGCGACGCACATACTTCGCCGGTACGGGGGATGTCTTCTCCCATCGGCCGTGCTCAGCCCAGATCGACTGCGGGATACCGTCGTTCGCTGCCTGCGTCGCGAACCCCGCGCGGAGTGAATGCGCCGAGAACAGGTGCGCGTTCGGCAGGCACGCCCGTTGGGCAGCACGTTGGACGAGGTCATTCACGGCGTCAGCACTGAGCCGGCCGAACTGGAGCACGGCGCCGTCACTGGCCCGTATCACGACGTGTTCCCGCTGAAGCTTGTCCCTGGCGGTGATGGCCCGGAAGAGGGGGCCGGTGTGCGTGCTCTCGCCCCGCTCGGCCAGTGCACCGATCCAGTCGTTGAACAGCCCGATTGGGTCAGTGTCCACATGCTCGCCAGCGGGCACAACCACTGTCTCGCCTACCGATTCCTTGTCGGTTTTCGACTTGCGAATGTGAATCATCAAGTCATCATCCTCGATGGTGACGTCCTCGATGCGGAGCGCGGCGAGTTCGGACCGTCGGCCCGCGAGCGCCCAACCGATCACCAGGAGCAGCCTGTCCCGTTTCCCTGCGAGTGTTGACGCATCGCAGGCCGCCGACATTTGTCGTAGCCGAGCACGGGTGATCGGAGGGGCCTCGGTGACCCGGAAGCCGGCATCAGCCCGTTCCTCCCGGTAGCCGTTGAGCACCAGGTTCGCGGCCGTCGCGGCCGGTGTGCCTTTTGGGTAGCCAGCCAGTTGGTGTTGCTTGCTGATGGCACCCATGTCGTGCTTGATGGTGGACGGGGCTTTGCCTTCGTCGCACAGGTGCGCGACATAGTCAGCGAACGTGGCGGGGGAGGCGGGCATGGATTCGCGGCCCTGGCTGTTGCACCATGCGGCAAACTGTCGCAAGACTCGGGAGTACGACCGGCGGGTGTTGACCTTCACGCCTTTGGCGATGCGTTCCGCTGTGCCGGGCAACACTGTGTCATCGCGGTGAACTGGCACGTCCGGCGGGATGGGGACGAGGTCGGTCATCAGACCGTTGCCCGCTTGTCGTACAGGGCTCGCGCGATGTCTTGGGCATCACCCAGCGAGTAGGTCTCGAACGGCACCACCCCCGGCATGTGGGTCTCGCCCGAGTTGACGTTCCGCTCGAACTTGATGGCGTTGCCGTTGACATGGATCAAGTGTGTAACCCAGCCAGGTTCGCTGGTGGAGGATTCGGTGCTGGCGTATTCGGTCACGGTGACGTAAGTCCTTCCTGGTCGCCGATCGATCAGGTGGTACGCGGCTGCGTCGCTCGCTGCGTCAAGCAGTCCGGCGTCTACCTTGTTCCAGTAGGCGTCTTCGTGGCCCCACTCGCAGCCATCCGTGAGGCACGCACCCCAGCCGTCGGTCTCATGTTCCGGGCTGTGAGAGCACATCACGCGCGCACCTTGAGGCGGTCGTCGGGGGAGAACTGGCCGCACCACTGGCCACGCGAACCGACCAGGCCAGCAAGACCGTCACCACAGGCCACCCACTGCGCCACGGTCACCCATTCGAAGGTGGGCAACGCGCCAAAATCGGTGGTGATCCCGGACTCGATCAACACTTCGGTACCGGGCGTTGCCTCAGAGGCGGTGATGGTCGGAAGCGTCTCGAACATGTAGATCTCCTTCCTTGGTCAAGTGAAACGAGAAGGGGGGGTCACCACATCAACGACGTCGCGCAGAACTGCGCCTGGTTCAGTTCTGGGTGGCGGCGAAGATGCTGAAGGCGATGTCCGCTTTGCGGCCGGACGTGATGACGCCCTTGCCAGGAAGTGCGGCTTGCACGTTCTGGGCGAACCGGACCAGTTCCCATTTGGGCATGTCCATCATCCGGTTGGTGTCCTGCTCCAGTGGCTTCGTCATGTCCCTGACCCTACCCTAACAACTCCCGATAAGCAAGGTTATCGGGAGTTCCTCAACGGGAGTCGGACACCACGGACGGCTCGGCTGACTCACGGCCGAACCAGGCATACGCCACATAATCTTAATTGTGTGGCAGGCAAACGGGTGTCTGCGCCCGACGAGTTCGATGGCCCGGTAGTCTTACGTGTCCGATTCGCGCACCCCGGCGAAGAACTCCGCCGTTCGGGCCAACCCTGCATGACGAAGTTCGGCCAGCGCTGCATCTCGGTCGTCGTTGGTCAACTGGTCAACGATGAACCAGTCAATGCCCGCGATGATGCTGGCTGCCAGGTTCGCGGTCGCGTCGACGTCGGGGGTCCTGGCTGCCTCCATGGCATCCATCATTCGGTAGTCGGTCACCACGCGCCTCCTTCTACACTGCGTGCATGACCCGCTCCGGTCCCCCATCGCCCGCTGAATACCTTGCCATCATCGACACGTGGAACGCCGAGACGCAGCGGCTGTGCAGCGAGCAACCCGAGCAGGCTGCCGTGCGCCAGGCCCTACTCAGCGCCGAGAAGCGCACCCATGAACGCGGCTGGGACGGGCCCCCCGAAGTGTTCATCCTCGGGCGACACCGGGGCAAAGTGAACTACAGCCGGCAGGACGAGTTCACCGCCATGGTCCTCGACCTGCCGCAGCGCCCGCCCGCCACCCTCGAAGCCATCGCCACCATCATGGAAGCGGCACGCGCGAACGCCACCCAGAGCGGCATGGCCGATGATCTCATCACCAACCGTCAAGGCGCCATTTTTCAGGGCATCGGGTTCATGTTCGAGGGTTGGATGGTTCTCGGCACAGGCAACCCTGCCGCCAACAAGTACACCGATGCCCTAGCCAAGGAGCACCTCCTGAAAACCCACCCCGACCGGCGAGAAGTGCGGATAGTGTCGTATGCGGCGCGCGACGGCTACGTCTGGGACGTCCAGCGCTTCCGCCGCCAACCCGACCTGGTGTTGCCGCGCTACACCCGCGTTCTCACCCAGGACGATGACGACCCGACCGCCGGATCGGTGCCGCGGTCGTTGACCCGCATGTGCAATGCCATCGCGAACAACCCGGTACCCCTGGCGTCGTACGGCGAGATCACCTGACCTGGCCGGGTGTCCTACGCTGCTCCGCATGGCCGACGACACGGTGCTGACCATAGAGTCCACCCGCAGTGTTGACGATGCCCCGGCGGCTTGCCTGCTGCGCTGGGGTGCCCGCGAGTGGTACGCATCGGTGCCCGCGGTCCGACAGACCGCGGAAGACTTGTTCACGTGCGCTGCCTACGCCGACATGATCGGTGAACTCTTGCGGGTCGGCATGGACGCACAGGCCGTAGGCGGCTTGACCACCGCGATGCTGGCCGGCCGGAAGTCCCGCTACTTCGGTTCCCCCGACACCCTGTACGTCCTGCCCGGCGGATCGAGTGCCCGGAAGGTGGGCGTGGTGATGCTGGGTCGGCGCAACCACCACTTCCACCGCGGCCAGGCTGACGGCGTGCTGGACGCCGCCGAGGCGCGCGAGATGGGCCGGGCGTGGCTCACCTCTGCCGAGGCCAGCGAAGCGGACACCCTGTTCGGTGCGGTGCTGGCGCGGTCCCAGTGGATGACGGCCAGCGAACTGGATGCGCTGTTCGGCCTGTTGAGCGACATTCGCGCGGGTGAGGCCGCCGTACCGCCGCTATGACTGGCCTCGATCCCATTCGGCCGTCAGGTCGTAGGTCAGGCCGTCGATTTGCACGCACGACGTGACTGTGCCGGTGTAGGTGCGCCCGTTCGTCAGGTTGATGGTGATTCGGTCGCCCTTGTGGACCGGGGCTGGGGGCCTGACCGTGATCGTCTTGAACTCGCCTACCTGACGCAGCGCCTCAAGGTATGCAGCGGCGACCCCTTGATCGTCCATCACGGCTCGGTTCTTCCCGAGCCAGCCCATGCCCGGATGGCCGCGAGGTGGCTACTGTCCAGCCCAGTTCGCTCATCGACCGGCACCAGCAAGGTCGGGGCACCGTACGCGGACCGGAGTTCCGCCCACGCGTAGTCGGCGGCTTGGAACTCGTCGTCCAGCCACGCCAATGGCCGCTCGTCAGCGTAAGTAGCGATGCGACCCGCCTTCCAATGCGCTACGACCCGGTTCGGTTCCACGCCGGTCATGTCCACCACCGGGAGGTCCGGTAGGCCAATCGCCGGGCCGACCCACCGGTTCGCTTGCTGGCCGTGCCCGGTAGCCCACACGAGTTGTGCGTTGAGGTCACGGGCGAGTTCGAGCAGCATCCGGCCGTGGTCTGGGTAGAGCCAGGGTGCGAGGACACCATCCACGTCCAGTGCGATCACCAGGCCGAACATCATTACGGCTTCTCCCGTGCAGGCACGAATTCGTGTTGGCACTCAACGCACTCGTAGCGGCCAAACCCCACATCCTCTGCTGAGCCACCACAGAGAACGCAGTCCGCCACGAGGGCAGAACCAACGCGCAGACCGGCGGGTGACGGGGTGGAGAACATCAGCGTCATCCACCTGCCCGGCGCGCGGTCGGACTCGGCTTGCAGTTAAACCGGCCCTGGGTGTTGCAGCTCGAACAGTCACAACTGGCGTATGACGGATGGATCGCTGCCGGACCTGCACAGTTCGCGAGTTCGGTGCACTCGTAGGTGCCGTCGTTGTGGTTCGTGATGTGACCAGCGCAGGACAGGGTGGCGCGGCGCTGGGTAGGGTCGGCCTGGATCCACTGCTGTTCGTACTGTGCCGCCGCTGTCCAGCACTTGCCGCGGAGGTGGAACGTCACCGGCGGGCCAGCGGGGATTTCCATGTTGTCAGCGAACGTCAACGACTTCTGCCGGGCGGTGACGGGTTCCTCGCAGGCCGGGCACACGCCGGGGGTTTCGAACCGGGTCATCCGATCCAGTTCGCGAGTGGCGATGCGCTGCCCCATCCGCTCACGGCACGGTGGCGGCTCCCCGCACACGGCGCACACCTGGTAGTGCTCATCCTGGTACACATGCCAGGTCTTGTAGCAGTAGTGCCGCAGGTGCTTGTCGTGGTTACGTGCCTTGATGTCGTCTCTGGTGATCCAGATTGGGCGGATGACGACAACGGCGGGTTCCGCCACGTTCCGGTAGGCCGGTTTCAGGGCGCGTACCGCTTGGTGGTCGCGTTCGGTCCACAGGTCTGCGGGTACCGGGTTGACCTCGATCACACGCCACACGGCGTGGTCGTAGGCAATCAGCCGACCCGGTTCCGGCGGGTACTGCATGGTTGCGGTGTTGGCTGGGAGCCACCTATCGGGTCGGCTGACGGGGAGCATCCAGTTCATACCCGCGCCTTCCCGTTGCGTCGTTGTGCGAGGTCGTCGGTGCAGTAGCTGATCGCGGCCAACAACGCAGCGGCCATCCGGCGCGCGTCCTCCAATGTAAGCGATTCGATGTCCCTCGCCAGTGGCACATCCCGACTGAGGTACACGCAGTCCTGGAATTCGGTGTCGTCCAGCGCCACCACTTCCCAGTCCTTGCCGACTGCCCATCGGGGGCCATCCATGCCGCGTGACCCGGTGTCGGTGACCCTGCGGGACGGCGGGGGGAGTTCGCTGGCTGCGATGGGGTAGAGGCGTCGTTCGTGGTCTTCCAGCATGGCGCGTACGGCGGCTAGTTCCGTCGCGAGGTCGGCAATCACACCCCCGCCCTCCTACAGCTTGAGCACACGTTGCTGCCCAACGCGCAGGCAGCCGGGTCGATCGGGTCGCCACAGTTCCGGCAGTTGCAGATCTCGCACTCCCTGTCCGGCACGTCCGGATGTTCCGGACAGTATTCGGTCGCGTTGTTTTCCAGTTCCCACTGGCGCGATTCCTCGACGTCAGCTCGTTCGTAGCCCGTGCCGTCGTAGGTGTCCGGGCAGTCACCCCTGCTGTTGCTCATACCCCAGCCCTCCCGCCGAGGCGCAGTGAATGCGCCGAGTACCGCCACGGCTCCCCCAGCTTGGCCCGGTGCACCGCTCGCTGCACCACATCGTTGATCGCATCGCCGGACATACCAGGGTGGCTCAACTGGTCGTAACGGGTGATCGACCACAACAGTGGGCCAGACAGCACCGGCTTGCCGGCAGCCAACGCGAGGGCAGTGAGCCAGTCCCGGTGCCACTCCCCCAAACCGCCGGCATAGCCCTTGAACCAGCCGTCGTGGGCATCCTCGATCTGTACGACAGCCAGCCACGACCGGGGAACTGCCAGCGCCCACCCCAACGCGAGGATGTACCGGTCTCGCGTCCCGGCCAGGGTTTCCGTGTCGCACGCGTTAATGAGCCGCCGCAGGTTGGCCCGGCTGAGCGGTGCCGGCACGGTCTTCACTGCGGCACCCCGCCCGGTAGTTCGGAGTAGACGCCGACGAGAGTGGCGTGCACGAAGTTCTCCTGGCAGGGGGTCAGGATGTCGTCGTTGGGCCATTCGGTCATGTCTTCGACGAGGAGGTCCGCGTCGGCGTCGTTCTCGAATCGCAGTACCACGAACTTCACTGGCCAGCCTCCTCTGGTGAGGTTCCCTGGCATCGCGTGATCTCGCCGATACCCTGCTTTTTGGCCTTCTGCCGAGCGATGATCTCGTACTGGCCACAACCGGGACGCGTGCACTTGAACAGGTCAGAAACCTGCTCATACTCAAATTCGTGGCCGCCGAACTCGCCGGCCGAGGTGATCTCCCAGACGACTACCTCTGGGGCGCCCAAGTCTTCAGTCGCCATGGTGCTGGCCACCTTCCTGTATTCGCCGGTGCACGAAGCCAGCCATCACGGTGCCGGCGGCAGTTCGCGGGGCAGCCCGTGAGACTCGCGCAATGCGCGAGAACCTGGCCTCATCAGATTGGCCTCGTACTGAACTCGATGCTTGTCGATCATTCGCTGGGCACAGTCCTTGGCTTCGTCGCCCGTAACGTACGCAACGCCTTTGATCTGCGTCGTGCGTGCGCGAAACGCACCGGTGGCCTGCGAGCTGTAGACGATGACCGGCACGTACGGGAACTTGGGGGTGCGGCCACGCTTCGCAGCAGAGGCAATGCCGAAGTTGACGGTGTCAAGCACGGCATGGACGGCGTCAGCGAACGCGGCGGCGGAGTCCATCACGCACCAGCCTGGTGGTTCTCCAGGCGGCGGCCGGTGATAAAGCCAGGAATGGCGCGGCGGCAGTCCGCCCAGGACGGCTGGGACCGGCCGGCATCGTGCTGGACCTGGGCAACGCCCTGCTCGGTCTCGCCCGACTCGGTCCGGCGGGTGTAGGCGATCGTGGTGGTGGTCATGCCGGTAGTCTACCGCCTCAACTCCCGTAAAAGCAACGCCTACGGGAGTTAGGGTGGCGTGAGTATCAGGTGGCAGCGGCACCTGATACTCACCCGGTGCCCGGTCCCGTTGCGAGCATGGCGGCCTGACCCGATCATCTACGCTACGACCCGTGGCCAGCGACAACCGGGCATACCTGACCTGCCTGACGGCGAACATCATCCCGCCGCTACCGAGCGTGGTGCGCCGCTGCATCCCGTGCCTCGAACAGCACGGGACAGTCACCGACCTGTGGGTCAGCCACGCCATGGTCGACCCGGTCGACAGTGGTGGTGTGACACCGATCTGCATGGCCTGCACTGAGGTCTCCATGGATGCCCGGAAGGAGTGGGTTGCGATGGTGGCACCCGAGCAGGTTGCGGACCTGGCTAATCTCGGCCTGCTCGGGTTTGCGGACCAGTTCACGACGCATGTCAACCGGACGCGTCAGTGGCCGTGGAGTTCGCGTGCGTAACCGGGTCGCGGGTTGGTGGCTGGGTCTCGCCCAGCGCGTGTACGGCCGGGACCGACTCGACAACGAGCCGTGTCTGTGTTGTCGCACGCCCGGCGAGGTGGGTGTGGACTGGCGTGCCCGCCTCGCCGGGTGGATGTTGGGGCTGCACCGGTTTTAGGTGGCGGGCAATTCCACCAGCGACAGCGATCCGACGATGTCGGCCGCGGTGTGGACGCTCGGTTCGAGGTGCCCGGTGGCCCGCGAGTGGAACACCCGGTTGTCGGGCAGGAGGTACCAGCGTGCGCTGTTGGTGCGTCCTCGTTCGACAAACACGCGGGCGCCAGTGAGGTCAGGGGGTGTCATTTTTCGCCACCCAAACCTCGTCGCCGTTCTCGTTGGTGACGGCGGCGGCCTCCCATTCGCCAGCCTCGTCAACACTGGCCGACCCGAACGCGCCGTACCCCATCGAGCCGGGCATGTCGTTCGACTCGTAGGCGAGGTCGATTGCAGCTTCGGGACTGTCCGCGTCGACAGTTACCGTCGTGCTGACGGTTTCGATGAGGTGGACGTTGTAGGTGGGCACAAAGATCAGCCAGCCTTTCGTAGGTCTACCGGTGGCAGTTCGGTCAGCAACCCGGACAGGGTCACGTAGTTCACCATGTGCACGCTCAGTTCCAGGTGGCCCGGTCTGCGGGAGTGCCACACGTGGTCGGCCTGGCATTGGCCGGGGAAGACATACCAGCGTTCGGTGGTCGTGCGGTACCGCTCGGCGTACACGCTGGCGGTGGCGATGTCCGCAGGCCGTGTCGCGGCGTCGGCCAGGGCGTCGAATCCGGCCGTCCAGCGACGGGCGGCGGTGAGGGTGCCGAACCACTGCTCACCCCACTCGCCGCGCTTGGTCACGATCCACGGGGTTGTGGGCATCTCTTCGCGGCTGTAGACCCAGCAGTGGTCGGCAGACACGGCGCCCCAGATCTGGAGTTGACCGGTGCGGAGGCTTCGGTGCCGGGTGGTTCTGGTCCTGTCCAGGAAGGTCATCGGCGCGGTCATGGTCAGTACTGCCGCTCAACTTCAGCGACCGCACCGATGGTGCCGGTGACGGTGAACTCGACCGTGTTCGGAAGTTCCCGGGTGGTGACATCCAACTGGTACTGGACGCGAAGGAACGTGCATTCCTCGTCGACGTTGGTGATGCCGTAGCGGGGGTTCCAGGGGGCCAGGTCGTTCTGGGGGATCTCGAAGGTGAAGGTGACTGGAGTGTTGAGTGCCATGGTGATTTCGTTGTTGGTGGCGTCGAGCACCCGATGGTAGGCATCGGCGAGTTCCCGGTCGATTTTCAGGCCGCTGGATGCCCAGAGTTCGACTTCCTGGTGGTCGATACCATTAATCGCGAGTTCTTGGATGATCAGGGCTGGGTCGGCGGTCGCGCCCGGTTCGATGTCGTAGGTGACGGTGATTCTCTGGATGGCGTCAGTGAGGTTCGTCATTTGCAGCGGACTCCTTGCCAGGGTCGGGTCTTCGTGGTGTACCACCAGACTACCCGCCCAACTCCCGTAAAGCAACCGTCTACGGGAGTTGGATATCGCGATCGGCTTCGGCGGCCAGCCACTCCCGCACCGACGGCATGTGGTCCTCCTGGCACCACCCCAACGCCGTCGGAACGCCCCGCTCGTCATGGCGGATGGCGTGCCAGTGCGGCCGATCCGGCTCGACCGGCAGCTGCTCCCCCGCCAGCACGAACCGGCACGCCCGCGCGATCGAGACAGAGTCCACCGTCCACATCGTGGTGTACCGGGCCCGGCACGGCCGCCCGAGGTGCTCCCACCGTCCGGACGGGAACCCGCGCGCTGGCCGGCCACACGCTCCACACCGGCCCTCCCGGGGCCACGTTGCGGTCATCGCCAGCGGCCGTCAACTTCCGTCAAGATCTGTCAACGCACCGACTGCCGGGTGGCCGCGTGCCGGGTTGGGGTCCTGCACCACGGGCACCACGGCGAAGCTGCGGGACCGCGCCGACTACCTGGACCCGGATGGTGCCCAGTCCCACACCGCCGGGGCAGGATCAAGCCCGTGAGCCGCCAACCGTAGGCCATGCCAGCCGACGTAGCAGCCACCAGGATGAACGCGATCAGGAGCCCTGCGACCAGTACGGGCTTGGTGAGTCGGTGCCAGAGGCGCAACACAGCGGCGTGCCGGCCAGCTACCGACTCGTCACACCGGATGCACGTTTCGGGGTCGTGCCGGCGGAGCGCGCTGTGCTCGATGCCCATGTAGATGCCGGCCGCGAACAACGCGGGCACCCACGCCAGCGACACCAGCATCGGGCCGCCCACCTGCGCGGTGGCGATCGTCGCCGCGACCAACACCATCACGGGCAGCACCGGGTGGTGCACCATCCACCGCTGTGCCGATGCCGGCAGAACCATCATGGCGCGGCGCCCCCTTCCTGTTGGCAAATCTCGTGGGTTGGCCACAGCCCGGCAGTTATCGACCGGCTCGGGTGCGACCAGCAGTTATCCGGCACCCTACCGAGTAGCGGCGTCCCATCCTGTCTCCAATCCGTTCCACGGTCTTGCTGTCGGCCCCCCCCAGCATCATCCTGGCGGTGCGTCTTCTGCTCTCTGATCTGGATGGGTCGACGTCGGTGAACAGTGACGGCGGGTCCTGGTATCAACAGGACCCGCCGTCGTTCTCAGGTACGGGGTGCGCGTTCCAAGCCGTCAGCCAGGTCAACGGCGTCATCGGCGAGCCACCGCCACAGTTCGGGGCCCAGCTCGATGTGGATGGTGCTGGTGCCGGCGGGCTGGTCCAGTTCCGCAGTGATGACCGCGAACCCCGCGTCATCGGGTCGGTAGAGGGTGAGTTCCGCGGCGGTGTCACCGATGGTTTGGCGGTACACGATGCCGTCCTCGGTGACCTCGCGGGTGGTGTTGGGGATGTCGGTCACGAGCGAATGGGCTCCTTGTCTGCTACGGGGGGGCATCCACCCACGTTTCGGGGTATGCGGGATGCCACTCCACCGCTCCATCCTCGCCGACCATGTCCGCCCAGACGGTCACCCAGTGCGGCAGTTCGTGTGGTGCTTCGCGTTCGCATGGCACGTGTCGCCGGGCCTGACAGATGGACACGGTGTCTTGACCTGCCACCGAAGAGCACTCACTCGCCGACCACGTCGGTGCGCCCGGTCTCGGTCACCCCAGTGGCACACGGGTGCCAGCGATCGATGACGCACATGTGGTCGCCACTCTCGTCGCTCATGTCGTGGCACTTTTCGACGCAGTCCAGGCAGAAGTGCCCGAAGATGGAGCGCGGGCGGTCGGGGTCGTGCACGTCGCGGTAGCGGCACTTCTCGCACAGGCTGGCATCGTCATCTGGTGCGGCTGCCACTTCGACAGGGCACCAGGAGTCAAGAAGTTTCGTAATCACACCCAGTGCGGCCAGAACTTCCACCTCGGACAGATGCGGGCTATCTGCGAGCGCGCTGGCGATGTGGCCGTAGGCGTGTTCGGGTAGCACCACTGCATAGCGAGCGGATTCTGGGCTGTCGCCGCGACGGCTCTTCGGGCGCTCCCATAACGGCATCCCCGCCGTGTCCTTGCCGTCGAACTCCAGCTCTGCACCACCATCGTCGGCGTGCGACCCGAACGCCGACCAGCCGTCACGCTCTGCGAGCCGGAACTCCTCGCGGGTCCACTGTTGCCGTTCAGCACCGAGTCGTCGCACCCGGTCGATAATCGGGTACAACTCGCCGTCGTCCGGGTTGAGGCCGACCAGGGTGGCGATCTCGCCCAATACCTGTCCCAGCGCGAGGGCTGTCGCTGCGTGGAAATCGGCGTCGCTCACACGATCCCCGTCCTTCACCGGTACCCCACCTCCTCGTCTGCCTGGTCGGCCAGCAACCGGTACGCCTGCTGGTAGGTCTCCTCATCCGGTCGCATGTCGGTGACCAGTTCGTTAGCGCGATCCAGGACGGCTTGCCAGTCGTGCTCGCCGATCTCCGGATAGTCGCTCCAGTCGATCTCGATCACCATGGCGGCGGGTCCACCGTAGCTACGGGCCACGATGTACCGGGCTACCGTGTCGATCGCGGCCTGGGCACGTTTGAATTGGTCCCGCGCGCTGGCACGTCGGGCCGCCATGTGCGGCGAGGTGTAGATCGGCCCATCCGGGTCGAACGCCTCGGCATCGAGGATTCGGAGTTCTCGGCTCTCATCGATGGCGTTAGCCATGCCGCGTGTCCTCTCGATCATTAAGCAGGCCAGATATCCGTTGGGCGAGTGACCCGAGAATCGTGGCGTCCGCGATCCGGTCATCCCACGCCTCGATATAGGCCCGGCAGGCCGAGGCGAGGGCAGCGAGGTCCAAGGTGGCTGGTGCCGGTCCGGCGAGCAGGCCCGCATCGTCCAGCGTGTAGGCCACCACGTACGCCCGTGTCAGCGACCTGGTGACGGTGATCAGCGCACCAGCCGCGCGGGCCACGTGTACCGGGTGCGGTGGCTTGAGGCGTGTCGCCCACGGTTCGGCGCCGGTGTCGGGGACGGTGCGCATCCCGTCCATCTCGGCCTGGACGTGTGAGGGTCGGTCAGGCATGTCGCGCATCCTCTCGATCGTTGTCCTGGTGGCGGGCGTACACCACTTCCTGTGGCGGCCGGTACAGGCGCTGCTGGCCCGGTCCCGGGATGGGCGCCTCGAACCGGGTCGGATCGGTGAACACCCAGTGGTAGACGTGCGTGCCCGGCTCGCCCCACTCCGGGCAGCACCCCGTGGACTGATGCACACCGATGAGGATGGCTGTCCCGATGTAGCCGGTGGGTTGCTTGCGGGGAGGCGAACGGAACCGGACACCACGCAGGTGCGCCAGGATGACGCCATCCGAGTCGAACGCCTTGCCTGCGTGGACGTACACCAGTCCCCGGTAGGTGGTGGACCAGGTGCGGTTCTCGATGTCCTTGTCGCCGTTGATGATGAGCTCAGCCCAGGGGCGGCGGATGGACAGGGCGCGGGCGTCGGTCATGATGCCAGCAGGCCAGCGGCGTCCAGCGCGTCCACAATGGCCCCCGTGTCTGCGTCATTGGGTAGTCGAGGTGCCGCGTCGCGCACGGTTGAGATCACGTCCCATGCCTGGTTCAAGATCTCCTGGCGGGTCGCGGGCAGTGCCACGAGCGCCCGGAGGTCCGCCTTGGAGACCATCAGGTCGCTCACCTCCGTGAACCGGTTGATCATTGCTGTCACCCGAGCGCGGGCATGTCGCGTGTCGCTGGCCAGGCCGGGTGTGGCCCATGCACCGGGGATCTCGTGGTTGTCAGTGGTCATGACACTGATCCTGCCCTGCCGGGTGCGGTGAATAGGACGCACCGGCCTCCGTAAGATACCAGTGGAAAGGTTCACGATTCCTATCAACAGTAACCAGGCCGTGCCGTTCGAGCGCTAGAACGGTTATGGCCCTAACGTCCGTTCCCTTCAGAAGCGGGTTCCTGGCAATATCGGCAAGCGCGGTTTGCATAGCAGGCGTAAGGCGGAGTTTGGTCATCGTGGGTCCTGTTCTGCCGTGGTGGATGTGGGCGCGCTAGGTAGCTGCGAGGGGGTTGCCAGCCACAGTTCCACCGCCCAAGTGATGGCACTGGTGCGGTCGCGGCGCTCTGTTGCTGCCCTGGCGTCTAACCGGGCCAGGAGGTCATCAGGGATGTTCATGTTGACTCGACTCACGAGTTCATCGTACACCACGTCGACACTGTCATACGCTTCTGGTACACACGACATGTGCACGTTCGGCGGAGAACAGGTGTTCGAACAGGGTGCCCAAGCCGTTGCCAGCCGGTTACCGTTCGACCATGGACGCGGAGACCCCGCTAGGCCCGTTCCTCACGGCGGCAGCCGCGCACCAGTTGACCCGATTCGTGGACCGGAACGTCCACGTCCCCGGCTCGGACGTCGTGCACGCCATGAAACCCCAACGGCTGATCACCGAGCTGATTCCCGGCCTGGCGTGCGGCACTGCGGTCGGCGGGTGGGACTGGATGCGGCTCGAACCGACCACCCTTGCGGTGACCTGCCACCACTGCCTACGCCATGACGAACACGGGGTACCGGGGCGGAGGGTGTGCGGGACGCAGTTGGTGCTGCACCTACGGCTGCCGTAGCGCTGACGTCGACAGTTTGGGGTAGCCGGTACCGGACAGGACGCACCGGTTCGTGTCGGGATTCCACATCGCGTCCGGCTGGCCGCACACCGGTTCGTGCGGATGCTCTTGGATGGCGCCGTCGGCTCGCGCGAGGTCGGCATGCTGGTCGCAGGCCACGAGTCCGCACCGGCCGTAGCGCTCGTCTTCGACCATGACATGCACCGCCGCTGACGACGCGCACGCCGCACCGGACCCGAGAGGCTCGTAGGTACAGGTCGCGCCGTGGTTGGCGGCGGCTGGCCCGACCCGACGAAGGGTCATGACATCTCCACGCCGGCAGCCTGGGTGACACGCCGCATCTCGGCGAGGTCCCACACCGCGATGTTGTTGGTCAGCGAGTCCCTCCAGTGGCTCAACCCCTCCACTCGACAGGTGCGGGCCGGGCCGGTGCGGTGCGCGGTGTAGCGGGCGTGGTAGTGGCCGTGGATCAGCCACGCCGGCCCGACCTCGTCCACCACGCTGCCCAGCAGGGCGCGGTGCGCGTCCGCTGCCGGCACCTCCGGAACCCACGCGTCCGGCAGCGGCGACACCAGACCGGCGGGGGTGACACCGCTGGGGCAGTCGTGGGTGACCATCACATCCGCCGGTCCTTGGCTGATCGCCGCCAACGCTTGCGTCGTGGTGATCGCCTCCTGCGGCCACCAGTCCTGGCCGGGTGTGCGCAGTCGCCGGTCGATGGAGTGCGCGCCACCCAGCGCGAGGAACCGCAGCCTGGACCACGTCCAGCGGTAGCCGCGCGGCAGGTGCCAGATCTGGTCGGCCACCGGGTGCAAGCCGTGCACGTCGGGCGGAATGTGCGCCAGGCCAGGGTGGTCGTCGTGGTTGCCGTCGACCCACAGCATCCGCACCCCGTGCTGGTGCAGCGCCATCGACAGGGCCTCCATCGCCGCCGAGCGCACCCACACCCCGAGATCCCCGGTGTGCACGATCACCTGGGCGCCCTGATCGGCGGCGTGCCGGATCGCGGTCCGGGCGTACCGAGTGCGGCCGTGCCAGCACCCGGCGAACGCCACCCGATCCGGCTCGGCGAGCGGGCCGGTCACGGCAGCCAATGCAGGTCGGCCATCCACACCTGCGCCTCCAACGGGTCAATGTGCAAGCCGTCGCTGTCGGCCCGCACGCCCGGGAAGCGGGCGCCGAGCACGTTGCACAAGTCGTTCGCGGCCCGTTCGAGGTAGCGTTCCCACTCCTGCACCGTGATGACCTTCTTGTCCAGCAGTGCCAGCCCCATCGCGGTCAACTCGGCGCGGTGCAGCAACGTCGCCTCCCGGTGGTCTCGCACCGCGGCGCACTCCGGGTCGGCCAACGCGCGGGAACCCAGCTGCCAGCCGGCGAACAGGCTCCGCCACTTCGCGAGGATGTTCAGGGCCCGCTGGGTCCGGTCGTGCTGGCTGGTGCTCACCGCGCGACCCCGTCTCGGCATAGAGCGTGGGCCAGCTCGGCGGCCAACATCTCGTCGGGGCAGTAGATGTCGTCGGGGCCGTCACGCTCGTCCAGCGAGTCCGCTTCGTGCCCGGCGGCATCGTCGCCCAGAATGCGCAGCAGCGCCTCCAGCGGTGGCCCGATCGTGGGGCGAGTCATCACGATCCAGGTGATGTCAGCGTTGGTCACGTCGTAGGCAACATGCCGGTCGCGGCCGTCGTAGATCTGGCCGCCGGGCTGGAGCATCGCATCCCCCGCCCACTCCAGATCCTTGCCTGTTCCGGTCGACAGCGCCGCGTCCCGCACAGTGTCTGCGGCCCGGTACAGCACGGTGCTGAGCGGTTCACCCATCGGTGCCTGCCCGGCGCTGGTTGCGGGTTTCGCGGCTCGCCTGGTGGCGCTCCCATCGCCGAGAGCGGCGTTTCACCGCTGCCGTGGCGCCGGCCCGCTGGGTCCATACGTACAGCCGACGCCACCCGGTGTGCACGTCTTGCTCGTCTCCGCCCCGGATCGGCCTGCGGTTCACTCCGACACCTGCCTGTCCTGTTGCTGCTGCCAATGGCGGCGGCGTTGCTGCGTCTTCCATGCGGTGTAGCCAACCGTCGCGACCAGCCACACCGCGATGGCCGAGATCAGCCACCCCCACATCACCCAGCCCGTGATCAGCAGCACCAGGGCGACCGTCAGTGCATACAGTGCCAGCCCCGCCGCCGCGTACGGAGCGCCCTGCTCCCACAGTCCCCTCACGGCTGGTCGCCCAGTTCGGCGAGCACCACCGTGCCTGGCGGCAACCCGGGTGTCGTTCCCGGTTCGGTGCACCGCGGGCATGGCATCCCACCGCGGCCGTCGTGGCAAGCGTTGAACGGATGCAACCGGTGGGACAGGCACACCCAGCCAGTACCGGCGCACGGATCGAATACGGCGACCGCCGCGACCACCCGGTCTGCGTCCGCGACCGTGTCCATCACGCCGATCAACCTGCCGTCAGGGTGGCCCGGGTCAGTGGTGTCCACGAGGGTGCGGCGCCAATGGCCACCGGTGCGCCACGGGCCAGTGGGGGTGTTCGGCCCGGCAGTCGACCGGGCGCGGATGGGAAGCAGCACGTCCACGTCCACACCCAACTCGTCGGCGATCGTGATGAGCATCGGCAGCAGCGGGATTCGCCGGCCCAGTTCCCAGTGGTTCACCGCCGTGCGGGACATCCCCACTGCTGCTGCGAGGTCCCGCGCCGACCATCCCCGGTCGGTGCGGGCCGCGCGGATACGGTGCCCGACCTGCACGGCGAGCGTGTCGCGTGTCGTCATGCGGGGCTTCTCCACACGCCGGTCTGGCCGTTCTTGTTCCACCCGTCCGGCTCGGTGCCGACCGCGCCGTCCCATGCGACTGCGGCCAACACGGTGCGCCACAGGTTGGCGCGGCTCTTGCCGGCGTAACACCAGTGCGCCACATAGAGGCACGGAACGGCCTTAAGGGTCAGCGCGATCCGGTAGTTGTACAGCATTTCCAGCACGTCCACCCAGTGCGTACCGGCCGGGTTGCCGTGGATACGGAGCCCGCCCTCGATCGGGGTGAACAACGTCGCTGTGGTGGTGTCGGTGCTCACCGCGTGGCACCCGCGGTCATCAACGCGGACCGGCGTGCTCGACGAGCCTGCCGCGCGATGGTCCAGCACGGGCCACACCAGGCGCGCCGCCGGCTAAGCTTCTCGGCTCGCCGCTGGCCGCAGCTCTCACACGTCACCCAGCCGGGAATCGGGCCGCCCGGTGCTTCCCGTCGCTTCACGGCCTGCGCCTTCCGTCGCTGGTGATGTCCGTTCGATGACGAGTATCCCAGCAGCACGAGCCCAGTCCGTGCACTGCGACGCGCCGGGCGACTGATCGCGAATGAGCGAAACGCACACCGCCGCGCCCAGGTGCACCATGCGCAGGTTGCGGACCATCCCGGCGCGCGGGCAGTAGTCGTCGCCGCGCCGGTTGGTGCGGCGGTGCCCACCGGGGCAGTCCAGTTGGCAGCGACCGGCCCAGTCAGCAGGGTGCAGTTCGATCTGCCCGCCCCAGTGGGTCCAGCAGTCCTCCATCATCCGGTCCCCACCGCGCGGGCACGCCCCCAACACCAACGTCGCCGCCGGGTGCCACACCAATGCCAAGGTGTCCCGGACGGCTACCGGGTCGTCCCACGTTTGGGAGCCGGTACCCAGCACCCGATACGGGCCGTCCGGTCGGTTGGCCAGCCACTGCTGTTCCGGGGTCGTCACAACTCCCTCAACAGGGCGGTGACCATGTTGAGGGATACCGGTGCGTAGCCCCACACGTCCAGGCCCACGTTGATCTGCGGCGTGCCGGCCGCTGTCCGGTGGACCTTCCACGCATCGTGGACGTGCCCGCACAGCAGCGGCGTCCCGCAGTCCGGTAGCCGGTACTCCTCGAACCGCTCCACTGCGGTGTGGTCGCCGCTGTACGGCAGGTGCGACAACAGCACGTGTCGGCCACCAAGGCTGCGCGTCGCGTACGCCTGGACGCTCGCGAAGTGCCCCATCCACTCGCACTGCCGTCGGTGCGCATCCCGGTGTCCCGGCCACGGCTTGTCGTGGTTACCGGTGATGAGGTGGATCTCCCCGTGCAGCCGGTCCACCAACGGCCAGAACACGGTAGGTGAGCACATCGCGACATCCCCCAGGTGCACCACCTGATCGCCCGGCGTGACCACCGCGTTCCACCGCTGGATGATCTCCTCGTCGTGTGCGGCGGCGTCCGCGAACCCTCTCATCTGGGCGATCTTGTTGTGCCCGAAGTGGGTGTCCGCGGTGAACCACACCTGCTCCTTCACTGGTCGCCGCCGAAGGGCGTCAGGCAGGTGGTGGACTTGATGTACAGGGGGTGTTTCGGGGAGCCGTCCAGGTTGGTGCCCAGACACCACAGCTCGGTGCCAGTCGCCGCCATCAGGCACCGCACGACCTCCGCGCGACCCCACGCGGCAGGGTCAGCACCCCACGCCGCAACGGTCACCGCGACCGATGCGGGCCTCGCCAACAGGAACCGGTCGTTCCGGGGGCCTACCGGGTGGGGATGGCGCCGCAGTTCGCGCGGGTCGGTGGCGCGCAACGCGAACAGGTTGCGCACCACGATCCCGCCGTAGCCCCATGCTCGGGCGAATGCCATGCACCGCCGGATCGTGGGGTCATCCTCGTCGGCGTCTGCGGTACTCGGGTTGAGCATCACCCAACACACCAGGCCCAGCGACGCATCCCACACCCGCCGCAGCTCGTACCGGTACACCTCGCACACCGGGCACGCCGCACGGTCATGCCCCGGTTCGTCGCCGATATCGCATCGGCTGATCTCCGCGGTGCTGGTGGTGAACAGGTCGGCTGTCACGATCCACCCGACACGCTAGCTGTTGCCGTCTTGCCGCCACCAAACCCGCCACGCTCCACGCTGCTGTTCACCGTGCCCTGGCCGGACGACCCCGACCCGGTGTGGGTACCAGCCAACGTGGACTGGCTCCGTACGGCGGACGCCGCCCCACCGACTCGAGGTACCCCGCGGTACACCGAGACGTTCGCGGGCGCGGTGTGCACCACCGTGATGTTGGTGATGTTGATCCGACGCCCGTACGCCGGCACCAGATACGTCGGGTAGGCGACCGTGTCGATGTAGTCCCACTCGTCGCCGAGACCGACCGCGCCGCCCGTGTCGTACAGGCCGCACTGGTCGTCCGGCACCCGCAGTTGCGTCACCCGATCCACGCACACCCCCACGTACTGGGCATCCGGTGAGGTGTCGCACGCTGCGGCAGCCGCGAGCAGGCTCGCGCCGACCAGGGCAGCCAGGAGATAGGTTGGTGCCGATGGGGACTGGCGTTGACTACGGTTCACGGTGCACTCCTCACGGCCTCGTTGGTGATCGGATACTCGCTCCAGGTCCGGCCATCCAAGTCGCGGCCGTTGGCCTTCGGAGTGCGACCACCCCACTGCTTGTGGAAGAAAGGCACCCCGGACTGGATGCAGGTGTCGCGGATGTGCCGCACCCACGCCGCGTCAACCGGCCGGGCGTCCGGGCCCGACTCGCCCCCGGTGATCACCCATCCGATGCCAGCCAGGTCCAGCCCGTCCAGCGGGCCCAGTAGTGGCTCGCACGACAAGAACCGCACGGCCGCCGGCACCTGACGCAAGTCGTCAACCCGGTCCAGGTGGTCGCTGCTCTCGACACTGACCCCCATCCACAGGTTCGGCGGCCAGTCCAACCGGTCAGCCAGCCGAGGCAACCGGCTGGCACGCTTCGTCAACACCTGGTAGGTGTGCTGCGGGGTATCCGCGATCACCTCGAACACCTCGCGCACGAACTCGACCGGCACCTTCGCGTGGAACAGGTCCGACATGGAGTTGACGAAGATCGTGCGCGGTGTCCGCCACTTCCGGGGGATGTTGAGGGCAGCCCGGTGCAGCGCCAACCCGAACCCTGGTCCGGAGGTGCGCGGGTCGCCGTCGGTCTGGTACTTCGCCGACCCCATCGCCTTGAGTCGCTTCGCGAGTGCCAGCGCGTAGCAGTTGTCACAGCCCGCCGAGATACGGTCACATCCGGTAGTCGGATTCCATGTGACCTCGGTCCACTCGATAGCGCTCTTGTCAGACATGGTCCCCCTCATTCGCGATGGCCAACAGGGTGTTCCTGTGGCACGGCCAGCCTTCGCGACACCAACACACCAGATCCAGCCCAGCGAGTTCGCGGCGGATCTCGTCATCGCTGGGGTAGTTGGCCGGTAGCTGGTGCGGCTTGCCGGCGGCCCGCCGTTCGAGGTGTTCGCGGTGCAGGTCCACCACGGCGAGGTGCTCTCCCCAGGTGTTGCCCTGCATCCGGAATGGGTTGCCGAACTTGCCGTAGTCGCCTTGTCCGCGGCCGACGTACCTGGCGTTCGGTGGCATCGTCCAGCCGGCGGTGCGGAGGCGTTGCCGTCCCTGCGGGGTCACCGAAGGTCCCCGGGGCCGGCGGCGGACCGCAGTAGGCACGCCAACCACGACCGCCGAACTGAGCGGCGTTCCTCGGTAGAGGGCAGTCGGCGGGCCGCACGAGCGCTGCGCAACGTGGGCCCGATCGGCGAGTCAATCACATGCAGCAGCCCCCACGACGGGGGTAGTTCATCCCGTCGCACGATGTCGTCGGCCGCCGCGACAATCCAGAACCGGTCGACCCGGTCCACGAACATCGCCGCCTTGGTGGGTTGCTTCAACTCCCGCAACCAGTCCGATCGAGAACACTTCATCTCGAACCCGTGCAGGTCCAAGCCTTTCGACGGCCAAAGGTCCATGACGACCGCGTCCAGGGTGCGTTCGGCGTCGTGCCCGGCGCTGGATCGAACGTGTGGCAGGTACGCGTAGCGGGGGCCGTTGCCGGACAGCACGGTGTACCGCTGGCGCAACAACGCGTGCAGGTCCGCTTCGGTGCACGGCGTGGCGGTGGAACTCGTGGCCGCGGTCATGGCCGGGCCAGTCGCGGGTCTGCCAGTGCCAACTGGGCCTGGACCTGGTCGCCCAGTTCGGCGTGCAGTTCCATCAGTTCGGTGAACTCGCCCACGTAGCGCAGCATGGCCATCCGCTGGCTGGCGATCAGCCCCGCCATCTCCGCGCGATCCATGCCCTGTTCGACCAGTCCGGTGGCGCCGTCCAGTAGGTGCACGATCTTGGGCATGACCTTGTCGACGCCGCGCACAAACCGCGCCTCGGGTTCTATCTGCATCTCGTAGCGCAGAAGTGACTCGGGAAACCATGGCAGCGTTGAGCCGAACTCTGCATGGATACGGTTCACCGCGACGCGTTCCCGGTCCTCCTTGGCGGCTCGGCCGGCGGGACTGATACGCAGCGTTGGCGTGTCCCCCGCGTACACCTCAGGCGCGTCGTGCACCAGGGAGAACTGCGCCACCAATCCGACATCGAGATGGGGGAAGCAGTTGGCGGCCAGGGCGCAGGCCAGCCACCCCAACATCACCGTGTGGTCGGTGTCGGACTCCGGTGTCACCTGGTCAGGGTGGTACACGGCGGTGCGGTCGATCCGGCCGAACGCCAACGCCAGTCGTCCCAAGTCCACCAGCGCGTTGGCCAACTCTTGAGTGGTCGCGGTGGCCGTGCCGCTCTCTTGTGTGGTCACGAGAGGCTCGGCTCGTTGGCCGGGTGGATGCCGTAGTAGGTGAGCATCGCGGTGAAGGCGCTACACGGTGCGGCCACCGAGCACTCCACCGCGAACTGGCCTTCCCACTCGCCAGCCCAACTTCCGGCGACCACCGAGCACTCCCCGCACCCGAACCAGGCATCCTCGTAGCACCCGAGGTCGCCTTCGTGTTCGCAGTCGCCTTCGTTGCATCCCTCCGACATCAGCAGCACCGGGGCGTGGCGGGTGGCGTGGGCCAACAGGTCCAGCACGTGCGGGTGGTCCTGGTCGTAGCGGCTGGTGGCCAGGATCGCCTCGTACAGCTGGCACGCCAGGTCTGGGTCACCGAGCGCCTTGGTGGCGGCGTCCCGGTCCGCACCGGTGAACCGCACCGCCTTGATTACGGCCGCGGTGGTGCCGGCTTCGACCGCCACCTCCCACTCGCATTCCGGGCACACGCCATGGGTGGCGAGGTTCTCGTTGTCGCGGTCGTAGCCGCCCCAGGTGCGGGCGACCCCGACCTGGCGGTGGCACACCGAGTGGGTGGTGATCCGCCACTCGGACGGGTTGGCCAGTGCGGCCACAGCGGCGTCTCGGTAGCGGACTGCGTGCAGTCGGCCGCCGTCCAAGCCGATCAGGTAGTCCACGTCGGTGGGTAGCGGCGGCGGGGGGTCGTTGCGGTCGTCGGCCAGTTTCATCATGGCCATGTGGGCTGGTTCGATGCGGTCCGTCACTGGCTTCTCCCCGGGGTGCAGCACAGGTCCTGGTAGATGTTCACCACGTCGGTCAGGAAGCCGTCACTGACCGTGGTGTTGTACAGCGTGTTGAGCCGGTGGCGCAGGAGGTCCGCCAGGGCCTCACTTGGGCCCCGGTTGGGCGCGATGTCGTGGACGGTGGCGATCACCCGCTGCGCCGTCGTGGTGGGCAAGTACCACAGGCCAGCCAAGATGTCCGCGCCGTCAACCACGACGTGGGCGGGTTCCGTGTCCGGCCCGGTGTCCGTGTGATGCGGGCACTCGCACGTCGCGCCAGCCGGGTCGGAGCATTCGGTGTGGTAGCCGATGCTGCATTGCCGTTTCCGACTGTGGCTGTAGGGACTGCGGTCGGTCCCATCCGCGCCGGTCAGTCGGTCGGTGTAGGTGTCATCGGTTTCGCCCGGCAGGCTGGGCGGGAGTGTCGGGTACCAGGTACCACGTTCAGTGGAGTCCATGCGGGTCCTTTGGGTTGCTGGGGCTATCGCTTGCGGGTGGCATTGCCGCGACGGACAGCGTCCATGGCCTGGTCTGTCGTGACGGGCGAGCGGGATGGCGGCGTGGTCTGGACGTCGCGGGCCCGGTCGCCGAGCGTTTCACCGGATGGGTTGCTCATGGTGGTGGCCTTTCGAGTGTGGTGGAAGGCAAATTGAGTGTTAAGTTGCTGGTCAGTCAGTTCTCCGCGTCGTCGCGGTCCAGCCACCGGCAGGCGTTCCGCCAGATCCGCACGGCTGTCTCGTAGCCCTCCTGCGCCTTCAATCGCGTCCACGAGTCCGGGAAGTTGTGGCCGGTCGGCTGGTTGAGGTCTTCCTGTTCGAGCAGGAGGGCCACCTCGCACGGGTCGGCAGGTAGCGGCGCCAGTGGTGTCGCTCCGTCCGGCGTGGCGCCCCATGTGATCGTGGTGCCTTCGACGTGTGCTGTGCAGCGGAGGTCGTCGCTGAGTGACGAAGACGCGTGTTCAGCTTGGTATTGGTAGTCAAATCCGAGGTACACGTCCCCCAGTCCGGGGCGGTGCACCGTCGTAACGAACGGGTAGGCGATCGTGGTGCTCATGGGTCTGATTCTACGCGTAACACACACTGTCCGCAATGCTATCCAGCATTGCGGACAGTGTGTGTTAATTGGTGGCTTACCTGCGCGATCACCTCGCGCGGAAACGCTGCGTGGTGCTACTCAGGTCGCCCTGTCGCGCCGTGCCGGTAGCTGTACGCCTGCAACGCCCACATGGCGGTGGCCGACATGGCGGCGCCGTGCATGGCCGCCGCCGTTGGGTCGTGTCGTACCAAGTTCGCGACTGTCGCCACCGCGCTGAAGGTCGCGGCGAAGGTGTTGATGCCCATGCTCACCAGCCACCAGTGGCGACGCAACAGGTTCATGATCTCGTCTCTCTGGGGATGCGCGACGGCCCGGCGCGTGCCGGGGCCGCGTCGCCGAGGTCATCCGATGGTGCGGGTACCGGACAACCCCGGCGACGTGGGCGGTGGGACCTAGCGGGGGTGCTGCACAGCCTTCGCAAGCTGCGCAAACGGCCCGATCACCACAGCCAGTATGACCCGCCAACCAGTGGTGGTCCGGTGCCGACACACCCGCCGATCACACCCGGACCGGCCTCCGGTACCGCAGCACCGTCAACGGCGGCAACGCCGTGGTGTGCCCGCACCCCAGCCACACCACACACAGGTGGTGTATCGAGGTCGCGGAACGCCGCCCGCACGTCCCGCACCTGCTGGGTTTCGGCACCACGTTGAGGACTGGGCCGTGCACGTGTACGAAGCCCTGGGCCCGCCGGGTGGCCTCGTCCACACCGCTCACCCCGACACCCCGCCCTCGTCGTCCCCGCCGCAGTCCGGGTCGGGCAGCAGGTCACCGGTAATGGGTAGCGGGTGGTGGGTGTCGTCGAACAGCCGCAGGTCGGCGGCGGTGATCGGGACTCGGCGCAGCGCGTCTACCGGGTCGGGCAGGCCCACGAACCCGGACAAGCCCTTGACCTCCGTGGACAACTGGATCACGCAGGCTCCGCCGCCGATGGTGCCGGTCACGATGACCCCGCCGTCCAGCGGGTGGGCGTGCGCGGTTTCAACTTCGAGGACCGGGTCTTCCATGGAGTCGACCCAGTCGGCGAGGGCGCTGGCCTGCCGGTCGACGTAGTCGCGGAGCAGTTGCCGGCCGCTGACTTCGTCGATCGTGGGGAGGTGCGGGTGGTCGCGGAGGTGTTCGGCGATCCGGAACCAGCGTTCGGCCTGCTCTTCGGCGGGAGTGAGGGCGGGTGCGGTGAGGACGTCGGTCACGGGTGGCTTCCTCCCGGCCAGCTCACGCCGGCCTGTGTCATGGCGGTGGGATCACGCATAGCCATCGATTGTGGCGGTGCAGGCCATTCGGGGGAACGGTTAACGGCCCACTAGTCCACCAACCGTCACCACGTGTGCTATGTCGGTGACGACCCGTCGCGAACAAGGGTCAAAGCGGGCACTGCCGCGTCAATCCACGCCAACAGCCTCCGGTGCGACCGGTCATCCGGGGTCATCGCGACCGCCGCGAACGCTGCGGCGATCAACCGGACCGGGTCGTCCGTTGACCACCGCGCCAGGGTCCGCCACACCTCCGCCGGGTCCTGGCATCGCAGTGCCGTCGACAACCGGCCCGCATCCGCGACCGCCCGATTCGCGACCCGCGCCTTGTCCGCCGGCGGCACCCCCGCACCCTCCGGCCGGTGCAGCCATTTCTGGCCCGCCTCGTTTCGCGTCACCGGTCCCGCACCTGGGCCCTACCAGCCGGGGGCAGCACCGTCACGGTCACGGTCCGCCGGTGCCACCACGCCCACCCAGCGGGCCACGCCACCGCCACCGCGAGCACGGCCACCAACACCACGCCGGCGAGCACCGTGTGGTCCGTGGCCGCCACATCCGCTGCCAACCATGCCGCAGTCGCTGCCACCACCTCCCCCGACACCAGCACCAACACCGCCACCGCAGTACCAGCCCGGTCCGTCCTCGCCGCTGGCGGACGTGGCGACTCCAGCCGGTGCCGGCCTGCTCGTCCAGGCATCAGTCACCGGCCCGTTGTGCACGCCGGGCCCGTAGCCACCGCGGCAGATGCCGGACCGCGATTCGCAGCGCCACCACCGCCGACAGCACGCCGAACCCGACGCTCGTTGCGGACAGCCCCAGGTCGACAGTCACCGCGGTGAACGCGTAGGCCACGCCAGCCGCGACCACGAACCCCAACAGCGGGGAGCGGCCCACCGATGGTCCTGGCTGCTCGGGTGTCACGTCGTAGTGCGGCACGACTCCTCCTCATCCTCGTTCGGTGCATCGGTCAACCTGCCGTCCGGGTGCAGCCGCACCCATCGGTCCTGGCGGTACCACACGCGCTTCCGGGCCGGGTCGCGCCAGCTCGGCACGATCCACCCCAGGCGCTCATACTCGGCGCGATTGCCGTGCGTATCGGTGACCGCACCGTGGCAGCCTGTAGATCCACTTCCACAGAGATGCAACCCGTTCGCCGGACACCACGTTCCACCGGCTGAACCGTTCTGGCGGTGATGCCAGTTCCCGGCCCGCCGGAAGCACACCCCCGGGATCTGGATCTCGCACAGCCCCCTGGATCGCCGCTTCACTATCCGCTGGCCGCCAGCCCTCACCGCTGACTCACCCGGTTTCGGTGTCGCGCGTGGACGCATCGGCGCCTGCCTGTGCGGCATCGGGGTGCGCCGCTTCAAGCCCGTTCCACGGTGCAGCGGGGTACTTCTCACAAGTCACCCCGCGCGATCAGCGGGCGCAGGATCGCCGCGGCCAGCAATGGCGGCACGGCGTCCCCGACGCATCGGTACTGCTGAGACTTGGTGCCCGTCCACGGGTAGTCAGCGCGGAACGACTGCAACACGCCAGCCTCCTGGACCGTGACCCGCACCGACTGCTCACCGGTACGAGCGTCCCCGCACTCGTCACCTGCCGGGCCGTGCACGCGCCAACTGCCCACGTTCGAGGTCAGCCCTGTTGACGGTGCTGCGACATCCCGGTGATACGGCAGCACCTTGTCCTTGGCGACGCGCGAGTTGTTGCCAGGACACACGACCCAGTCCACCGCGTTGGTGCGTTGACCGAAGAACAGGGTGCCGGCAGGCTCGTCCAGGGCGCGGGCGCGGGCGCAGGCATTGGCTTGGTTGCCGTTGCGCATCACCCACTGCATGTCCGAGTGCCCGAACGCCACAGTCATCGCTGGGTCGTCGGCACTACGGGGATGGGTGCGGTCGTTGACCTTCCTGCGTGACGCGGACTCGATCGTCCACATACTGCGGTTCACGGTGGACATCACCGTCTGAGCTGGCTCGTCCTCGGTACGTTCGCTCCGCTGGTCCGGGTCACCACCTACAGCCTGGCTACCGCGCAGCACCAACTTGTTCCGGTTGATCTTCCCGGTGGCGGTCGGTGCCGGTTCGGCGGAGTCCCGCTCGCCCCGGTCGGACGGGTCGCCACTGGTGCCGTAGCTCGACCGCATCACCCAGTTGCCGTCCGCAATCTGCCGCTGGAACCAGGCGTGCCGCCACGACGAACCCCGCAACGCGTCCTCCGGGCCGGCCTGGCGACCGCGTGCCGTCATCACCACAGAACTGGGCTGATCCGGCAGGCCCCACCCCAGCGCGTCCGCCATCGACACCGGGCGAGGTAGTGGGTCGCCGAACAGGGACGCCTCGGTTTCGTAGGCAACGCCCGAGCGGTACGACTGATGCGTCGGCGTCGGCGGCCCCACCGGCAACCCGTCTCGGCGGGCCACGAGAATCGCGCGTTTGCGCGTTTGGGGCACTCCATATTCCTCTGCGGACAAGATCCCGGTCCACACCCGGTAGCCCATGCCGCGCAGCAGAACCGCCATGTGCTCCCACAGTGGCAGCACTGGGGGAACCTGCTCCAAGGCGATCCAGCGGGGACGCAGCGCGTAGGCCCACCGCATCGGTTCGGCGGCCAGCGGTGAGCGTTCGTCATGCCACTGCACCATGGCTGGTTCACGACCCTGCGCGAACGCCACCAGCCGGGCATGTACGGCGGCCCGGTCCAGTTCTCCTTTCCGATCCCCGGCGTTTGACCAGCCCTGGCACGGCGGCGACTGGATCAGGCCGTCCACCCGGCCCTCGAACGGCGCGGTGGGGTAGGTGGCCACGTCGGCGCAGATCCGGGCGTGGCCAGCGGCGACAGCGGTGCGGCACGCGGCCATGTCGTGTTCCAGGCCCACGGCCACGCCTTCGTAGCCCGCGAGGCGTAGGCCCTCACTCCAGCCGCCCGGCCCGGCGAACCCTTCGACCACCAGGTCAGCAGTCAGCCCAGCGGATCGCGGCGAGGTGTCGTCATGGCTGGTCATCAGGTCCAATCCTACGCGACGGACACGCCAGCCGCAATGCTGTCCGCTATGCCGGGCGGGTTGTCACATGGTGTGTCCAACGGCTACCATGCGGACCATGAAGTCACTGCTGTCTCCACAGGAACAGGCCACCTTGACCAAGTGGATTACGTCAGGGCAGGCCCGCGACTGGCGTATCGGTGCCCGCTTGACGCAGGTTGACGCCAGCCTTGAGGTGGGGGTGTCCTGGACCACCATCTGCGCATGGGAGGCCCGCCCTAAGCAGGGGAAAAAGCGCCGGGAGCCGACCGGGTACCACGAGTTGCGGTACTACGAGTGCCTGCAACAGTGGCGGGCGCGGGCCAAGTCCTCGCCACCCAAGGTCCAGCCATGACCGGCCTGCTCATGTCCGAAGCGGACTTTCAAAAGCGCGTCACCGACTACGCCACGCTCCGTGGATGGCGCTGGGTCCACATTCGCCCCGCTCGTACAGCCCATGGCTGGACGGTGCCGTACGACGGCGATCACGGCCTACCGGACTTGATCCTCAGCCGCCGCAGCCGGGTACTGCTGGTCGAGTTGAAGTCAGCGAGGGGCACGGCTACGGCTGACCAGTTGGCGTGGCTGGCCGCACTCGGCGAACACGGGCGGTTGTGGACGCCGGCCCATTGGGATGACGTGCTGGAGGACTTGCGATGACCGATGCATTGACCGGCGCCCATGCCTGATCCGGTACGGGCATGGGACGTGGCGATAGGTGCTCGTCTCGCCGAAGCACGTCTCGCGACCGGGTTGAGTCAGGGTGCGGTTGGGGCTGCACTCGGGTGCAGTCAGGCAGCGGTGTGCAAGTGGGAGACCGGCCAGAACGCGGTCAGCACGGAGACTCTCGTGCGGCTGGCCGCAGTGCTGGACACCGATGTGCATTGGCTTCTCGGCATCACTGCGTCCATCGAACTGAGTCGGCGTCACGCGCGGCGGATTCGGCAGGCCGTGGCCGCCCTGGGGACTGTCGCTGGTCTCCTGAATGAGTTGCTGGAGCAGCGCGGCGAGTGACTCGGCTGGGGATTGTCGGTGCGCCGTGGATCATGGGTGGGGACGGCGGTCGGTAGGTGTGCGGCGATGGCCGGGTGCGCGGTTCGCGTGCCCGGTTTTCGCTTGTTTTGCCTGCTCACGGGTGGTTTTACGGTTGACTTCTACCCGGTTTGGGTGTGTACTGGTGGGGTCCACCACGACACCCGCAAGGAGCACGAACATGTTCGAATTCGTTCCGGCCACTCGCGAACAGGTGCATTCCCGGATCTGCGCGCACGGCCCCGGTGGGTCCGGGAAGACCTACACCGGCCTGACCGTCCTGCACCACCTGTGTGGCGGCCAACGGTTCGCCGTCATCGACACGGAACGGGGCCGGTCCAAGAAGTACGTCGGCGTCAACGGCTGGCAGTTTGACATCGTCGAGCCCCACACCTTCGACCCCGCCACCCTCACCGAGATCCTTGGTGTCGCTGCTGGCCGTGGCTACCCCGGCATCATGATCGACTCCGGGTCGCTGTACTGGAATGGCCAAGACGGCATGATGGAGCAGGTCGACAAGCGCGGTGCCGCGACCGGCCGTAACGACAAGTTCGGTGGCGGATGGAAAGAGATGGCGCCCATCGAGCGCCGCATGTGGGACGCCGTCCTCACCTATCCGGGCCACGTGTGGATGACACTGCGGACCGCCAGCCAGTACGTCATCGAGGAGAAGGAGCGCGGCGGGCGCACCGTCGCGACTCCCCGCAAGGTGGGTTTGAAGCCGGTCCAGCGCGAGGGCTTCGAATACGAGTTCGACTTGGTGTGCGCCATGGACCAGGAGAACGGCCTGTTGGTCACCAAGTCCGACCTGCTGGTCGTGCCGCAGGGCACCTACATCGCCAAGCCGACCGTCGAGTTCGCGGCCACCATCGGCGAGTTCTGCTCGGAAGGAGTCCTGGCCGCCGGGCCGATGGCCTATCGGGTACAGGCGTTGGACCCGGCCGCGACCCGCGCCGACTTGCTGTCGCTGCTCGCGGTGGTGTCCCGGGCGGGCCTGATCAACGCCCCGGTGACTGACGAGTTCGATCAGCCCACCGTGCTGGGGGAGCTGATCAAGGCGCGCGGTCGCGCGTTGGACACGCCGCCTGCGGTAGCGCGGGCAGTCGCGGCTGTCGCCGCCATGCCCCACGAGCCCGCCGCACCGGCCGCCGCTGTGACCATCGCGCCTGCGGCTACGCCCACGACCGCGTCAACCGGCGTGCCGCCGGGCGGTTGGGCGCGACTGAACGAACTGCTGGCCCAGGTGCCGGTCAAGCTGGACACCCCGGCCGCCAAGATGGTCCTGGTCGGGGAACTCGTCGAACGCCACCTCGCCCATGCCGGCGACGTGACCGGCGCCGACTTCGAGTCCGTCGTCACGGTTCTGGAAACGATGCTGGCCGCTGACGACAAGTCGGATGTGACCTTCGCGCAGATGATGAGCGAACCGAAGTACGCCAGCCCCATCGCGGCCTGATGGCCCGCCTCGACCCTCGGGAGCGGTACGACTGGGTCACCGACACGTGGTATCTCGTGCCGGCCCGTCTACCGCTCCCGCGGGTCCAGCTCATCACCCACCGGCACATCTGCCCGGACAGCACCGTCGTGGTGGTGAAGGCTCAGTGGATCTCCCCCGTGCAGGCCACCCTGTATCGCTGGTCGATCGCGGGTGAGCGGGTGGGGTGCACGTCGTCGCTGTCCCTGCCGGAAATCCCGCCGGACTGGTCCGGTGTGGACTCGCTGCATCCCCGGCCAATTCCGGACGTTTCCGGATCAACCGGTGCGTGTCGCGTCGCGCGATAGCGGTACCGCGCGTAGAAACCCAAGTTAGGCGGGTGCGTCAGCATCCTTCGCTGTCAGCCAATGCTGACGCACCCGCGTGACTGGACGGTATCGCACACCAGCCGGGCATGATCCGGCCGGGAAGGGGACTGGCTACCGATGAGCGACGTGGACGCGGTGCCGGTGGTGCGACTGGCGAAGGGGTCGCACCACCGTCACGCAGGGAAAATGTGCGCAATGAATCTCGTGTCCCGGGAGCGCGGCGACTGGTGGATCGTGGACTACCCGGAGAACGTGGCACCCGCGTTGGCGCGGTTCGCGCACCACTTGAATGACCGGGTGTGTACACACACCGAGGTCGAGGTCGACCTGTTGTGTGGGTCCTGTTCGGCGGCGGTGATCGACGTGGCGCACGCCATGGTGGGTACAGCGGACGTGCCGGCAGAACTGGCGTGGCGGTGGGCGGGTGCAGTAGCGGATCTCGCGGCGCTCGAACTCGACCGGGATTACCCGTGGGTAGCGGCCAGGTTGCGTGGCTCCGCCGGTTCGTGTCGGGGTATCGCCCGGCAGATTGCGGTGTCGGTGCCGACGTCGATCAGTGTGGCGACCGAGTCGCGGGCGGCGGGCGTGTCGGCGTCGTCGGCACTGGGTGACGTGCTGGGCCGGTCGGATGCCGCAGGGACGATCCGGTTCGCGGCGCGCGCGGTCGCGGTGTGGCATGAGATGGCGGGCAGTGTCCCGGTGGCGACGCCAGCGCAGGTGACAACGGATGCGTGGACTGCGGCCCAGGTGCATTCCGACCTGTACGCGAACCTGCATCAAGTCCCGATGGGGGCCTGGCCCGTGGTCCCGCCGACGTGGTTGCCGGCGCCGGGTTCGCCGATGCCGGCGCTGTCGGTGGCGCCGTCGTTGGTGTTGACCAGTTGACTCTGGCAATACGCTGCCGGCCGGGTGTTGGTTGGTCTGGTTTGTCGCTGCATTCGAGTGAACAAACCCGGCCTACGTCGCCTTATGGACACTGAAGGTTCGCTCTCGTAACCGGTTTGTGTCTTCCATTTGGCGTACTACTACCGGGTAGGACGTAATATCCGGCGGTCTGCCAGTGCAGATGCACACGCCGTAGAGAAACCCCGAGTGCGGCCCCTCATTTCGCTGGCAGACACCAACGTGCCGTCCCCGCCCGGTCCCCTGCGGAGGACCCACAGCACAGTGATGCCCGGCCGGTGTTGCAAGCACCGGCCGGGCACTGACCCAAGTCCCACCGCCAAGAGGGAGTCATGGGCTTGCCGCGCATTGTTGCACCAAACGGACCGGCCGACGGGTACCGGCGATACGTAATATCTGGTGATTCGCCGGTCTCCCCCGTTTCGTCCGCAACTCCCCCCGGGGAACGCCCCCCGCCAAGGAGCCGGGGGCCCTCAGCCACCGCGACGGGAGGGCTGCCGCCGTGCTGGGTGTGTGCAGGTGGCAAGCCCGACCCCAGGGGGTGCCGTGCCTGGGAGGGGACGGCACGGCACCCCCACCCAGGAATACACGTAATCGGTAGACCCCCGGGGGGTATCAGCGCACACTGGGACACGTGCGGGCCTGGCGTGACCACCCGTGCCCAGGGCACGGCACCGACCTCGCGTGGACCCCAGCCGGGCCACGCGTCGTCGGCACCTCCACCCTCCGCGTCCCCTGCCCGTTCTGCCGGGCCCCCATCGGACACGCCTGCACCCGCCTCGTCCCCCGCCGCGGCCACACCCGCTGCCCACCCCACACCGCCCGCACCCGCGCCGCCGAAACCGCGGGACGCAACCCGGTGGAGTCACCCGACCGGTGATGCCGCGTGATCGCCGCGCTGCCCCACCACCCGGCGTGGCCCGTCGGGAAACACCGCCACCGCACCCGCCGCCACCGGCACACCCACCACGCCGCGCACCTCCGCCTATGGACCGCGCGCTGCCGGGCCGACATCGCCGTCACCGTCGTCCTGGTCGCCGCGATCTGGTTGTGGGTGACACTCGCATGACGCACCGCGCCCAGCAGCCCCGCCGACCCGTCCGCGACCCGCTCCACGGGTTAACACCTGTCACGGACAGCCCCGAATGGGCGTGGTGGATCAGCCGACAACCCTGCCTCGCCGAACTCGACCCGACCACCCTCACCCGCCACTGGGGCGTCCTGCACGCTGCCGCAACCACCCTGATCTGCCCGCACTTGGTGTACGAGTGGGCGCTACACGGCTACACCGTGACCCTCGTCCCCGCCGCCGTATTCGCCACTGACCAGGCCGATGACGCCGCCTACCTGCGGATCGCCAACGCCGCTGCTGCCGCGATCCAACCCGGGCAACTCCTGGCCGCCGCCGACATCCCGCCCGGGATTCGCCGTTGACCGGGCGGGTCGGTTCCGAACTCGGCGACCGCGGCCACACCGCTGGTGCCCACACCCCACCCGGCGGGGACATCGTCCGGCGACGCGCCCTGTACGTGGCGTGGTGGGTGCTGCACCACGTGCCTGACGACCTTCCGGCATCCCCCGAAGCGCAACGAGCCGGTCTGTCCACGACACAGTCGGAGGTGCTGGCGGCGCTACTGGACGAGCTGGGGTTAAATGGACGACCGATCCGGCTGACACGCACCGTCACCGCCCAACGAAAAAGACGCCAGGCCACGCGCGGGTGACCTGGCGGGCCGTGATCAGCGGCGCCTTTTCCCCAGCCACTCTCGCACGCTGGACCGATCCATGCCTACCTCGCGGGCGAACCCGCCCGCCGACTCGATCCCCCGACTGGAGTCGTCCACGACCAGGGTGACCGCGCACTGCCTGATCGCGGCGAGCACGCGAAGTTCGGTCAGCCGAGTTAGAGCCAACTCGACGGCCAGGTCCTTCACCACGCTGCCTGGGGCCTCCACCATCAGCCGGTACGCCGCCGTCAGGGCTGCGTCGCGCTTGTCCTGGTCGTCGGAGTTGGGGTAGCGGGCGGCGATCTCGCGAGCTGTCGCGGCGAGCTGGTCGACCTGCTCGGTGGTCAGGTCGTGGCCATCAGCCAACCACGCCTCCATCGCGGTCACGACTGGCCTTCGCGGATGACCCGGGCGTCTGCGATGTACTCGTACATTGTTGGGTCCCACGAGCCGGACTCCTCGTACACGGTGCCGTCGGTGCCGTACGCGCGCACCAGCAGACGACGAGGGTCCTCGGAGGAGATTTCACCATCGGACAGTGCGGCCCGCCCGAACGCCACCTTGTCCGGGGTTTGGCCAGGTTCTGACCGCCACACGGTGACATTGACCGAGGCCGATCCGGGCTGGGTGCCGAAGGGGCGGCGGATGGACATGCTGTACTGCGTCATCAGATGCTCCTGTGGGTCAGCCGCAGATCGCGGCGATCGTGTCGTCGTCCAGCGGGATCGCCGAGACGATGCGGGTGGGGATGACGAGCACGGCACCTTCGGCGGCGTCCTGGTCCTCTTCGCCGGCCAGGGTGCCTTCGACCTCGACCATGACAAGGGTCGAGAGGAAATCGGCGTCGTAGTCGCAGGACTCCGCGCGGGCCGCGAAGTAGCTGATCAGCGAGTGCACTGTGCCGCAGGTGGAGACACCCTGGCGGGGGTCGTTGATACCGCTCCAGTCGCTGCTCCACTGGTAGTCCGGGTCCAGCAGTTCGGCCGGGTCGCGGTCCGCGTCCTGGAGGCGGTAGTAGCTCGTCGTCATGTAGCCTAGTCTACACCATAGTCGTAGCCTTGGCTACAGCACCGGTGACGGAGTCCCGTGCACCGGGCATGTCGGGTCGATGTGGATGTCAGGGCAGTCTTCGGCGTCGCAGCCGGCCTCCTCGCAGAGGATAGGACTGTCGGCGTGGGTGCAGACGCACGCGTGAAGCCGCTCGCGCACCAGGCCCTCGGCGTCCGGCCTGATGTAGACCTGGAGCCACGATTCGGTGGGCTCTTTGATCTGGTCGTGGCCGAACTGGTCGGTGAGTTCGCCCAGCACGCCGGCCGCCAGTTGGACTGGGATGCCTTCTTCTGCGGCGATTTGAGCGAAGGGCTTGGCGTCGAGATTCATATCGGCTCTCCTGAGTGGGGTGGGGGCGGCGCAGATACGTCAGGCCGGTTGTAGCGTCGGTCAGCCCATGGCCCAGGCGGTGATGCGGGAGATGCGGATGCGCCACGTGCGGCCATCGGTCAGGAGCATGCACAGCGCGGGGGTGCCGTCCTTGCCGGACGGTTCGATCGAGCACACCTTGCCCTGCCGCTTGTCTTCACCGACAGCTATCGACGCGGTGTGGCCGAGCACGGTGAGCGCGTCCACGGCGGACATGCCGCCCGCGGTCGCGGTGTACGAGGCTGTCGGCGTGTCGTCGGTCGCGGGCGTGAGGCCATCACGCAACTGGTCAATCAGGGCGCTGGCGTCGGAGCGCGTCAGGTCGTATTTCCAGTTGCGCGAGGGGATGCCGGCCTGGATACAGGCGTATTGCGGGTCGGCGAATCCAGCGCGGCGTGCTTCCGTAGCGATCGTTTCGATCTGACGTTGCGTGGCGGTCATGCCTCAGTCCTCCACGGCGTCGGCGTCGACGGCGCGCCAGTAGCTGTCTTGCCTGCTGTAGCGCACGACCCATTGGCCGTCGGCGCTGGTGAGCTGGCTGCCGGAGTCGTCGTCGGCTTCACCGTCGATGCCGATACCGGCGGCGGTGCCGTTCGCGTAGGCCCAGGAGACCAGGTCTCCAACAGGTGCCCCCCTCGTCGCGGGCATAGGAGCGGCTTGCGGCATCCAGGGCGTCAGCCCACTGGTCAGCGGTGGTGATCTTGATCGTCACGGGTACTCCTGTGGCGGGAGGGACTCATCGGGCCGGTCTCGAATCCCGGCGACACCGACACCCTCCCGGCGTGAGTGTTTCGTCCAGCTACTTGAGGTCTGCGCCGTTCTCTTCTGCGATCACGTCGTGGCACATCTCGTGGTCGTGCTCCTGGTCTCCAGGGAAGGCGCAGGTGATGGTGGCTGTGGCCCACAAGTCGTAGGCGACCCGTCCGATGCGTTCCCCGCACCCGCTCGGGCCCTCGCACGTTCCGGTGGTCTCGTTGTCGTCGGTCCGCGCTGGCCCTGGTCCTTCCCAGTACCGCAAGTCAGCCTGGGTCAGGCGGTGTATCCAGCCGGTGACGTCGTCCTTGCACGTGAAGATCTTGTAGGCCGGCGAGTAGACACTTCCAGCGGGGATGACCTCGATGTCCAGTACCTCGGCCGCGTGGATGACTGCGGAATCGCACAGTTTGAAATGCACCCGGCTGCCGACCTTTACGGTGTCGATGGTCTCGGTCATGGTGTCCTCCGTGGTGGTCGAATATCTGTAGCCTACCCTACAGCTACGGTTGTGTCTAGCGTCCGTCAGTGAAACACTGACAGGCATGACGACCCCTCCCCCCGTCACCACAACCGCGCTGGTCGAAACGATTCAGCACATCCGCAGGCGGCACGCCGCCGCGAACGACCCCACCTGGGGCCTGATCACCACCGACCCCCGCGACGTCCTGGACTACCTCGCCACCTACGCCCACAACCCCGACAACCCCGAAGGCGTCCGATCCGCCGACGCAGTCGATCGGATCACCCTTGCCGTGTGGCTGTGGTGGGACGACAAACGCCGTGAACGCGACGTAGTCCGGGACGCCCTGCAACTGCTCCACGCCTCCCAGGTCGGGGCCGCGCTGGGCATGACCACCCGGCAGGGCCCCCGCGACCGCCTGGACCGCCTCGAAGCACTGTTGAACGGGGACCGGCCGGACGAGAAGCTCACCCGCGAAGCCCGCCGGGAAGCCGCCCTGCACGCCCGCCACGGCGACACCCGGGCCGCGTGGGTAGCCACCCGCCACGTACTCCTGGACGACGTCGCCACCCGCCTCCTCGCCGCAGCGGACCGCTACCAGGTCACCGAACGGGAATGGCTGGACGAACTCGCCGCGGACCAGGCAGCCGGGGCGTGGACGCCCGGGTCCATCGGGGTACTCGGGCTGGCCGTCGGGGAACTCCGCACCGCACCCGCTGTCCTCGCCCTGCCGGGCCGGCACGCCGTGTTCCGGGCGTTGGCCGCCGCTGACCGGATACGGGCCGACTTCGCCCGGATCGGCGCCTGACCGATCCTCCGCGCGCCGATAGAATGGCCGTTTCATCCACCACGACACACCCGAAAGGGGCTGGGGGCTATGCGTTTCGTCGTTCCTCTCGGATTGGGTGCCCTCGTGTGGCATCGGCCGGAATCGCAGAGCGTGTGGTTACTCGTGGCGGTCGTGCTCGTCCTGTGGGCGATCCACTCCGCTATCTGGCCGCAGCGGGACTGCCGGCACTGCGACGGTGGAAACAAGCTTCGCGACCCGGTTACCGGCCAGTCCTACCACTCATGCGGCCGGTCCGACTGCGACGGCGGACGGGTATGGCGGGTCCTGCCGAAACTCACCGGCTTCGGCCGCGATATTCCCTAGTTCCACGGTCGGGCATCCGGGTCCTCGCCCAGTGTCGTAGCCGCCTTCCAACACAGGGCGTGACCCCGTCGGGGATTCCCGGCGTAGTCGCTGCCCCAGGCACTGCTCGCCGCCACCGCGATCGCCCGCCACGTAAACCCCTGCGCCACCCGCCACGCCCTGATCCGCTGGGCCCGCTCCACCGTCATCGGGACATCCCCAACCAGCCACACCGCGACACTGTCCGGCACCTCCGGGGTGGCCATCACAGCGCGCCGGGCAGGTCGTAGCGGTACGCGCCCCACCGCTCCGCCGGCTGCACCGACTCGCCATACTCCAGCGCCGTGCCGTCCGACGCCACCCACGTGTTCCGGGTCCGCAGCACCGCCGAGCCGGGCGGGATACGCAACAACGCCGCCTCCTGGTCGGTAGCGATACTGGCCGCGACCCAGTCCACACCGCTGACCGGCCCGGTCCGGCCCGTGTTCACCGCCACATAGGAGGCTGTGCCACCCACGATGCGACCGATGCGCAGCAGGTCCGGGCACTGCTCCAGGCAGGCCGTCGGGAACCACGACATGGAGCACGACACCCGCTCATGCTCCTCGCTGTAGGTGACCCTGGCCCGGTACACCACATCACTGCCGCGAGCCACGTTCAACGCGTCCGCGACCCGGTCGTCAGCGGCCGTGATACCGGCGGCGTGAATCTCCGCGTACTGCCCTGGCGGGTAGATCCGGCCGGTGTGCACCACCGCCAACGCCCGATCCGCCGGCATGAACGCGCGGGCCGTCACATCCGCTTCCATCGGTGTGCTCCCTTCCAGTTTGATGAACCAGCCGACTGTGGCTTGGTGCAGTGCCTGCGCTGCCGCCATGAGGTGAGTGGCGTCCGCTTTGGCCCGCGTCGCGCTGGGTGCACATGCGGGACGGTTTCGGCGAGTCCCCCGGCCACATGGTTAAGTGGCCGGGCCCGTGGTGCTTTTGGTGTTCCACGGCCTGCTGCCACACCTCGAGGTACTCAATCGCCACGCCGGCCATCCTCGCCGGCGCCCGGTAGCGCCAGGTGGTAGTCGGGGCCCTCTTTCGCCTGGGCCAGCAACCCCACCGCGAGCAGCCGATTGAGGTGCTCCATCAGCACCACCGCGGCGAACGCGTCGTAGGTCAACTCCCGGAACCCCGAGTGTGCGTCGGCGTCATCGGTGCACAGCAACTTCGCGATGTGGGTGCGATAGAACGCGGGGAGCTCGAAGTCCGGGAGCAGGCCGCTGTCCTCCGCGGCGGACGCGAGGGCTTCGGTGATCACGTCGAACGTCATGCCCGACGCTGTGCCGTACGCCTTACGGTGTGCCTGGTATTCTCCCTTTCTTGCCAGTTGTGCCCACGATGCCACGTTCCATTCCATCTGTTCCCTTTCCGCCGTGTTTCGGGGTTACGCGCGCGCGAGGTCTACGAACCGGCTGTAGTGCAGTTGGTGCGCCACAGTGATGGTCATGGTGGGGCCCGCTCGATTCTTCGCTACGACAAGGTCCGCCTCGCCTGGCCGATCGTCCCTCTCGTAGCAGTCTGGCCGGTGAATCAGGACGACGATGTCCGAGTCCTGCTCAACGGCGCCCGATTCGCGCAAATCAGACAATAGAGGGCGCTTGTCGGCCCGCTGCTCTGGCCCACGGTTAAGCTGGCTTACCACAACAATCGGGACTTCTAGTTCCTTCGCGAGCAACTTCAGGTTTCGGGAGAACTCCGACACCTCTTGTTGCCGAGACTCAACCCGCTTCCCGGAGGTCATCAACTGCAAATAGTCCACCACGACGAGACGTAGGTCGTTGCGCTGCTTGAGCCTACGGGCCTTGGCCCTAATCTCCATCATGGTCAGGTTCGGCGAGTCGTCGATGTAGAGCGGTGCCTCGTTGATTTCCCCCATGCGCCGGGCGAGCCGGGTCCAGTCCTCGTCTGACATCCGCCCGCCCCGCATATCAGTCAACCGGATCTTGGCCTCCGCAGACAGCATGCGCATCACGATCTCGGTGCGGGACATCTCCAGGGAGAAGATCACGCTGGTCATGCCGTGCTTCACCGAGCACGATCTCGCTACGTCCAGTGCCAGCGTCGACTTGCCCTGGCCGGGCCGGCCAGCCACGCACACAAACTGGCCAGGGTGCAAACCGTTGGTCAGGTCATCCAAATCAGTGAACCCCGTCCGCACCCCCAGCGACGATCCGCCGCGGGACGCGATCGCATCCAACTCGTCCATCGTCGGCTGCAACAGCGCTTCCAGGGTCTGGTAGTCCTCGGCCGCGCGGCGCTCGGTCACGTCGTAGATCGCGGCTTGTGCCCGGTCTACCACCTCATCAACTGGTGCCCCGGCTGCGCCGTTGTAGCCCAACTGCACGATCCGGGTGCCGGCCTCGACCAGCCGCCGCAGCACCGCCTTCTCGGCCACTATTCCCGCGTAGTAGCCAGCGTTCGCCGCCGTCGGCACCGTCGCGATCAGGGTATGCAGATACGGCCCGCCGCCGATCTTGCCCAGTTCGCCGCGCCGTTCGAGCTCGGCCGACACCGTGATCGGGTCGGCTGGTTCGCCTCGGCCGTAGAGGTCCAGTACGCAGTCGTAGACGGCCTGGTGGGCCGGGCGGTAGAAGTCGGCAGGACCCAACTCTTCGATCACATCGGCAATGGCGTCTTTCGACAGCATCATGCCGCCGAGCACGGACTGTTCCGCAGCGAGGTCCTGCGGCGGCTTCCGCTCGCCTACTGGTGACGGTGGGTGCAGGTCAATAACGGTCACTGGATCACGACTCCTGGAATGACTGGCGGGAGCCGTCGAACAGCATCCGGACCTGGGCCAGGCGGCCCTGGCGGTTCTTGACGATGTCGAACTCGACGAACATGGTCGGCACGTCGGCGTCATCGTTGACTTCCCGGTTCAGCAACACGATCACGTCGGCGGCTTTCTCGATCTCCGAGCTGCCGTGCAGGTCCGACATCACCAGCTTCCGGTCCTGGTAGGAGGCGTTGCGGTTCGGTTGCGCCAACGCCAGCACCGGCTTGCGGAGCCGTTTCGCGAGGGACTTCAACCCGCGGGCCACGTGCCGGACCTGTTCGACCTCGTTGCGTGTCGTGGGTGCGTCGACCAGTTGCAGGTAGTCCACCACGACCACGCCCAGGTTGTGGCGGCGTGCCGCCAGGCTTGCCTTGGCGCGCACCGTTTCCACGGTCAACCCTTCCTGGTCGTTCACGATCAGGTTGTGTCCGGCATCCCGCACCGTGGCGCGGAACTCGTGCACGTGACGAGCCGAATCGCTGGTCAGCAAGAACTCGTGCGACATCGCCTCGGCCATCGGCACGCCCGCGCCCGACGCAAACAGGCGGCGCAGCAACTCGGTGCGGGACATCTCCAGGGAAAAGAACATCGCACCCGCCCCCGTGGTCGCAGCGTGCGCCGTCACCATCTGCGCCGACATCGTTTTGCCCGTACCCGGTGCGCCGGCGAACACGTACAGCCTGCCCGGTGACAGGCCGCCGAACAGCGCCGAGTTGATGGTGCGCCACGGGGTTGGCACCACCAGGTTCGGCTGTTGGGCTTCCTCGACCAGTTCGTCGTAGATTTCGTCCAGCGTCCAGCCGTACCGTTCGGGCTGGTACTCGTCGTCGCCGGTCAGGATGTCGTTGGCCTGCTGGGCATACCCGGCGGCGAGGCGCTGCTGGGCGCGGATGAGTTTCTCCTGCACTCGGCGCGCATACCAGCCGTCGATGATTTTGTCGGCGAGGTAGTCGACGTCCACGGCCATCATGCCCGGCCCGGCCGACGCGATCCGGTGCAGCGCGTCGATCGCGCCGGGCGCGGTGTCCCGCAACATGTCGATCACGCGGGTGATGTCCAGGTCATCCCCCGCGAGCAACACTTCGGTGACGACCCGCCAGATTTCGCCGTGCGCCGGCCGGTAGAAGTGCTCCGGCAGCAACCGCTCCAACACTTCCGCGGGCGCGGTGTTCGCGTACAACGCCGACGCCAGGACGCGGCGCTCGAACTCGGTGGTGTTGCCGGTGACCGGGTCGCACTGCGGTTGCCACTGCGCCAACGGGTCTGTCTCGTCCAGGATGGTCACGATGCGACGCCTTTCGTGGTGGTGTTGGCGCCAGTGAGGACCGCGACCAGTTCGGCCCGGTGCTGTTCGACGTACTCGCGGGCCGCCGCCGGGAGTTTGCCCAGCAGGTACGATTTCGCGTCTTCGTCCCGCCCCCGATACGGCTCAACCCACTGGGTGCCCAGCAGTTTCGCCGCCTTCTCCGCGCCGGTCTGGCTACAACCAGCGAGCCGGGACACTTCGGCTTCCGCCTGGTCCGGCGTAAACCGGCCAGGGCGCGGTCTTGCGGCCGGGCGCGGCAACAACCCGTCCAGCCGCCGAATCAAGACCCCGACCGGGTTGCCCACGTCGCGCGTGCCGTCCGTCAACCGGTGCAGCAACTCGCTTGACGTCCAGCCGCCGTCCAGCAACACGTCGATCTTGGGTGCCAAGCGGGCGACAGCGTGTTGGGCTGGCATGTATCGGACAGGCAACAACGCCAGGAACAGGGAGCCGGGCGTGTCGGTTGATGGTGGATCTCCAACCAACCAGCCAGCTGTTGAACCAACCGGCGCTGGGCTAGGGGGGCCCTGGTTGGTTGGTTTATCTCTTTGGTTTAAGAACTTTTGGTTTGGGTGACTGCTAGTCACCCCTGAAGTGATGTCGTAGTCACCCCTGGCGGTACTGCTAGTCACCCCTGGATCCTGAATTTCAGGGGTGACTAGCAGTCCACCCTCACTGACCTGCGGTCCATCGTGCTGTTGCGCGGCGCCTTCGGCGGACTCGCTGACTGGTGGGGCCTGTCCTGGCCGGCGTGGCTTCGGCTTGCCGAAGTCGGACCGCCGGGGGCGGTCCGGGGGCAAGGGGATCTCTGGCCGGTCATCCGGAGTTATCGGTGCTCGACCCTTGCGGCTGCGGTACCTGCTGATCCGGTCGATGCTCGGGAACCATCCGTATGGGATCAGTAGGTCATAAACGACCGGGCGGTACCGTGGGTCCAGGTACTTCGCGGCGTCCTGATTCCCCACTGCCAGCAACCCTCTGCTCATCAGATCCTGGATGATCCGCACCACTTGGCGCTTGCTGCACTTCGCGAGCTGGGCCGTGCTCGCCACAGACAGGAACGCACCACAGCCGTCGTCGTCAGCCGTTTCGGCGAGCACCACCAGAACCGCCAACTCGTATGTGTCAATGGTTGGGGCGTCTTTGAGTGCCCATACCATCGCGTCCAGGCTCACCCCGCACCAGCCAACAAGGTCACGTACCCGCGGCCGGCGAGTTCCCGCAAGCAGTCCGCGATCGTGGCGTCGGTGTCGGTGCACCGCTCCCCGATCATGGCCACGGTGATGTGCCGGTGCGCGTCGGCGATGTAGGACGCCACCACGCAGGCGGTGCCGACCGCCGAGAGGCTGAGGCAGGTGTCCCGGGCCACGGCCATGGCGAGGGCTTCGGCGGCGCTGTAGGTGTGGCCCACGTACAGGTACGGGGCGTGCGGCATCCATCCGGCCGGGTCGGCGACCTCCACCGTGAGCGGGGTGTTGTCGGTCATTCGGGGTCACCTCCGACCAGGCCGATGTACCCGTAGTCCGCGAGTTCTTGCAGGGCGCTGTCGAGCTGGCCCCGCAGGCCGGGGTAGTTGTCGGCGAGCATCCCCACCGGCACCAGGCCGGACCCTTCGGCGGCGTACGAGCCGAGGATCACTGCGATGCCCTGGGCGAACTCGGTCATCCCCGAGCCGGTGATGATCTCGTTGATGAGGCCGTCCAGTGGCCAGGTGGTGTAGCCCTCGGGGGTGCGGACGCATTCGGCCCACCGGGAGCCGAGGTCTACTAAGGGGTGAGTCAGTTCACGCATACGTGTCTCCTCAACACGGTGCGCGGGCTAGTGTTTTGCGGCGTTAGCCGGGTACACTAGGCAGCACAACGCGTTCGCGTGGGTGCGGGCGTTCGCCGGGCCAGGGGCTTACACTCCTGGCCCGAACCCGTCTCTGGGGTGGACCTTGTCGTTCAATCCTTGCGGGTGCACACCTCCCGAAGCAACCCCTTGGGCTACGTGTCGCTGGTCTATCTGGTCGATGGTTTGTCGGTGAACGGGTGTAACTCTCTGGCTAGGTAGCTAGCCGTCCCACGTGGCGTCAATCAAGCGAGGCATGCCGTCGGGCGCAGCGGTGCGAACCCCTGCGGCCCGTTCGAACAGGGCCCCAGACTGCCGGCCAGGCGCGTAACGCATGTCAACCCACCGAAACCCCCGGTCACGGTAGTAGCGGTGCAGGCCGGCGTTCGTGCGCCAGCAGTCCAAGCGCAGGTACAGCGCGCCGCTCATCTCGGCACGGGCACAGCACCAGTCCAGCAAGACGTCACCCAACCCGGTCCCCCGCCACCGAGTCAGGATCATGAACTTGTAGAGGTACAGGGCGGGGTCCGCGACTTCCGATGGTGTCCAGAAGGCCGGGTCGGCTGCGTCCAAGGTGAGACTGCCGACGACCTCGCCCGTGACGGTGGTGATGACGTACGCCGTGTCGGATTCGATGCTGTGCCGAATGTTTCGTTCACCGGTGGCGCGGACGGTCCACTGTTCGATGCCGGCCTGCCGAAGCCAGGTCTCCGCGTGGACCCGGAGTCCGATGACGTCGTTGGTGTCGTCAGAGGTCGCGTGGCGAATGTGGTAGGTCGCGATGGAGGTCACCGAGGCACCACCGCTGCCCGCGGGACTGAGTGGCCCAAGGAGGGCTGGCGGCAACCGACGTGGCCATAGACCACGGTGGCGTCGTCAACGGCCTTGTTGCGGGGATACAGCAACCCGAGCGGGTCACGCGACTCGGCGTCACGCACCATCCACAAGACCGCCTGCGGGCCAGCCTGTTCGAGCACATCCAGGGCGCCCCGCCATGTGTGCAGGTCGAACAGGGCCACCCCGCGGGCGGCGCCGTCGCTCAACACGGCGAGCTGTCGCAATGACTCCTTGGGCACCGACCCGACCAGTGCGTGATGCGCTGCACCGGGATCGGATGCCGCGATCCAGTACCCGCCCGGCCGGTTGCGCGCGGCCAGTTCGCCGTGCTTCATACGGAGCAGTGCGGCGCGTTTCTCCGGCGACCCAATGAGCCACTGATCGGCCTCGGCGCGTTCGCTGGCCGCCGTGTGGCTGACGCGGTTGTCGCTGACCACCAGCGGCTCGACGTCGCCCGTGTCGAAAACCACCGAGATATCGCCGAGGACGAGGTAGCGCACAACGGTCCCTTCATCGCGCACGATAGCCACCGCAGCGGATGGCGTGCCGGCGTGTTCGAGGTCGCAGTCCGGGTGCAGTCGAGCTACGTGAGCGATGGCACCCGCCAGCACTGACGGCAAGCCGATGCCCTGGGTGGCATTGGCGATGAGGGCGGGCCCGAGATGGCGGGCATACCACGAGACATCGTGGCGGCACCCCGTATCGGTGCGCACTGTAGCGCCGTCCAGCACCACCACTAGGTCAGGCGTTACCGCCAGCCAGTCCTCATTGGGACTGGTCGACGTGCCTGGCAGTGTCGCTCCAGCGAAGTACATGCGATGTCCCCCTACGCCCGGGTGGAGCGGATCGGGGCGATTCGTTCCGTGGAAACGACATCGCGGGTCAGGGGGTCATAGTGGCAAGAGATCAGCGTTGACCAGCGGCGCGTTTTGACCTCGCGGTACAACTCGATGATGTTCTGGCTCAAGAATGTGGCGGCACCGAGAGTGCCCTCAGCGTGGATGCCGGCCAGGTACAAGAAGGTCCCATGCCCATCGGGCCGAGGAAGTCGACCAATGTAGGCGTAGTCAACAGGGTCACCAGAGTCGGCAGGAGACAAGTGCTCGACATCATCAGCGATGCTTACCAAGTGCCATCGGCCTCTTTTGTTGTGCTCGAATCGGTAATGGTCGTCCGATCCCATTATCTGTTCTAGCAGGGGCAGAATCCGGGGACTGCCAAGCACTATCAGGTCATCTCGGTTCACCCGCACCGTGCCAGGCGGAGGCACGACCTCATAGGTGCCGAACGAGGAGGCGACGCCCAGGCCGTATTCGTTGCACATGCCAATCAGCAAGGCACCAGCTTTGCTGGCGGGCTCTGACACGACCACGCCCGGCCGCTTCTTGCCGGCCTCGTACTTGCCGCCAATGGCGATGGTCATCGGCCCGGTGCCGAGCAACGCCCGTTCGACCTGTGGCGCGGTGGATATCAGCCGGCTGATCCGGGATCGGCTCAGGCCAAGCATCTCACCCAATGCCGTCTGGGTCATGCCGCCCTGGGTCAACTCGTCAATGCCCTCACGTCTGATACGCGCCGCCTCGTTGGACAGCGACTGGTGGCGCCCCACCATCGCGTGTGCCTGGCGGACCCGCTCGGCGACGTCACTGATCGCCATGACCTCCTCGATCTCCGGCTCCATGGCCACATCATGGCCTGTTGTGGGGGGTTTCGCAAGAACCTCGATGCTGGGGGTTGACATGGCTGGTCGAAGAGTTCTACGGTCAGCCGAGAACAGTTGCCCCCCCGCATCAGCCAGGCTGACGGGGAGGCAACAACCAGCCTTCCACCACGAAGCCCACTCACCCGAAGGAGCCCGCGATGGCCCGCAACACCGCCAAGCGCCGGAGCCTCACCTCATCCACCGCTGTCCAGGACGCCATGGCGATCGCCCACGGCCGGCCCAACCGCCGCAACCGGGCCCGCCTCGCCGCGGCCCGCCTCGCCGACTCGGCACGCGTCACCGCCGCCCTGTTCGGTCCCGAGACCCTGGCGGAGGTGGCGTGACCATGTCCACCACCCCCGCCGGCACCAACATCACCCTCACTCCGCAACTCGTGGCCCAGATGGACGAGACCGGTAGCGACCGCGAGTCGTACCGCGTCCAGCCCGGTTGGTGGGTTGCCGGCAGAACCGAAGACGACGCCCGAGCGTGGAGTCAGGTCCGGATGGTCATGCACGGCGTTCACCTGCCGACCAGGCAGAAGATCGTACGGATCTTCAGCGAGGACCCCACTGAGCCGCTCGTGCGCATCGAAATGGCCGCCTACCGCGACCAGTTCGTCCTGTGCTTGAACAAGACCGAGGCGCGGAAGCTCGGTTTGGCAGGTGTCCGGTGACCATGTCCACCACCTCCGCCGGACCCACCCTGACCGGGAACGTGGACTCCGTCGGCGACCCGATCGTGCAGACCGGCTCCGGCCTGGTCCTCACCAACGAGCACCTCACCGTGCTGGCGTCCTGTGCGGCCAGCGACCGCAAGGCCCGCCTCGCATGCGGCACGTTCCCCGAGCAGGTCCGCGAGTTGCAGAACGACGAGTTGCTGTCCACCAGCAACCCCCCGGGCCTGGTCGCCTACGGCTACAACGCCCTGATCCTGGCGGGGTGGCACTGATGACGACAGCGACCGGCCCCCGCACCCTCGCCGAGATCCGGGCGACCCGTGTGTCCGTCATCGCTGCGGAACTCCGCAAGAGCGGGCCCCTGGACCAGGTCGACCCCGCCCTGTACGACGCTCTGGCCGACGCCGCGACCGAACCCCGCACGGCGGTGACCAGGTGAGCGACGTCATCCTGTATGCCCTGCCCGCCTACGCGGAGAACGAGTTCCACACCCTCCTCGATGAGGGCGCTCCGCTGGGCTACGCCGCTGAGGGCGCGGCCCGGATCGCGGTCGCCGAGGAACTCCGCCGACTGATCGAGGAGGCACCGGACGCGCTCGCCATCACCACGGCGAAGCTGCGGGACCGCGCCGACTACCTGGACCCGGATGGTGCCCAGTGAGTGCCAGCGGCATCGAGGTCGGCCAGTGGCCCGACGGCTCTCCCATGTGGCCCGGTAGCAGGTCTGGCAAGTCCCGCCTCATTGGTCGGGTGGCCAGCGCGCTGGCCGTGTCGACGGACCGTGTCTACGCCTTCGGCGAGAAGGACACCGACGAGGACACCCGGACCGACCGCCCCGCGCCCCGGCGTGCTGTCCGCCGGTCCTGCCAGCCTCGCCGCATGACCGACACCTCACCCGTCCCCACCGGCACGCTGTCCGAGATCGCCGCCATCATCGCCGCCCGCCTCCGGGAAGCCGGGTTCGACGGCGACGGGGCCATCGACCGCAACGTGTTGTGCCTCGCCGAGGAGGCAGGCGAGGTCGTCGGCGCGTACCGGCGCTACACCGGCCAGGCCCGCCGCACCGGCACCTTGGCGGAACTGGCCGCAGAGTTGGCCGACGTGGTCATCACGGGCCACGTCGCAGCCCACGAGATGGACGTTGACCTGCACGCCTATGCCTGGTCGGCAACCGTGGCCCCGTCAACGGTGCACTTCCTGTCCACCGAACGGTGGATACGGGAGCTGTTCGCGCGGACCGGCCGGTTCGTAGATCACTTCGTGGACGGGCATGGAGCGACCAGCCCGGCCGCCGCAATCGACCTGGCCAACGTGGTGGCCGCCGCCTACGCGGTCGGCCTGGCGTTGGGCATCAACGTGGACGCCGCGATCGCCGAGAAGCTGACCGTGGTCTTCACCCGTGGCTGGCGCGACGGCGGTGACCAGTCGTGACCACCACGTCACTGCCCGAAGGCGGGGTGGCAGGGATGACCGCCGTCGTTGACACCGAAGCTCTGGTTGGCGGGCTGGCGGTCACCGCGATCACCACCGTGTGGATGGCTACCCCCGGCCCGAACGCCACCAACGACCAGGTAGCCGCGTGGTACCTGGCCAAGGGGCACCTGCACGAGAGGCTCGCCCTCGCGGGCGGCCCGGACTCGGCCGCCGAAAGCGCCTATGCCGCCACCGCGTACGACCACGCCCGGCGGCTGGAGTGGAGGTGCCCGGTGATCAGCGATGAGCGACTGCTCGCCGAGTTCGGCACCTTACTGGAGATGGATGGGTCCGTCCCTGGTGGCGTAGTGGCGGCGATACACGAAGCGGTCAACGACGACGAAGCCCTGGCGAACGCCCTGATCTGGGGGTTCACCGACGCGGAAATCGACGCGATCCGCGACGCAGCCGCCCGGATTCGAGGCGCACGGTGACCGCCGCAAGAGGCCGGTTCGTGCTGGCGACCCTGATCGCCGCTGCTACCGAAGCGGCTGGCCAGGAGGAGTGGCAGGACCGCGCGCTGTGCGCACAGACCGACCCTGAGGCGTTCTTCCCGGAGAAGGGCGGCTCGAACACGGACGCCAAGCGGATCTGTCGCCGCTGCCCCGTCGAAGACGAGTGCCTCACGTACGCGCTCAAAACCAACGAGCCCTTCGGTGTCTGGGGCGGCATGTCCGCCGACGAACGCGGACCCATCCAGCGCAGCCCCCATCGCCGCAGGCGTGAGCCAACACCACCCGCCACCACGGAGGTAGCAGCGTGATCACCATGCGAGCGCGGCACGTGGTCGGAGGCGTGTTCCTGGCGGTGGCGCTGGCCCGCGGACCGGCTGCGTGCACCACGCCGCCCACTCTCCCGCCGACGCCGGCAGCACCACCCGCACCGGCGGTGGCCGCCCAGTCCAGCGGGTGCCCAACAGGGTGGGTGTGCACCCCCGGCACCAACCGGTGCGACCCGTCCTACAGGTGCGGCACCTGCCCGGACGATGACGGCGACGACACGTGGAGCTACCTGGACGACGGCTCTGCTATGGCCCGCGAGGCCCAAACCGATCCGAAACTGGACTGGATTTTCGTCACGTCGAGGCCCTGCGGATGAGACGCCGGGCCAGAGAGTTGACGGATCAGGAGTACCTGGACCTGTGTGACTGCGCCTGCGATCGGGTGCAGGGCACGCACCCGGCCGGGCAGTGCGGATCAAGCCGAAAGCAGACATCCCGAAAGGAAGCACCATGAGCGTGCGGCAGATGTACCGCGAAGCGCACGTCGAACTGGCCGCGATGGCCAGCGCCATTGCCGACCCGAGCGACCGGTCTGCGTACGAGGCGGCCTACATGGCGGCATCGACTCGATCGCCAGCGTGGAAGGCGTACGTCGAGAAGTTGGATGCGATCGATGAGTCGGTGCTGGGTTGGATGCTGCGCCGAATGTTCGGCAACTGACCAACAAGACAAGCGAGACGTAAGGGAGCGGTTGTGGACGAGATCGGCGGTCAGGCTGTGTCACTCCCGACCCCCACCGGGGGCCAGGAGTTGGATGCCGCCATGTCCACCACCAGCCACATGGAGGCCGCCACATGATCCCCACCCTGCTCACCACGACAACCGGCCGCCTGGCCGCAGTGGGGGCGTGTATCGCAGCCGTACTGCTCGGGCTCGCGGTCCGCCGTGCTGCTCGGGCTCTGCGAAGCATCACCCTGCGGAAGCCCTCCGACGCGTCCCGCGCCACCTTGGCCTACTACGTCGCCGGCCTGGTCAGCGTCACCGTGTCTCTGGATACGTCGTGGCGGTTCTTCGGCGAGATCCTGCACATCGTCAGCACCGAACGCATCATCATGTTCTCCGGTGTCGAGGTGTCCCTCGTGGCGTGCGCCATCGGGATGCGAGCCAATGTCCGCCGGACCGGCCCCGACGGCAAGGCTGGCTCCCCCGGCGCGCCCCGCATGATCGCGTGGCTGCTGTGCGGATTCGCTGGCTACGCGGCTGTCGTCATGGCGGGACCGTTCGCCGGACTCGCCCGGATCTGTCTCGGGCCAGTGCTGGCGATGGTGATGCTGCACCTCGCGCTCGGCATCGAAATCCACAACCGCGGCAGCCACCGCACCGGCACGTGGGCCCGACTGTTTGCGGAACTGCGGGAGCGGGCCCTGTCCCGGTTCGGATTGGGCGACGACTCGCGAGACGCCAAGACCCGTACCCGTGAGCGCGCGGCCCGCCGCGCGGCCCGCCTCGCGCTGACGAAGAACGCTCCCCTGCGGGGATGGCGGCTTGCGCGGGCATTGCGCGCATCTGACGCGGCCCACGACCCAGATACGCGGTCCCGGATGCTGGCCGACCTCGCGGTGCAGCGACACGCGGATGATCTCGCAAACCTGGAACAACAGTCTCCCTGGACGGCAGACGCGCCAGGCAAGCCACGCCGCCCAGCTACCCAGCCGTCCGAGCCAGCCCTGGCCTCCCCCGCACTACCGGCCGGTAATAACCAGGAGCCGCGGCACGCGAAGCCGGCCGACGTCATCGACTTCGCAGCACCGACCGAGCGACCCGAGTGGCTGACCGAGGACATGAGCGTGAAGGACGCCATCTTCGGCTACCTCGATCGGCACAACGATGCAACCGGCGCATGGCTTACGAACTGGGCCCGCAACTGGTTTGACAATGTCAATAAGGACTACGGCCGCAACGTGCGCCGCCAGTGGCTGCTGGACCGCGCGGAAGACAACCGGGCAACCGCAGCGGGTGAACAGTGACACACCCAGTGAGCAACTCGGCAACCGCAACCGCTTCCGCAACCGCAACCGGTCAGCGGGCAACCGCCAAGGCAACCGCATCAACAACCGGCCGAATCACAACCGCACAACCGCAGGCAACCGCAGGGCCGGTTGTCGAACACAACCGGTGGGCAACCGCTCTGACTGAGTGGGACAACCGCACCTTGAACAACCGCACCCTTGCCGGTGACCAGCACAACCAGACCAGGCAACCGGTCACGAAACCCGGAACGAACACAACCGGTGGGCACCAACTACCGGGTGGTGAGCACCACCGCTACGGACTAACCCCCGTTCCGGTTGCCGCCATCGCTAGTCGACCGGTTGGCCGGTTGGCCGGATTGAAGGCCGCTGGGTCAACCGCATGGAACATCCTCGCCGACCTCAAGCGCAACTACCAACAGTCACAGGATGGAGCGTGATGACGGAGCAGCAGGAAGTGTCCGACGTGGTCGGGACCAAGGTCACCGCCGGGAACTACGCCAAGTTGTTTGCCAAGTTGCGGGACCTAGCCGCCTCGATGCCGTTCATGGAAATTCACGCAATCCAGATCATTGAGGACATGACGGCACCGGCCGACGCGAAAGAGCCCTTCTCGGCAACGCTGTTCTACAGCCGGGAAGCCCAGTGACGGGCCGGATAGAGCCGTTCGGGCCGGTGGAGCCGCGCTGGTTCGCTACGACGCGGCCTGTGACGGAGCGTGTTGTGCCAGGGGTTTGTGCCACGGGGGAGTGGTTGGCCCGGAACCCCGCCAGATTGAGGACTAGGCGCGCAGACGCGCCTGCGCGCCTACGCGCGCGTTACCACCGAAACGATCAGTCCGCAACCATCAATTTGTGCCACGACCTGTGGCACAAAGTCGCTCGCGCTGTGTAACCAGTCCGGGTGTCAACACCAGAAGGAGGAAGACCGATGTATCAGAACTGGACCCTGCTGGCCTTGGCGCCCGCACACCAAGGGTTGAGCAGTCCAGCCGCTCATGTCGGCGTGGCGTTCGTGGCGTTCGTGGTAGCCGCTGGCGCGGCGGCGTGGTCGGTGTGGAAGGACAAGCTGCCGAAACTGCGGGTGTGGTTGATCCTTGCCGCCGGCGTGCCGGTCGCTGCGATCGCTGGTGGCTATGCGGTGATGATCGCGGGGACCGCGAACACGTCCGCCCCCATCGCCGCAGGCGTGGCCCTGGGTATCGCCGTGGTTTTCGCGTTCGAACTGTGGTACGTCGCGCACCCCTCCAGTAGCGGTGGGCGCGGCGGTGGCATGCGCGGTGGCGGTGGCCCTGGCGGACCCGGTCCGCATGTCGGTGGGCACGAACGGAGCCGCCGGATCTTTCACTCCGCGATGGCGTTGATCTCCCCGTTCGCGTTCCTCGCTGCCTACGGCGTCCTCGCCGTATCTCTCGGCCAGAGCGTGGACGCGGTCACGTGGGTGTCGGCTTCGGTGCTGGGGGTCATCTGAAATGGCGGACGGGGCCCGGTACCGGCAACGCATGGCGAGCGCTACCACCGACGCCGACCGGGCCCAAGTCGAGTGGGACGCGCTGCGCAGTGAGGCCCGCCGCGCCACCAACACCGACGACATCTGGCCCCTCGTAGTCCAAGCCCTGCGCACCGCCCGAACCCAACTCGCACCCAGGAGGCGAACCCCATGACCCACGCCGACATCGACCGGAACCCCGACACCGACACCATCATCACCACTGATCCCGACGAGGAGGGATTCGAACACCACGATCCGCCACTGGACCGGTTCCACGAATGGTGGGAGGTGTGCGTCGAGGACGCCCACACCATCCCGGAAGCCTTCACCCAGCCGGCGTCGCTGATCGAGGTGTGGGACTACGCCCGACAGGCCGCGTTCACCACCCGCACCGACGGCGGGCCGGTGCGGCGCCTGAACATCGGGTGGGCCGCTGTCACCCTTCCGCTGGTCGCGCTGGCACTGCTCGCCGTGTGGGCGTTACCGCGGTTCGGACGTTCCGTCGCGTTCTGGGCCGCCGCGCTCGTGATCGGCACCGGCGTGTCGTTCATCCCCATCGTCGGCGCGCTCGTGCCTGACGTCCTGAACGTCACGGCCTGGTGAAGGGAGCAAGTCGATGCTGATCGGGATCATTGCGTTCCTGCTGGTGGCAATCCTGCCGCCGCCGCTGCCACTGCTGATCGCGTGTTTCGTGTTCGCCTTCTTCCTGACGCGGGAGCTGTTCGAGGGTTGGGCTGAGTCGCTCGGGCACGACCCGGGCCGGGCGCAGCGCCGCCATACCGAACGGATGCAGCGGCTCCAGAACAACCACGAACGGTGGCAGGCGCGTCACGCGGCGCGGCTTACGCGGGTCGGCTCGGATCGCCCCACGGTGGGCCGGGCCGTACAGGGCCGGTTGGCGCGTTGGATCGACGGCTGGGGCACGCGAATCGACACCATCGATGACCGCAACACCGCAGACGAGCAGGCTGGCAACGAACCGGGGGCATGGAAGGCCGCGTTCCGGCGGGCCCGGCAAGCCACCAGCGCGATGTTGCGGGGCTGGGCTGCGCAGGCCGAGGAGCGCCTCGGCAACCGTGGCCGGGTGATCAACTGGACCGACGACGCCGCAGCAATCATCGAAACGGATGCGGACGCGTCCCTGCCGGCCGCAGACCTACCGCCCGAACCGGCCGGATCGGATGGCCCGGCAGACGGCGAGCCTCCCAGGCACCGGTACTGGCTGGACGATTACCCCGGGGTCTGCACGAAGCTGGTCCCGAACGGCCAGCCTGGCGGGGCCGTGGCCTGCGGCAACAGGTACGACCTGGAGCCGGGGCAGATCGACCCGCACGACTGCGGTGACCGACACGAGGGAGACCCCCCGCTCGCCGTGTGCGCAGAAGACCCCAGCCCAGCGCCGGCCAGCGTCCCCGAAACGTCCGCCAGCACCACCCCTCAGGGTCCGCTGGCGACGGTTACACCCATCACCCGAACCACCAAACAGAAGGAAGAAGGACCCATGACCGACACTCTCGAACTGGCATCCGGCCAGACCATCACCCCCGAGGCGGGCATCAAGTTCACCTCTTCGATCAGCGGGGTTCTGGCCGAAGCCGAGGCCAGGGTGCGGAACTCGATCGCCGCCGTCAGCACCGCCAGGGTCGAGGCCAGCCAGATCGCCGACTTGCAGGAATTGGCGAACCTGCTCAACGCCGCCCACAGCAAGGCCGACGCGATGACCGCGAACTTCCAGGCACACCAGACGGCCCGCGGCGCGATTGAAAAGACCGGTGCCGGCACCGACGCCAACTACCTGGGTCGCCCCTGACCCAACACCGCCCCCGCCCCCAGGTTCAGCCTGGGCACCCGTTCAGTCGGAGCGGGGGCACCCAGTGACCACCCATCAACTCTCCAGCGGCGGCAAAGGACAACGCGATGGATCTGCTCGATACGGCGATCGCCGCGAGGTATGCGGAGAACGCGATCCGGGACGGCGTGGGCGCTGCGTTGGCCGATGACCGCGCCAGCCAACAGGAGCGGCGCCGGCCAGCGCGGGACTTGTGGGAGGCGCGGAAGGCGCGGCAGCAGGCGTGGTCGTTGGAGCAGCACGCGATCCGGGGGTGGCAGCACGCCACGGTGTGGCCGTGGGCCGCGACCGCTGGCACGTGGGTGTATGGGGTGTGCAGCCACTATGTGGCGGTCGCCGACCACAACACGGCAGCCACAGCGACCGTAGCGGGGCTGGCCGCGACCGGCGTGGTGTTCGTGGTGCGGTGGGGACTGCGCAGGGTGTTCGTGCCGCAGTGGTCGCTGCGGTTCTGGCTGGCCGGCGCGGTCGCGGCGGTATGGGCAACGTTGACCACCGTGGCGGGCCCGTCATGGCTGCTGGCCGCACTGCTCGCCACGGTCACCGTGGCCTTGTCCGCGGCGTGGTACCGCCATCACCGGCTACCCAACCCGACCCGCGACGTCGAACCGGAACCCGTCGAGGTGCTGGCCGAACCGGAGCCGGAGCCGTTGGACCTGGTGCAACAGTTGGGTGCACTGTGGGACACCTACTTCGGGGGTCCAGGCCGCAAGTTCGCCGGGTCGATCTTCACGGGCGGGGAGCGGACCCGGAACGGGGTCCGCGCAGAAATCCACCTGGACCCCGAACTGCACAACTACGACATGCTCGCCGCGGACGCGGTGCTGTCCGCGATCGCCGCGATGGTCGGATACCTGGGGATCAAACGCCGCGACATCCTCATCGAGCCGCACCCCTCCGGCGACCACTCGAAGGGTGTGCTGACGTTCCTCACGGCGAACCCGCTGCAACACGGGGTGGCCTACCCCGGTCCCCGCTACCACGACGGGTTCGTCCCGGTCGGCCCGTGGGTGGACGGCGAAGGGTGGGGGTCGGTGCAGTTGACCGACCACAACGCCACCGTCATCAACGGTCTCGTCACCGGTGACCCCGGCATGGGGAAATCGGTGTTCCTGGAGAACCTGGGTATGTCCGCCCTGGTGTCGGGCTGCTGGAAGGTGCTGTACTGCGACGGGTCCGAGGACGCCGACTCGTCGGCGCTGCTCAACGAGTACATGACCGCGGCCGAAGCAGGCATCGAAGGGGCACGCCGACAGTTGGCCGCGGTGCAGGAGTATCTGGCGACCCGCGGCGAGGAGAACGCCGTGCTTCCCCCGGACATCCGGGGCGTGAACCCCTCACCTGCCCGCATGGGCTTGCTGTGGATCATCGACGAGGCTCATCGCCTGTTCCGGATCGACCCGGCGTTCGCCGCCGAAGTGGCGCAGGTGGTGCGGTTGGGCCGGAAAAAGGGTGTCGCGGTCTGGACCGCCACCCAGGGCGTGGACCTCAAGGACGACTTCGGGAACGTCACCGCCCTGCGGGACATCCTGACCAGCCGCAACGTCGTGGCGTTCTACTCCGCCAGCACCTACGCCCACACCATGATCTCGGGCACCACCATCGCCCCGAACAAGCTCCCCACCGACGGCGGCTACGCCTACCTCAAGGCCCCGAAGATGACCCGGGCGCTGATGCTGCGCACGGGTTACGCCCAGGACATGACGCCGTGGGCGCGGGCCATCCCCATCTACCAGTGGGACGAGAACGGCGGCCTGGCGGTGAAACGCTACATGGAGTCCCGCACCCCAGCGGATGCGCAGCGCGCGGAGGCACTGCGCAAGTTCGAGCTGCGCCTGCACCGGCTGCGAAACAACCTGGACACCACACCCGAGACGGCTGACACCACGATCACCCTGGCCGGGGGGTTCGACGACCTGCGAGCCAAGATGCCCGCCGAACTCACCGCCGCCGACATGGAGCCGCTCCACGCCGTCCCGGACGGGACGGAAACCACCTGGGACAGCACCCACCACGCGATCTGCGACCTGATCGACGGGGGAGTCATCGAAACGGGGGAGATCGTGGTCCGCCTCACCGCAACGGGCGTGGTCAGCGAACGCACCGTGAAACGCAAGCTCGCCGAACTGGTTGCGGACGGCGTGCTCGAGCACGCCGGCAAGCAGGGCCGCTACCAGCGGGCCGCCTAAGAACCCACCGGCCGGGCAGTTAGCGGAGGTTCCACCTTCCACAGCGCCACCACCGCATCGCCCGGCCGGTGTCTCCAGTCCCGAACCACCAGAACAAAGGAGGAGTTCCCAGTGTCCCTTACCCGTCACCGCTCAGCGGGACCGGTCCTCGCGCTGCTCGTCGTCGGTGGCTGGTATGTCGGCACCCACAGTCCGTCCAGCGCGGCAACACCCACCTCCGTGCCGCCTGGCACCGTCAGCCAGTGGATCACCCAGGCCGATGCGGTGCTGGTGGCGAATAGCACCCCAGCCAGCGCGTTGAACGACTCGGACGTGTGGATCATCATCCGGAACGAGTCCGGCGGCAACCCCAACAGCATCAACCGGACCGACAGCAACGCCGCCGCAGGCAACCCCTCCGAAGGGTTGATGCAAACCACCATCTCCACGTTCCGGGCCCACGCAGTACCGGGGCACGGTGACATCTGGGCCCCGGTGGACAACATCGTCGCAGGAGTCCGGTATGCCCTGGGTCGGTACGGGTCACTCGACAGCGTGCCCGGCGTGCAGTCGGTCCACCGCGGCGGCCGATACCTGCCCTACTGACCTGTCCGGCGAGTATCTCGCGGTGCGCCGTACCGCATAACAGCACTACCGCACCCACCACGAAGGGAGCAACACATGGCTCGACCAGTAACCGTGACCGTCGCCCAGGACGAACAGGCCGGCACATGGTACGTCTCGTTCAACGGACGGACCGTAGCGAGCGGGGACTTGGATTCGCTACTCGCTGTTTTCCACCTGAGTACTTCCATGATCGAACAGGAGATGGAAGCCAACCCCCGTCTCGACAGGAGGCGGTAGTCGTGGCCCAGCAAACCACCGGGGACATCCCTGCGGTCAAAGTCACGGTCGGCATGACCATCTACCCCGGCGACCTGTACGAGATGAGCAACGTGCGAGAGCGGGGCGAGCAGGTCACGTACGTCACGGCCTACAGGGAGAACGGTCAAGACTTGGTGGGAATCTCGGGTAACGACCGTCGGTGGGCGTGGACGTTGCGGCCAGCGGACCCGGTTCGGGTGGCCGTGACCTGATGATGTTGACGAATGTTATCCACGGCCAACGGGTCCGCCACCAAACCTGGACCGATGACACCCAGCAGCCGCTGGTGGGAACGGTGGAGGTGTTCGAACCGACCGGTTTGGGCGCCGTCTGGTGGGACGGCTACAAGGCCGGGAACACCATCGCCAGCGTCGTTGATCATCTCGAACCGGCGTAAACCATTGCCCGCCCAATCCACCACGAAACCCGAAGGGAATCCCATGGACCTCACGACCGCTGTACGACTCGTCGGCGACGACACCCGCGCCGACACCGACCCCAGCATGTACAACATGACCGATGCCGAGGCGGTGGCCTACACCCGCGACCCGGTGACGGGCTGCCAGGCCAGCGATATCGCCCGCAGCGTTGACGACCCGGATCTGCGGGAGGCGTACTACGCCGTGCTGGGCGCGACGGACGCCGAGTTGGCCCAGGTGACAGCGTGACCCGCGCGGTGGTCACCAACGACGTCGTCCAGTTGGCTGACGCGGAGGGCCTCACCCACCAGCAGGCGGATCATATCCTGGACCTGACGTACATGCACGTGGTGTGCGAACAGGCCGAAGACCTCGAGGGTCTGGGAGCGGTGCTCAAGCAATACTCGCCGGGAACCGGGCTGGTGTACACCGACCAGGAGTGGCACCGGCTGGGACAGGTGGCCGCTGCCGTGCTGGGCGCGGCCGGGATGTAGCTCTCCACCACGAGATACGACTGTGGCCCCTCACCGGACTTCCCCGGTGAGGGGCCACAGTTATGGAGAGGTCAGGCGGCAGAGGCGAGGCCAGCGGCGATCTTGGTGACGACGGAGTGGCTCATCCACAGCCGTAGCGCCACCTGGTTGACCGACCAGCGACGTCGGAGAAGAACGGCGGCGGCTTCGTGGCGCTCCGCGGCGCTGGCGGCGCTGGCGCGGAGGTTTTCGTCGGTGAGGCGGTGGACAACGACCCAATCGGCGGCCTCGTCCGGGGGTTCGAACATGGTTCGTGCTCCTTGCGGGTGTCGTGGTGGACCCCACCAGTACACACCCAAACCGGGTACCAAGCAACCACACGCGGAGATCAACAGCGGGGCTCGTTGGTGCCGCCCCGATGATCCGCTATCCTGAAGCCCTGTTCGGTACGCAGATTCTCCACCGCCTCTGCGGGCCCCTTCGTGGTGGAAGGTAAACAGGGTAGGCCCCCCAGTCCTGCTCGACTGGGGGGCCGTTCTGTACCCGGACGTTACCGGTCGGTAGGTCTGGTGGCTTGCAGGTACCGCAGCCGGGCACCCCGGGAAGACAACCCAGTCAGCGACGCCACCGTCTGCCACGACATGCCCCGATCCCGCCACACCACCACGGGATCAGCGCCACCGGATCGGGCATCGTCCAGCGCCTTCCGTCTCCGCGCTTGGTGGCGGCGACTCCACGCCACCACCGCCGGTACCCGCGCCAGCATCCATCCCGGCTGTTCTGTCCGGGCGTACTCGCAGCCCGCGGTCACGGTGTCCGGTGCCGGGAATGGGTCGTCAGGGTCACGTCGACACACCTCGTACCAGTCCCGCACCGTCCGGGGCTGCACACGCAGCACGCGCGCGAGGTGCGCCAACCCCACCGTCACCACACCCATCGGCGCCACATCGGCCACTGCCGCGGGGCTACGCCATCGGCGCAGCTCGCCCCGCCGTGCCGGCAGCCAGCCCACGACCCGGGCAGTACGGGCGCCCGCCAGGCGCTGGATCTCCACATCGGGTTGGGGGATCGGGTCGGGACGGTTCGTGTTCCGGGCCCGCCACACCGCCATCTGCACCGCCCGCACGGTGCGCCCGGTCAGTTCGGCGACGTCCGTGGTGGTCAGATACACCACCAACAGTGGCACCGTCTCCGGTAGCGGCGAGCCGGTGAACCACGCCACCACGTCGTCAGCCTGGCCAGGCAGCCAACCGTGTTCGTCGCCAACAGTGGCGACCGGGGCCGGAAGCACGCTGCCCGCAGTGTTGCGGGTGCCGGCGAGATCCCGGATGGATGCGGTGGTGGAACCGGCTGCTACCGCGATTTTGGTGGTGTCCCACAGTTCGAGCACCCCACCAGTACACAGCCCAGCCGGGTACTGGTCAACCGGCGGACGTACGAAAAGGCCCCCTCGACACCCGACCCGGCTGAGCCCGGGGAGTGTCGAGGGGGCCTTGGTACGGCCGCCACTGGGGGAGGGCGACGACCGGTATCACCTAGCGCCACCGTACGGCGCAGGTAGTCGCGGCGGCAGCAGCTAGTTGGTGGCACCGAGGTTCAGGGCGCGCCAATAGAACGGGTAGTTGGCGGAACTGAACAGGGTGCCGCTGCCGGTGGCCTTCGTGGCCACCACGAAGCGCACGTTGCCGCCGTCCAGGTCCCCGGAGGTCACAACAAACCCCCTGGACGCGGACTGCGCGTTGAACGACGTGGACGAGGTGTACCAACCGGGGTCGCCCTCGAACCCCGCCGTGCTGGTGCCGGTGGCCAGGAACCGCACCAGCGTGGTGCCGACGATCACGGCGATGTCCAGGAACGCGCTCGCGGTGTCCGACCGCATGGCGTGCACACCGATCTCCACCCACTGCCCCACCGCTGCCGGCATGTCCAGCTCGAACCCGGCGACCGCGGCCCACAGCCCGGCCGTGTTGGGCAGGGTGGTGTCCCCGGTGGCGATCCACGCGGACCGGACCGTGGGCACGGTCGCGGCAGCCGGGGTAGCCCACTTGACCCCGGTGGTTTGGGCGGAGTCAGCGGTCAACACCTGCCCGTTGCTGCCCACCGCCTGCCGTGCCACAGCGGCGGAGCCGGTCGCGGCGAGCAGATCCCCTTTGGCGGTGACCGTGGACGTCGGGATCGGCACGATCGGGGCGGTCGCGAACACGGTGCCCGACGAAGCGAGTGGCACGCCTGACTGGTAGGTCGCGGCAAGCGCGTCCGTGGCGACCTGCACGGTGTACAGCCATCCGGACGGCAGCAGGATCGGGTCGTCGGTGGAGGGCAGGGTGAGGGTGTAGGTACCGGACGCGGTGAGGGTCGCCACGAACGGTGCCGTGTTCCCTAGCAGGTAGCCGCTGGTGGTCCGCACTGACGGGGGGATCGTGAACGCGATCGTGCCAACCGCAGGTGCCCCGGTGATCGGGTTGAGGATGGTGCCACGGATGGTGGTCTGGACAACGGTACTGGGGATGGGCATGGCTCACTCCCGACGCGTAAGGGGGGCAGTAACCAGCGAGGGAAGAGAGCGCAGGGGGGCTATGTGCCGGAGTAGACCCAGGACCGGGCCAGTGGGCCGGGATAGCCGTCAGCCAGGACCAGCACCTCGTCGTAGAGCACCGAGAATGTGGCTGGGGTGACGGGATTCGAGGTCGGCCCGTGCTCCAGGTAGTCGATGTTGCTGGAGCCCATCGCGGCCGACAGGGTCTCCGTGATGGTCGTGGTGTGAAGGTTCGTACCGGTGTAGATGTTCAGCGCCTGGGCGCTGCCGGCCGGGTTCGCCTTCCACTCCAGCCTGATCCACGTCGCCGCTACCACCGCCAGGGTGCTGGTAGCGGCGACCGCGTCCGACCCGTCCAGTAGCTGTACGTGGCTGCCGGTGCCGGTGCTGGAGATCTGGATCCGTGCCTGGTGGGTCCCGTTGATGCCGCCGTTTTTCAAAGTCGCGATGGGGACCGGACTCGACGCGAGGGTCGGGATCTGCACGTACTGGCGCAGGTACAGCAGGCTCCGTGACGGTGAGATACCGGTGCCCAGGAAGGCAAAAGCACCCGAACCGGCCGGGATGGAGACCTTGCCGCAATGCCCGTATCCGTCAGCCCCGGCCGCAGCGAACACCGATGTTGCCCCGGCGAAGTTGTTGGAACTACCACCGGGACTGCTGGTGTAGTTGCTGGTAGTGGTGTCGCAGTTGGCGGCGACGGTGCCCCCGAAACTCTCCGCGAAAACCGGCGGGCCGGCGAGCGCGGACAGCAGTGTGGCGCCCGGACTCGTTGGTATGGCCACGCCGTTGATCTTCGCCACGGTCGGATTGGGTAGCGTCCCTGCCAAATCGCCCGCCACGGTGGCGTTGCCAGCGGTGTAGGTACCCGCTCCCGTGCCAGCGACCGGGATCTGCCCGAACGCGGCGCCATCAGTGGCCGCGGAGCCGTTGGCCAGCGACGTGATCTTCTGGGAGCCCAGCCCCACCGCAGCCGTTGGTGTGGCGACCTGGTCCAGGCGCGGCATCTGATGCACATGCCCGGCGTCCGCGAGCTTGCCGATCGCTCCAGCGGCCTGCGTCCCGAGCGCCGCGATATCCGATGCAGTGGTGTCGATCGCAGCCGTGGCGCCCGTCGCCAAGCCCAGGCTGGTGCGTGCCGTAGCGGCGCTGGCAACGTCCGAGAGGTTATTCGCCGAGAGCAGCCTCGCAGCGAGGTCGGCCGTGAGGTTGGTGACCTTCGACTCCGGGACCGCGTTCACCGCGACCGTGGGGGCTGCCGCGGTACCAGCAACTGTGACTGTCGAGTCCCCTGCGGTCACGGACGTGACCTTGCTGGCCAGGTCTGTCGTCAAGTTCGTGACGGCGGATTCGGGAAACGATGCGGCGGGCACCACTGGTGCACTGCTGAAGGTCTTGGTCCCGGCAACCGCCTGCGCGGTAGTCAGATCGACGAAATTCTGGGCACCCGATCCCGTGCCACCCTGCGCTACGGGCAGGGGTGCCGCCAGGTGTGTCGCGGTCACGGTCGGGGACGGCAACGTCCCTCCGAGGTCGCCGCCTGCGGCAGCGCCGCTTTGGATCGCCCCGGTGATCCGGGAGTCGTTGCCCTGCGCGGCTGTCCCCGCCGTGGTGCCGTATGCCACGGTCAAGGTTCGGTCCGCGGTCAGGTCACCGCCGCCGGACAGCCCGGTTCCCGCCGTGACGACCCTGGTCGTAGGGACTTTCCCGGCGAGGTCCGCGACCAGTCCGGACACCGCTGTTTCAGGGAACGCGGCGGCCGGCACAACAGGCGCGGCGGTGAACGTTTTCGCCCCGGTGACCGTTTCGATGCCGGCCAGGTGTGCTACCAGCGAGTCGGTGGCTTTGCCGGCCAAGTCGGTGACTAGCCCGGTCACGGAGGATTCGGGGATTCCGGTGCCGACAGCGACGGTGGGATTCGTGCCGGTCCCGCCGATCGCCACGGTGGCGTTGCCAGCGGTGACGGTCTGGACACCCGCCCCCGCCGGCAGTTGGCCAGCAGGTACTTTCCCGTCGACCCCGAGGGACGCGACCCCGCTCGCCACACCCACTGCGGTGAGCGGTACGTACACCGCGACCGGGGTCGTACCAGACACGGGGGTCATCGCTGCGAACGTGGTGACGCTCGGAGTCGAGGGCAAGGCAGCTTGGAACACGCCGACATAGGCGTCGGTGGCGACAGCGACCGTGTACACCCAGCCCTGCGGGATCACGTTCGGGTCGTCCGTGGCCGGCAGGGACACGGTAAACGCGCCATTGGTAACGGTAGCGACGGTCGCCGGGAGGTTGCCGATCACGTAGCCGTCGTTGGTGCGGCACGCCTGCGGAATCGTGAACGTCACCGAACCGGTGGCGCCTACGCCCGTGATCGGGTGCAGGATCGTACCGTTGACGGTGACCATGGTGACGGAGCCCGGGAGCGGCACGGTGCACCCCCGGGGAGAGGCGACGGCGGAATCGAACCGCTCGACAGGCCAGCCTTGCGCCGGAATTGAACCGGACCCCTATCCCAAGGATCGCCCCTCGATGTCGAGAGTACAGCCGAGGATGGGGGCGGTCATTTCGCGAGCTGGCCAGCCAGCGCGGCAAAGAACTGCGTCGGCGTGGTACCTGCCGGCAGCAGGGGCTTGAGGGCAGCAGCGAGCGGACCGGCCAACGAAGCAGCAAGCGCCACGACATCGACCTGGCCACCAGCCGGCACAGTCTTGATGGCAGCCAAGACGGCGGCTTCCTCCGCGGACAGGGCGCCTGCGAGCGCGGCGAGGCTCGCCTGGATCGCGAAGACGGAGGCCACCGTCTGCCGCCACATGTCGACGGGGTTGCGGCCGTCGAACCGCCATGAGCCAGCCAGCACCGTTTCGAGGTCCGACTGGATCGCAGGGTGGTCATCGGGCTGTAGCAGCGCCACGGCTCCTCCATCGACTCCGGGCCAGTAGTCGGCCACCACGGACAGGTCCCAGTCTCCACCGCTGGTCGCCGGGTCGGCGTACTGGTGAGCAACCGCCCCGGCGGGGATGATCGGCCCGCCACCCGGATAGCCAGCGACCCAGTAGTGCGGCTCGGGCACGTGGGCGGCGGCGAAGGCGGCCCGGACGGTGGGCCACAGCGACATCGAGCAGTACACCGACGGGTCCGCGCCGGCCGCGCGCCGCTTCTGCACCCACCCGGGGGCCTGCACGGGCGTGGCGTCACCAGTCTCGATATCCAGGACATGCCCGGCATTGGTGGAGGCGAACACCGCGATCCGCACCTGCACCGCCCGCGGGAACCGCGCCCAGTCGGCCGGCCGCCACGCATACATGCCGTCGATGTAGCCGGCGACCATCGCGGCAGTAGAAGGGATCGCGGCCGGGTTGACGCTGTCGTAGAGGGTCCTCACGACGCGCGGTGCAGCATCGAAGCGTGGATCACGTCGACCCGAGCTCGGGCTTCCGCGGCGACCAGCGGATCTCGGGTGATGGTGAGTTCGTTGTCCTGCAAGGTCTCGCCCGAAGTGGACCAGTTCGTGGACCCGGACACCACGTCCAGCCCGTCTATCACGACCAGCTTCAAGTGCATGATCGCCCCGCGCTCGCTCCTGCCAGCGACCACCGAATTGCCAGGCAGGGCAGTCTTGGCCAGGAGGGCCTTTTCGTGGACCCCGCCGGCCTGGGACGAGTCCAGGGTGAGTTGCACGTAGCAGTGCTCATCGTCGAGCTTGGCGTGCAGCACTGCGGCCAGGGCATCATCGTCGAACCCGTACATAGCGACCACGAGGCTGGTGCTCGCCGCGCCGAGTACCGCGAGCAGCGCGGCGTGCACCGCATCGACCGGCGAGTAGAAGGTGCGCCGGTTCGCCGGGTAGCCAGGCGGGAACGGGGTCCGCTTGTGCTGGTCCAGCACCGACAGGTCAGGTAGCGCCATAGCTATCACCACCGTCCGGTATCGCGTCGGGGGAAGGGGACGGTTCGCGGTCCAGAACGCGGTGCAACCGAATGTCAGCTATCGAATTGGCCTGCCACATCAGCTGCACCGCCGAGAACACGACCAGCGCGAGGACGGGAAGGGTTTCCTGTGCGATCAGGGTGCTGATCCCGACACCGACATAGATGGCGGCAGCGACGACCCGGCACACCGCAGTCCGCACCATCGCGGAATGCACCCGTCGGCGCCGGGGACTCAGCGGCCACTGCCACCGGGTCAACCGGCCCAGCGACACGCCCTGGGTAGTGGTGGAGATGATCGACACGACGAGGAAGCACACCGCCAGGGCCCGTTCGCTCACGAGCCGTGCCCGACATCACCACGCAGCGCCCGCCGCAGGGCCGCGACCTCGTCCTCAAGGTCCGCGATCCGCTTCTTCATCGCCGCCGACCGCTGATCGAAATCGGCTTCCATATCTTTGGCCTGCCGGCGGTGCCGCTCCTCGATGTCGTCGAGTTGCCGGCGTAGCGCGTCCCGCTCCTTCTGGAGCGCCTCCGTGATGCCTTTCCAGGACACGACATCCGCGATGTCGGTGTCGTCGCGCCGTTTGCGGCGGGCCAGCCACATCGGGATCAGCACGGTGCCCAGCACGGTGACGACGACTCCGAGGACCGCAGTCCATTCGACCGTGTTCACGGGAGGTCCGATGACTGGGCATCGGCGGGAGGTCCGGGCATCGGTGGGTTGTCGATGGAGACGGCGGCACGGACCACCAGGTACAGGTAGACGCTCCACGAGGAGACGTTGACGATGGTGGTGCCGTCGTCCGTAATCCAACGAACAATAAACGCGGCGAGCCACACCCCGACCAGCGTGATCGACACCGTGTGAGTGACGATCACGAGCGCCCGGTGCGCGGGTCGGCAGATCGCCGCGACCTTCAATGCAGCGGCCACCAGATACGCGACTGACCAGGTCTGTTGCCGCGCGATGTCCAGCAAATTTGCGTAGCTCGGGGTGTTGGCGTACCGACTGGGTTGCAGCATCAGGGTCAGGCCGATCGCCGCGAACACGGCTGCCATGACCGCCATGTGGGAGTGCGGCTCGGTTTTGAGGCGCTGCGCGAGAGGTGACCTCCGGGCCTGGGAGAGGACGTTGGCCAGACCGGCGAGCCATGCACCCATCGCGCACCCCCGCGTAGCACAGGAGGGTTTCAGCAGGTCAGGTGCACGGCCAGGGCGTGAACGGCTGCCACACCGTGCCCGGCGCCCCGCCGGTTGCGGTGTAGGTCAGCGGCTCGTAGTGCAGCCCGGCGCCGGGCTCGTTCAGCGACCCGGTCCACAGGTCGATGCCCTCATACGGCTGGCCATTGATGACGGACACGGTGCGGGGTTGGCCGCCGCAACTGGTCGCGGACAGGTCCCGCCGCCCCGTGGCCGGTGGCGCTACCCCGGTGGCGGCGGGTGCGGTCCACGGCCCGGTCACGGTCGGCGCGGTCGCGTACCCGGTGCCGTCCCCGGTGCAGTAGCCACAGTTCGGGTCGGAGTAGGTCAAGATCCACGTGCCGCTGGAGTCTCGGTAGGCGCCGGGGGATTCGACGTTGCCCAGCCCCGCGAGGTGGGTGGCGCCGGTCCCGACCCCATCAGTGCCCCAGACGGACAGTTGCTCTTCGGATAAGGTCTGGTCCGCGTTGGTGCACAGCAACACAGGCGGCGCGCCAACCTGGGGGACGAGGGCGAGGTCGCCGTTGCCGCCACACAGGGCCAGGGACGGCTTGTGCGTCGACCCGAACGGGGGCCCGGCATTCTGGCCGCACGGCCCAGCCGGGCCATTGCAGCCCATCGCGTAGTAGGCGTTGGCGAAGGATCGGTTGTAGTCGGCGGGCGCGTTGAACCACAGAATCCACACGCCGTCGTTGGGTCCCCACCCGGTGCGTTGGATCATGCGCGGGTTGAAGCATCCGGCCCCGGTGCCGCCGCACTCCACCTGCCACGTGGTGCCGGTCCACGGATCGGTATCCGTGGGTTTGACCAGCAGCACGGGCGTGGTCCAGTGCACCAGGTCGGTCGAGGTGGCGACACCAAACCCGCACCACGGGGTGTTGTGCTGCCCCCACGTGAACCCGCAGCCGTACTCGGTGCCGTACAGGTAGGTGACCGCGCCGACCTGGGTGACCATCCCGTCGTGCAGGTCAACCCCGGTCACATCGACCAGCGCGCCGACCGCAGTTCGTACCGGCACCGCGGCATCGGTGGATGGCGCGCACCCGGTGACCAGCGCGGCCCACGCCAGCAGCACCAATGCCAGGCGAGCTAGCCGGCCGGTCACGACGCGGCCCGGATCGTGTCCGCGGCCACCGGCACCAGCCGGGCGACCTGCACGTCGGGCCCGTCACTGGACCCGGTCTCGGTGCGTGCCGGGTGCTCCACCGACGCCACCGTGTACAGATCCCGATCGATCGCGACCTGCATCCCCGGCTCCAAGAGCCGGTCGTAGTGGCCCTCTGCGAGGACATCCCCTGTCTCGTGGTGCACTGCCTGGACTGCCGCCTTGGCCGGCAGGTGGGTGTAGGTGGACAGGTGCCGGGCCAGGTCGTGATGCAGCGGCCGGTCCGTGTCCACCACCAGCGTGATCGTCTTCCGGTCCGGCGACACCGTCGCCGACACGAGACGGTGCTGGTGGGCGTCGTCCAGGCCAGGCACATGCACCGCATGCCCCATCAGGTGGTCCCACGCGGTCGCGGTGAACCCGACGTGGTCACAGACCGGGATTCCGATGCGTTGGCATTCGGTACAGGATGGGGCGCCCTCGTAGGCGAGGTCCACCGTGGTAGTCATCGGCACAGGGATTCGACCTCGCCCTCATCATGTTGGTGCGGCGACAAAAAACGCGGACAGGAAAGAACCGCCGTAGAGCAGGCTCGTGTTGATACCGGCACCGGCGTTATGCAGCGTGTCCAGATAGACAACGGCTCCTGCCGCGAGGTTCGACACGAACCACGCTGCGGCGGTTGGCCCGTTACCGACAGTCGGGAACGGCACGTCCGTGTTCGACACACTGTTCGTGGCGGGATTTGTACCGTTGATCATGATGTTGCCGCGGCAGACGATACCCAGCGTGCCGGATGCGTCGGCCGGATACCGAACCTGCCCAAACAGGTAGTAGATCCCCGCTATCTGGATCGTAATCTGTGTCGGCTGGCTCCCGACCCACATGTTACCGACATTCACCGGCGCCGAATTGAAATTCACCAGCGTTGCCGTGCTGTTCGCGACACCTTGCGTGACGGTTTGAACAGCCATACACGCCGGGCGCTGGCTGTTGAAAGCGCCCTGGTTGTAGTTGTACAGGTTCGTCAGGTTCGACGCCAACGCATTGAGGTCAGCTTGGTGCACCACCGTGCCGTCCGTGAACGACGGAATCACCGGGGTAGGAATAGCCACGCATCCCCCCAACCCCGGAAACCCGAGTCAGTAGACGGGAATCGTGGTGGTGCCCAACACCCCGTAGGTGGCGTCACCCAAAATCCAGGCCGTGCTGTTGAAAACCGGCGAGCACTGTAGGGTCACTGTCCAGGTGCCGGCGTCCGCGTTGATCGCGTGCCCGATCTGCTCGATGTAGTAGTCCTTGGTGGTGGTCAGGCCAGCGCTGGTGCGGCGGGTCACGGTGATCCGCTGCGAGATTTCCAGCGACAACACCACCGGCCACAACGCGGGGTTCGCCGACGCGTTGAGGGTCAAGGTGTCGATCCGCACGGTCGGCGCCCCGTACCGGGACAGGTAGAAGACGCTGGCCTGGGTCAGGTCGAAATCGGTGTTGACCTGGACTTGCTGACTGAGCACCCGCTGCCCGTACGGCGGGTCGGTTGGCAGCGGCGAAGGCAGCGGCGCGAAAGCGGCGTTACCGGGCCGGGTCAGGTTCGTCTGCGAAAACGTATAGGTCGGGTCGAACGCCTCTTCCAGCACCGAATACGGATGCTCGGTGGGGCTGGCCCCGGCCGGGTTTTCCCCGAACACCCACAGCGACGTTTGGCTGCTGTACCGGCTGACGGAGTCCTCGAACACCAACACCCCGGCCGCAGACGCATACACCAGGCCCCGCTCGGTTTCCTGGATCTCCTGAAGCACGTCCAACACGAACCGGGTGTTGTAGCCGTAGTCCGGTGCCATCTGGCGCTTCCCGGCCGCGACCGACGTCGCACCGCCCGGCCAGTACGACGCCAACAGGCGCGCCACACGGGCGCCGGACACCTCGTTGATGTACCCGGCACCCCGGTTGTAGTGCGCCAACATTTGAGCGTTGGTCAGGGGCGCGGGGTAGCACGCCCAGTTCGCAACCGACACGGTGCACACCGGGTCGGGAGAATAGGTTTGGCAGTCAACAAAAAAGTTGTTCAAGGTGACCGCCGTGGCGGGCGTGATGGTGGCGGTGCCGCCCACGAAACTGTCAGTAATGGCGTTCAGACCGTTGCTACCGGGCAGCCGGATCGCGAGGTAGTGCCACTGCCCGTCGGGGTATCCGGCGTAGGCACCGGACGCCACGACCCCGCCGTAAACGGACACGTTGGTGGGGTCGTTGTAGTACCAGTTGAGCCGGCCAGCAATGGTGTACCAGCCCACGAAAAACGCTGGCCCGAACGGTTCCGGGTTGGGGTTTTCCGTGTACGGCACCGATCCGGCACCGAAGTACATGGCGCCAGCAGTAGCGCGAACCCACGCCTCGATGGTGAACGACTGCGGGTTCATGCTCAACGAGCCGTTGAGGGTGCCCAGGTAGGTGATATACGCGGTATTCGAGTTGCCGGGCGGGTTGGTGTTTTGCTGCGTCACGGTGACCGCGCTCGTGCCGTCCAGGAACGTGTCGCCCGCGAAGCTCACCGAGCCCTGGGTGCCCAGATTCTGGTAGCCCAGGAACGGTGTCCCGCCCTGGGGGAGTTGCACGGCCTGTGGCAGCGCGGCGTCGTTGTACGGGATCACCACGTACGGCGAGTCGCCGCTGATCGTCGCCGCATACGACTGGTGGATCTCGGTACGGGACAAGATCGACAGAGCATCAACGCACGTCAACGGCCGAATCCCGCGGGTGCCTTGCATGTCCCACGCCAGCGGGAATCTCTCGATGTAGCCGGTGTACAGCGGGTAGAACGTGGGCCCGGTCGAGGTGTAGGTGGAGGCGCTGGCCGCCGCCTCCAGTTGGATGTCGTCGACATACAGCACCGCCGGGTACGCGGATGCCGACGGGATCGCCCACCGCACGGTCGTCACGGCATCGGTGGCCGTGAACGTCACCGAGAGCCGCTGCCACGCGTTGACCACGGACGTCGAGACCGCGGTGCCCGCCACAGCCATTGACGCGACCGTGCCCGCCCCGGCCGCGTACACCCACGACGACATGGTGTACGTGACGCCCGGCACGAGCGGCACCGGCACCAGAAACGAATCCGTGTTGGCCGCCATCGTCGACCCGCACGAGTAGCTACCAGAGTGGGCCTGGGCCGTGGTGTAGCCCATCGCCGATCCACCGGACTGTGACCAGCCCGGCATCACGCCGGCAAGCCGAAAGTTCGCCACATAGAACACGGCGGGATAGCTGCCCGAGGTGGTGGTCTTGAGGGTGATCGGCGTGTCCAGCACCGCCGCGAACGGGCCCAGCGTGCGGCTCTGGTAGGCGCCCGTGGTCGTCGACGACACCGTGGTCGCCCCATACGCGGCGGTAACCGTGACGTTGGTGGTGGCGTACACGTCGAACGTCAGCGTGTAGGTGCCGCCCGGGGAGCACCGCGGGTAGAACGTGACCGCCGCCGCCGATGACGCCAGCGATGCTTGCCACACCGTGTACGAGCCGTCCGGCTGCGCCACCGACACCGCGTACGTCGACCCGGCCGACACGGACGACGCCACGAGCCACGACTCGAGCGACGGGTCGTAGCCGTAGGCCGGGAAGTTCGAAAAGATCTTCGGCTGGCCTGGTGCGTTCACGGTCGCGTTGAGCCAGTTCCCGGCCACCGGCGGCGTGGTGGTGCTCCACCACGCCCCGATCTGGCAACACCGATACGACGTGATCGTGTTGCCGGACGTGTTGAACGGGGATGATCCGTTCGACGGGTGCAGTTGCTCCAGCGGGTCAACAACCGTCACCGAGGCTGTCCCCGCCTGAACCTGGTCCAGCTCGTACTGCCGGCCCCGCTGGATATCGATCGCCCGCACCGCGGTACGCCGGCTGGGCGCGTTCAGCGACACCGCCGACGCGCCAGGCACGTGCGGCGGCCCCTGGGTGAAATCAGCGTTGACGGTGACCAGCGGCCAGCTGGGGTTGAGTGCTGCCAACACCGCACCCCCCCACTACTGGAAAGCGGGGGCCAGCCCGAACCCAGAGTTGCGGCTGGACAGTTGCAGGATGCCCTTCTGTACCGCCCGGACCAGTTGGTTCTCCGTGGTAACGGACCCGTGCACGCAGACGTTGACCACGATCCCGCCGCCGCTCGGCCCAGAACTTGCAGCGAGCGGGGGTGCTGCGGAACCGCCAGCGACAGTCAGCCCACGCCCAG